AGCGTAAAAAATAGGCTGTAGAATAATCTACAGCCTTAAAATTTATTCACACATTATACTAAAATATACCTGTCCACTATATGAACCTGCAGATGCAGAATGTGGATCAACATCTACTTCCGTATTAAAAGTAGTAATCTGTCCGTCTGGACTAGAACCAAATTGTGCAATTATGTTGTTTCCAGAATTACATCGGTTTCCAGTCTTATCAACGAAGAAAACATTTATTGTTTTAGAAGAATCATTATCATTGTGAAGTTGAATTGCACCATTAGAATCAAGACCTTCAATTCTTACATAGATTGACTTCTTTGGCGAGATATTAGTTTCCATAGCATAGATTTCAGATTCAGTTCCGACATTGATAGTCTCTGGAATCTGTACATAGAAATAATCGTCTACCGTATATGTAAGTGTGGAACTTCCAAACTGAGGTTCTGCAGCTTGCACGACCATTGGTGTTTGAATTGGACTAACCAATAACATCAGAGATGTAAGAATACATGCAATATTCATTTTAACTTTCTTTACAAAATTTCTCATATCTTTCACCTAATAAACATATAAAGTAAATGCAATATTACATCCGTTTAATTCTACACCATCTTTGTAGCATCTTATTGTAAAAGTGCATTCTTCATAAGTCCCTTTTTCTAATTCTTTATTGAGTTGTATATCGTATAATCCGTAACCGGGTTGAATATTTTCTTCTGACCATAGAACAGAACCATCCGGCATTAAGATACTAAAATCCATACTACAAGTATTTGTATCTGGATTATATAAATTGATTTTCTGATTGGTTGAATTCGCTTCAAATGAGATTTTAGTGAATCCAGGAATAGCAATAGAAGACTGTTCATAGTTAGTCTCTATAGTTTGCTTTCCATTCCATAAAATACCATTACTTTCTCTTTTATCATTCCGACCAAACAGAAAAAGTAATGGAAAAATAATCACCAATGCAATAACTAAAACAGCTATCGCATATTTCTTCTTGAACTTTTTCATTTACTTTCTCCTATTTTTCTTTGAACTGTATGATTGTGCGTCCGAACAGTTTATAGTATGGTGCTGGTTCTTCATCAAAGACATAATAATTTATTGAATCCGCAACGATTATTGCCAAAAAAGAAAGAACTATCCATAGCAGCATAAACGGTACACAGATAATTCCTTTATAATTGAGTGGCAAATTTGAATAGTCCCACATTACAGGTAACAAATCCGTATTCAAGAAAATGTTCCCTATAATCAATTCAAGTGCCGTAACCATTGACATGCCTATCACGCACTGTAATAGAATATCAACATCCCATGATATATGATCGTTGATTTTATCCAACACAACAACTACTAAACCGGCACAAACACCCATGAGAGGGTATGAATATCCTCTAAACAATACTTCTATAGTGATATACAGGCAGAAGCCAACAATAAATAAAATTACATTTTTATATACTTTTTTACTCATTTATACTTCTCCTTATTGAGATAAAAAAATAGAGCGGATGTCAAATTTCCGCTCTATTAAACAGATATGCAATTAAATATTATATCCACGCACATCTTCAACAAATGAGTGATTTTTCATATGGGTTTCATAAGCATCCATAATGATATGATATGCAATATCAATCTCACCATTTGTCAGATTATTGTCTTTGATAATATCCTCATACTCTTTGTACAGCTTGAATACACGGGTAAATTCCTCTCTCGTAACAGAACTGTTTTCGTCAACAACTTTCGATGCAAAAGCAATAACAGTATTTCGCTTATTCTCTATGAGTAGAGACAGAGTATCGGCATTATTTTTATCTAGTTTCTTATCAAATTCCTTAATCCATTTATCATTTTCTTTCAGACTCTCATTTACACTTTTAATCCAATTATCTCTCATACGAATATTATCCGTATCGTAATGAGATTTGAATTCATTGAGTGACTGCTGAACTTCCCTTAATGTTTCAGGAACTTGACGTAGGATTTCCCTTTCTTGCTTTTTGCGAGAAAAGTATTTACGAATTTTCACAAACTCAGGAACAACCTTTCCTTGCACTTCCATCAATTCACCGACAACTTGCGTTATCAAGAACAATGCAACAATGGAGAGTGCAACCTTTGTTGGAACATTCAAATATTCTATATATTCAATCAATTTCTTCACTCCATACTAGATGGTGGCAGAAAACCCACCACCATCATAGCTTTCTTATTGTTTTTTCAAATACTGGCTTGAAACATATCCAGTGTATGTCTTGTAGGCAACATAGTACCATTTCACACCACCAGATACATTGTAATAGCCATAGCACTTCACTGTACCACCACTAGGAATAGCAAGGATTTTACCTTTTGAAGTTCCTGCACCAAGTCTCAGATTCAGACCATCACTTGAAGTTACTTTGTAAGTTCCGGCGATTGCTTTATTGAAGTTCTGTGCCCCCTCAACCTTTGAGCTTGATGTAGCTGGTGAACTAGCGGAAGCAGAAGTGCTTCTTACATATGAACTATGTACGAAACCATATTTTCCGTTATACTTAATGTAATACCAAGTAGATCCGTCTTTCGCTTTTACAGAATCACACACATCAACAGAAACATTCGCTTTAAGCGGACTAAATGAACATGTAGCATTTTCTGTACCAGCCCATTTTCTTACATTCAGTTCTGTGATAGTAGTACCTTTCCATTTAACTATACTATTCAATTTTGTTGAAGTAGAAGTTGTAGGTTTGGAAGGGGTAGAAGGTGTAGACGGAGTAGAAGATGTTGCTTTTGAAGAATATTTCGGTGCGATAAAGCCACGAATACATCTCTGATTAACAACAAGGTTTCTTTTCTTTACTGTGTTAGAATAATTTCCTTCAATTACTACAAATGAATTGCCGGAAACACTGTACACAATACCAACATGATCGGCAGAACCCATATTGTCACCAACACCATTATCCTGCCAGTCGTAGAGAATAACATCTCCGACCTTTGGAATATAGGCATCATTCTCAATCCAGATTCCGGCGTTTTTCGCTTTTGTAATCATGTTGTTACATGAGCATTCAACACATGGGAAAATACTTGTCAAACCACATGCGATAAATGCAGCAGAAACAGCAGTAGCACACCAAGCATCATTTACTGTCATGGTATATCGTGTGCAAAGTCTACTGTTATTGAAGATAGAAAGAATTTCTCTATGTTTAGCAGAGCCTTCAGCACAACCAAGATAGCTGTCAAGCCAAGTAGCAACTTTACGTCTTAATTCGCTTTCAGTCATAGTGTTACCTCCTAATGATGATACGCCATTTATTTTGGCGTATTTATTGTAATAATTTTGTCCGTAACTAGCACGTTTCTCCTGAACAGAAGTACCCATGTTTGCTGGTACTTCAAATTTCTTCAATACAATGTCAGATGCTTCACGGACAGATTTTGCATTTTTCAAAACGGACATTACAGATTTATAAGAACCATTCAACTCTGTTAATAAAAATTCCAAACAGTTTTCTTCGTCTGCAATAGAAACGCCTTTAGCTTTTGCGGAATCATATAATCCGGCTTTTCTATTGGTACTTGTCCATTGAGCAATTGAATAGCCGTATACTTTGCCTGGAAGTGGATTTAAGAATTCAGCTCTGTTAATCTTTCCACTGTCAACATCAGCAGTATAAGTGGCATCCGTATAGGTTTTTCCGTTCTCTTTTAATCGCTTCAAACAAAGCATTTCTACACGATTAAAAATGAGTCCAGATTCAGCGTAGAGATTACCCATTAAACCAGCCACGCCAAATTTGTTCCCGATTTTTTCATAAAGATAATTCCATATTCTTTCCTCTACAGAATTTCCATGTAAACTCATAATTTACTCCTTATAAAAAAGAGAGTGGTTATCAGCCACCCTCAATCAACAGTTCTTATTCAGTTTTAGAATCTTCTGTGTTTGTCGCAACGATTTCTCTCAATGTTTTAAGAGATTCTTTAATTTGATTATCAATCCATTCTGTCAAAGCAGTCTGATCCTTAACCTTTGAAAGAATAGGATATTTTCTATAAATCTCTTCGATAACCTGTGAACGTTTAATAGAACCAGCAGCATTCCAATCTTCCCATTCACATTCTGCATCAGAAATCATTTTCAAGATTGTTTCCTGAATCTGAGATTTTGCGATTTTTATTTTTTCGTCATCTGACTTAGAGAAAAAATCAACAGTTTTTCTCACAATTCCGGCAACACAACCAAGACAAACAAGAATTGTAATCCAGTTGTCATTTAACAACTGCAAAAAGTTCTGTACTCCCTGCATAACGCTTCCTCCTAACCTTGTGCAGAACTATCAGATGCACCAACACCATTATTTACGTCTGATAATCCATGCTCCAACATCGCCATGTCGTATGTAATGCCACCTTTGGTATTCTGAGCTGTGGCTTTTTTTGCATATATATAATAGGTAATTACTTGACCAGCAATATCAGTAATTAAAACACCCAGGCAAGATAAATCTGCAAAATTCCACATGCTTATCATAGAATACACAAGGATTACATTTAATATAATGAACAGATAAATTGCGATTAACTTATCTGTTGTTGGTTTTTTTATATTGATAGACACTTTTTTCTTTTCATCTTTTAATTTGTTATATCTATCAATTGATTCATTCCTACGTTGAATCACTCTCATTTTTGAGTTAAATTCTCGTTCACTTATATATTTCATAACGAACACCTTGTCACTCGTTTATTTTAGCTTGTTTGTGCATATAATGCTTTTAATACTTCAGATTGATATTCCTCTGGTATGACCATGCCATATTCAACATTACATACGCTATTTAGATCAGTCATACTTTGAATATAATCCCTTAAAGAATTAAAATAAGTTACTTGAAATTCTATGCAATTCTCCATTTTGGTATTGATTGTCACAATATCGTCCTTTGAATAAAATTTACAAGGTTCACCATCTGCATGATAAGGAAGAACAGTAACACCAGCATTTGCCCTATCATTAAGTTTAGAAATCTTTAATTGATCGGAAACTTCTAAACTAAAATGGTGCTTTTGATTATCAGATAGTGTTATGTCAAATCCTTGCACAATTATTTCATTACAAACAATACTCATTTCAGCAATTTTTGCTTCTTTTACAGCATCAATGTTTTCATCTGTTATTATTCCAAGTTTAATAAGTTCATTGACAACAGAGCTTTTTATTTTATCAGGAACATCATCTAAATTTTTTTCTCCATTTTTAACAAGGTTAGTCCAAAAATTTGTTAATTGAATCATATAATCCCTCCTATAATAAAGAACTCATTTCGATAATGCAGCGTTTCATTTTTTCCATTTCTGTCATTTCCCGAATGATAAATCTTGTATGACCGTCTTCTTGCCAAATATTTGTACATATCATATCGGCATAGTCAACGCCACCTATATTAACTGTTGTTAAATTGTCATCAGACAAAAGTTCCATATTAACCACATCGTCTGTTATATAATTGTTTCCATTCATTGTGGCGTGAATCTCTGTTTTGTCTGCGAGGATAATATTGTAAATAGTATTTTCCATCTATAAAACCTCCAAATAAATCAAAATAAAGAAGATTCAAATTATCTCGTTGTATTTTACTCATTAAATGAGCATGACCGCCCATCCATGCACGAAACATATTTTCAACTTCTTCTTGTGTACGTTCTCCACGTATAACTTTTAGACTAAGTTTCTTTAATTTTCGCCTCATATCAACAATTCTTCTTGGATTTATTTTTCTAATAACCCTACCAGTATCGGTAAGAGAATATGTGATTTGCAGAAATTTATAGTAATCTGATAATTTTACGATTCTTGTCTTTTTGCGATTGAGAGTCATACCTAATTCTTTTGCTTTTTCTGCAATTTCTATTTCAAGCTGTACTAAAAATTCTCTGTCACGGTGGATAACATAACTGTCATCCATATACCTTCCATAAAATTTCTGACTTTTTACAATTTTTACAAAATTATCTACAGGTGTTGGATAAAAGATACCTATAATTTGAGAACATTGATCCCCAATATTTACAGATTTGCGCATATACTTTTCGCCAGTATGAGCAGATTTAGGAATTTTCAATCTATATTCAGTTGAATTAAATGGAACATTCATACAATTTGAAAATTCTTCATCATTCATATACGAAACATCAATTTTAAAATTATCAAAAATCTGTTGTAACAACCAAAGAGAAAATTCATCATTCACATGCTTGGCAATTTCTCGATAAGCTATATCATGTGGAATATTATCGTAAAACTTACTATAATCCATCAATAAAATATATCCGTCATTACCATACATTCGATAATATTTATGTAAATGTTCTTCAAAGCGTTTTCGACTAAAATCAATGCCTTTGCCCTTAAGAGAAGCACCATTATCATAAATAAGATAATCTATGAGAGATGGAGATAAAACGTTATCACAAAGAGAATGACGAATTACTCTGTCAGACATTTGTAGTCCTGTAATTGGTCGAACTTTACCACGTTCATTGATAATAAATTCAGAAGATGGTTTTGAATGATATTCTCTATTCTTTAACAAATCCTTGGTTGATACAATATTAGGCAAAAAGTCAATTTCATACTTTTGTACTTGTGGTTTCCAATCAGAATCTTTCTTGGCTGCGAGAAATGCAGAATATAATGAGTTCAAATCATATACAATATTATCTACATTGTCTTGAGCATTTTCTTTATTCATTTCATAATCTTTTCTTTCATAATCATATTTATTTATATTTGACGTATATAGCAATCAGTCGTAACGAATTGCATCGTCTTTATCTTTTTGCGTATTATACAACACACGCAAGGACAACTTCTCCTTTCTTCGTTTCCTGTATCTGCATATAGCATAGTTAAACAGGCAGAAGAAATCGGGCGAACACCATTAGAATTAGAGGCGTTGTTGTTGTTCGCATTACCGTTGTTGTTCACATTAGCGAAGTTAGTCGCACTCCTCACACCACGAAGCCAATAGTTGAAGCGACAAAACAGTACATAAACATGTAGAAGTAGCCCTAATAAAACAGAATTATGAGGTTGATAAATCAGGCGTTATGATAGTCACCCATAATTCTTTTAACAAATTATAAGATTTACGCAACTTACTTTCAGTAAATTGCCCAGTCAATTCTTTCTCAAGAATTTTCTTACGAACCTTATTGTCAGACTTACGCCATCCTTTAATAAGATTTTGTTCATGAACAATCATTTTTGTGATTGTCTCATATTTTTCTATATTTACATGAAGAGTAGTAATAACATACTGCAATTCTTGAATCAAATTTTCACAATATCCAATTGCTAAATCTTGGTGAAGTCTACGTTCATCACATTCACAAAGATGTTGTGGATATATTTCATTTGCAAGAAATATTTCATGAATCATATTTCTGCATAAATTTAATATTGATTTTTGTTCATCTGGTATGAACCATTCAATGAACGCTTCATAGCGTTCCTTATTCTTTGCTACAGATTTATCATAACCATCCTTTTGTTGTTGACTCCATTTACTATATGTTTCTGGTTTAGGCTTTTCAGCGTATTCTTTTAATCCAAATTTACGAAGTGCTAAATCAGTTATTACAGTTCTAATTTTATATGCATGATGTTCAACTTCAAAAGGAGAGGGTTTTTGATTAGCTTTTAGTACCGACATTTTAATCTCCTTCGATTTGTAGCTGTAACACCACCCACCTAAAGGTGGATGGGATTACAGATATTGTTTTATATTTCCGTCAACATCTTAATTAACGAAGAAGAGCGGGCGAACACCATAAGAATAAGAGGCGTAGTCGTTGGTCGCATGACCGGTGGCGTACACACAAGCGAAGCTAGTCGCACCCCTCACACCACGAAGCCAATAGTTGAAGCGACGGTGAATGTATTCTGGTGCTAATGTAAACAATGGAAGCTGAGAGTTAATACATCCAACTTCATAACCACTGTTAGCCCATACTTTAGTTCCATATACCATTACTTCTGACATCAGTTCAACTTTACAGTCGTACCACGCCCAACCCGAAGATTGTCCGTCAGCAGTAGCATTCGGTAAAACATCTCTGTATGATATAACATGAGAAGATCCAAAATCATTTACAATTTTCTGAGTAGCTTGTGCAAGATTTGATGTTCTCATATCGGAATTTGCGTATGCACCGGTTGTTGTATTTGCAGCAGAGCCTTCCGTGTACTGACCGCTATCTGTATTGTGCATCTGTGCGTTATATAATGCAGAATCGGGAACAAGGCACATGTTATTACCAATTGACACATTATCACCACAATTTTTAATAATGTTAAAACCAGCAATTCGGTAAACAGTACCATTGATCGTCAGATAATCTCCAACATATAAATCATCAAAAGTTCCATTTTGAATAGCTTTTGACATAGCCGAAGTATAAGAAGTCCCAAGATTCTTGCCTCTGAAAATAGAATTGTGACCAGCAGCACTGTTTCCTACAGAACTTTTATAAAGTTCATTAACAGCCATTGGTAACGTTTTTGTACCTTGATCGAGTCCATAAGTTTTTGAAGACAATTTGTTTAAAATTGTTGTTGCGAGATTCGCCAAAGTGATACCCTTAGTCCCATTTGCGCCATCGACAGCGATGACATCAGAATCGGAAGGGGTAGTAACACTAGAAAGATCTTTTATTCGAGTAGTATTTGCCATAATATATTTCCTCCATTTTTATATACCAAGTATCTTTTCGATATTTTTTAAGCGTTCGTCATACGCTTGTAATTTCATCTCATCATAAAGTAATCGGACAATTAAAAAATGAGTATACTCAATACAGTAATACTCATCTTCATCATCAGGATTAAGTTTTCTTGTATCTAACATAAGTAACTTATCGGCTACTCCATGTTTTTGAAATGATCGTTGTAGATCTTGTGCCAAAATACCGACATAAAGTACCTCATGGTCATAATCTGGTGCAGACATTCTAAATTGTTTGAACGGCACTTCTCCTACTGCGTCTATGATATTTTGTACAATTGGTTCAATATCACGTTTCATTCTTCTATCTGAAAGTGAACCACTCCATGTTCCATCAAGAAATCCCTTTCCATTTTCTGCTTTGATATGTATACCATCAGAATTTGCGTAGATACGCCCACGTTTTCCTTGAGTTCCATTATTATTATAGTACCAATCAGACCATCCATATCCACCGGGTGTATTTTCATTCATTAGATTTACACCTTTAAAAATACGCATCAGCATAGCACAATCAAAACCAGAGCGATTAGCGGTTTTTCCAAACGCAATACCATCACCACCAGCTTTATAATCCATAGTTGCGAAGCCGTTTGATAATGTCATTGTGGCTGTGGCTTCACGACCTGCTTTATCTCGAATGACAATTCTGATATCGTATGCTTCAGTGTCCGAAACAGCGATAACACGAATATCATTAAGAGATAAGGAACTTGTACTGATATCTAGGTTTGTCCAAGCGGATTGCCCTGCAATTCTGTATTGTAGGACAGGAGTGAGCGTGTTGCCGGATATACTGCTTACAGAACCTTTGGCAACGATTTTAGCATGATCTCCAGTATCGTCTGATACGAAATTACTGGTAGTTGTTCCAGTACCACGAGATGCTGTGATAGAAGCGGATGGGAGACTATAATCAACTACCGTAACATCTAATGCAACAAATGCAGAACGACCTCTACTATCGGTAGCAGATACTTTGACAACTTTTGTTCCTGTCTTTGTAAACGCATCGAATGTATATTCCGTTCCGCTTGATGCTGTTTTATCTGACATATCAGTAACGGATATCTTCAGTGTTTTTATGGATGACCCGTACACACCAGAAGCAGTAGGTTTTACCTTAACTCCAGAAAGCAACTTCGCATAACATCCAAACGTATTATTCGTATTGGAAAGCGATGCAATATTGCATGTAGGAACTACGGATGCCGGGAGATAAGCAGTAACTGACACAGTTTTCGTACCAATCTTTGTGCTTCCATTCATCGTATCAACAGTGAATGTTAATGTTCCGCTTGTCGCATTCGGTATCTGACCAGCATATTTTGCTATCGTAAATCCATTCCATACGACATTATCCACACAAGAGTTCGTTACTACTTCTGACTTATTTCCGAATGTAGCTGTTACCTTATGTGTAAAGTTCGCTTTCTTGTTCATATGTATGGTTATTTGATCGCCAATGTTTACCGTAGATACACTTGAAGGCCAGTTGTTTACAGAGGGCTGCGATGCTCTTGGTATGGTGTCAAGAGACCAGCTACCACTTCCGTTTCCAGTACCATCTGCGTAATAGTAAATAGCACTAGAAATACTTGCTGAAAAAGATTGCGTACCATTACTGTTATGACTAACAGTAACAGATCCACTACACAGCTTTCCTTTATATTGTTTCCATCGACCAGTGTTGTTATAAACTATGTTCCCGGCAACAACTACCTTACATGGTCCAGTCATATACCATCCAGCACTACCTCCTATAGCTTCGACAGTATAAGAGATTGTAGATGTATTTGCGCCAACATTTTGTGAAGCTGTCCAGCTGAATTTCCAGCACCTACCTTCGTATCCACCGGTCGTAAAACTTCCACTTAAAGCCATACAATATCACCTCCTTTATGGCTAAGAATTTATTGCCCCCCCCAAGTACCTAAATGACAGGTTGCCATTTGAACGTGGGATAAAAGCAAATTTTCCAAGTTGCAATCTATCTAAGATTTCAGCATCCGTTACATACAGCTTATTGTTACTGAAATAAGCAACTTCATCTGTTCCTTGGTAGAAACTTAACTTTTGCTCGCTCAACAGCATTGATAACTGCATAGACGGATCTTGGCTAGAAATCTTTCTTGTAATACGCAGTCCGGCATCTTCCATAGAGAAACATTCAGTCGTTTGCTCTATACTTTCAACTCTTCCGTTTATGGCATCAACACGAACAATGTATGTATTGACATCAGTTTGTACCTTATCAACTTGTTGTTGTGTCGTGACATTACTTTTCCGGATTTCTTCTATACGCCCATCTTCGCCGACCAAATCATCAAAGTCTTTTCTATTTGAAACAACATCATTGATTACATCAGAGATAATCTTCTTCAATTCGTCAGACATATCACCAGTAATCTTATCTGCGTAATCTGTTAAATCCTCTGGAGCAGGGTAGTAGTCTGTAGGACGGTTTCCTTTTTCCAACTGGATATAATCAATTGCATAATAGTCATTACTGTTCATGTTATCTGTAATTCTAAGCACATTTGATGTCACCCCAACATTGCCAGTAGAAATCAACTGACCTGAAGATGTAACAAACATGTCACGATTGTCAGATACAATATCAAACTCTGTATCTTCTAAAGTCAGGACGGTGTAAACCTTGTTCCATCCAGATGTAAGCTGTATCTGTTGCATATCAGTTGTCTGCATTACACCATTCGTATTTGCAAGGCAAACATTGAGTGTCATATTTTGACGAGAATATACATTCATTGATACCGTCAGTTTCGTTCCAAGTTCCGTAGCAACCAAATTGTCCGTATATACTTCGTAGTACACAGCCTTGGCAGCATTTGAGCCAGTTCCAGGCTGTACCTTGATTACACGCTTTGCATCAATTTCAGCTTCAGAAATAGAATATACTTTGTCAGTTCCATAATAATGACAACCTTCAAGCTGGTTCGATTTCTTCAACAGGTTTCTTGCTCCGATAAGCATGTTTGAACTATCAACTAAGATAGGAACTGTCTGAATATCAAGTAGATTATCTTCAGTTGGAATTTGATTAGCTTTGTGCATTTCTATAGTGTAAAAAGCTGGCATATTAGCCTCACCATAAATAGTAAATATTTGTTCGGAAATATTATTTGATGAACTTATAATTTCTTCTGTACGATTATCACTATAAGTTTTTGATATAATAAAACGGCATGGGTAAACAACTCGATCACCATCCCCATCTCTATAATATCCTTTTGTTTTTATCGTATCTGGTGTGATAATATTATTTCCGTCAATTTTTACAGCACTTGTATCAAGTTCTAAGAAATAAGTTCTTCCGGCATCACCAACATCACCTTGTTTTGCATTAGTATATGAGACAGTAGAGTTGCCATCTGAATATTGAACGGTTGTTCTTGTCCAAAGGTACATGCCATCTACTAAATCAGGGATTTCATCTGACCATTTATTCGTTACGAATAAATTAGAAGAATTATCAATCAATGATTTTCCATCATTTGTAACAAGCTCAACTGATTCTGGAGGAACAGAAGAATTTTCTGTTGTGGTGATATATTCTACTTTAGTAGAAGTGATAGTAACATCATCACCCTTGATTTTTGACCAAGTGTAATCTGTGGGATTTTTACTATCTGTCTCAATATTGTCAGTATATTGTCCGATATATTTTTTATTTGTTCCATTAACTGTATCAAAACCAGTTTTACCGTCAGAGGAATCGGCATAAGCTATATGAATATATCCGTTTTCACCAGGAACGCCATTTTCACCTACATATTTAGACCACTTATATTCGCTTGATTTTGTTGGTGCAATTGAAGTGGTAGTTGATGCTATACCAACATATTTTGTCGTTGATGATGGAGTTGCAGTCATTCCAGTACCATTTGCATCAGTAGCATAACGTACCCAAAGGTAAGAAGATGTACCATCGAAATAATCTACACCCTTAATAGGTGTCTTTCCGTCCGTTCCTTTAATTAAAGTCCACGTATATTTTGTCGAATCATCACTATCGGCTTCAATATTATCGGTATATTGACCAATGTATTTTTTACCCATTCCAACTGTTTTACTAAATCCAGTTTTGCCATCGGCAGAGTCAGCATAAGCAATATGAACATATCCATTCTTTCCAGGAGTTCCGTTTTCGCCTACATATTTCGACCATTTATAATTGCTTATTGTAGTTGGCGCAGTGTTTGTTGTGGTAGTCGCAGTACCTATATATTTTGTATCTGCACTTGGAGTCGTAGTCATACCACTTCCATCAGAATTAGCGGAGTAACGAATCCATAAATATGAAGATGTACCGTCAAAATAGTCAACACCTTTTACTGGTGTTTTACCATCATCACCCTTGATTTTTGACCAAGTGTAATCCTTATAATTTCCACTGTCTGCTTGTGTATTGTCGGAATATACTCCAATATAAATTGCACCAGTAAATTCGGATTTAGAGAATCCTTCCTTACCATCAGCACTCATGGCGTAAGCAAAATGGACATAACCATTTTTACCTGGAATACCATCTTCACCATCTTTACCAGCGAACTTAGACCATACATAAGAATTTGCAGAGTCAGGATCTTTTATTACATCGTTGACACAAATACCTATATAATCAGAAGGAATTTCTGAAATTTGGTCATCTGTAGGATTTGGATAAGCAGAATATTTTATATGGACATAATTACTTGAACCATCTCTACCATCACGTCCATTGATACCGTCTTTACCGTCAGTTCCATCAATACCTTGTCTCGATACACTGTATGTGACGGTCGAATTTCCGTCTGAATAATTTACAGTAGTTCTCGTCCAAAGATAAGAACCTTCAATTACATATGGAATAGAAAATAACCATTTATTCGTTGCAATTTCATTTCCATTACTATCAACAATATTTTTGCCATCACTGGTAGCAAGAGAATTTGCTTGCGGTGGTGTAATTCCGTTATCGCTAGGAATATATACAACTTCCGTAGAAGTAATATATATACTATCTCCGTCTTTACCATCATCGCCCTTAAATTTTGACCATGCATATTTTTTATAATCTGTACTGTCTGCTTTGATATTGTCAGTATATACGCCTATATAGGTTGCACCTTCATACTCACAAACGTTAAAGTTTACACTTCCATCGGCAGATTGAGCATATGCGAAATGCACAAAAGAATCTTCACCATCTTTTCCATCTAAACCAGGTGTTCCATCAGCACCGTCCTTACCTGAAAAACGACTCCAAGTATAAGAACTTGCAGTAATAGGATCGTTTAAATTTGTATCAACACAAATACCAATGTACGCAGCCGGAACTTCTGTCAACATATCATCAGTAGGATTTGCTACAGAACTATATTTAATATGAATATAAGTGCTAATACCATCCTTACCATCTTTTCCTGGAATACCTTGTATTCCTTGTCCACCAGTTGCACCAGCTTTAAGTTTTGCAATACGCAGCTTTTTACTTATGGCAATTTTACCCATATAAATGAGATCAAATACTACTTCTCCACGGTCGGTAGACAGTCCCTTTAAGGTGTAGCGATATTTAGTTTTATCCCATTCACCAGTAACACCACTTGTTGCAGTGATTGTCCAAGATAAGTCTGATGACTTTGTGATATCAGTGCTTCCAGAAAATACAGTTACATTTGTATAGCAATCCGTAAAATTACCACCATTACCATTGGAATCAGTCGTAATGCCTATATATTCATTGTCAAGTTGAACCACAAGAGCAGATGCTTCTTGCTTGATTGTTTTATCAATATAAGAGCCAAGATCATCACTGGTTGTCATCTGAATATGTTTGCCGTTAATTTTGATATTTCCATCATCATCGACATATACATATTTAGTGTAAGATCCATCTTCGTTCTTTCGTTGCAAAGTAAACAAATCTTTATTTGTATCGTTTGCGTCCGAAGTAACAGTAAAACCATTTTCGTCAATTTTTACTGAACCAGAAGTGTTATAGATTCCAACTTTATTTCCGAGAATAATGTTACCGACAATTTTATGAGCGATAATTCCATAGTCCTCTTTGTATGTACCAGATTCAGGATCAAAGTAAATATACTTACCAAGTCCAGTTTGAACAGTCTTCCAACCATCGTTTGTATAGTAAAAGCCATGATTGATTATTTTTGTTTGCTCAGAACTGTAATCATCACCAAACTCATTTTTTTCACGCATGAGCAAACCAGTCTCATCCACAACCATATTTTGATTGTCTGCAGCATTTACAATTTTCTTGTTAGTAAGGTTTAATCCATTTTCAACCATATCCATGATTTGTTTGTTGGCATTATTACCCTTATTCGCTTGATGCTGTACCATTGAATATGATGTTGACATAGACTGAGCTTGTGATAAGATACTCTGGATATCAGAAGCAGAATTTAATCCATAGGTTACATCAGAAAATTCTACATTCAAAGAATCAAGATTATCATAATCAATCTTATATGAAGTCAAACGCAATTTATAAATTGTTTCATCAATCTCTATACGAACCCAATTACCAACATCAAAATTTACTAAGAGTGGAGAAAATGTTGCATCACCTTTCACGAAATATAATTGATCGTGTGACACAATATTTACACCAGCCAAAGTAACAATTGGAACAGGAGATGATTCAACATCTTGTTCTTTTACGAGTAAAAAGTTACTCAAATTACAACTAATGGTGTGTTGCAAAGTAGCAGATTTTACAATTTCACGTTCCGCATTTTTGATAAATTCTTTGGCTTGCATAATAAGTTCTTTGTCTGACAATCCATCAGAAATGAAATTATCATTCTTATATGTGTCATCACGTCTAAATGAACAAAACTCAGTCCAAAGTGAATTCCCAAGATAAGTATGCAAATCCAAATTATTCGCAATAACCTGACGCTGCTTTTCGATATAATCAAGAACACCTTCTGGATTACTTTTAGAACCACGCAATTTCAGAATTTCAGATTCACGTTCCCTCAACTCATCTTCAATCCATATGCTTTTACTGTAATATGGATAATACATTGATTCATACATATCATTTTCTGGATCAGCAATACCTTGTTGAATTAGAATGTCTAAACAACCTCTTACAATACTTGCAAGAATATTCAAATTATCGACACTATAAAAGGACAAAGCCTTTTTGAATTCAGCCTCGTCCTTTTTAAATAAAGCAACTGTTCCAGTAGCATCAACATCATTTTTTTTCATTGCTTTTTCAAGCTGACATTTAATAAAATCCGATGTAGCATCTGATACATATATTGTTATAATTGATGTGGTTGCCTTATCATTCTCATCTGCATAACTTGATAGAGTGATAGTTCCTTTCCAAACATTCCCACTGTATGAATCATTTGTTGCTGTAATTCTATACAATGATGTGTCTACAAAAACTTTCGCATAATTTTGTAGAGCCAAAGTAACCGTAGATACAGACGCTTTATTGGCATTTTGAATACCAAGAGGTGAAAGCGTATTGGTAGTCAATTTCTTGATTTCTTGTGCAGCCGTTGTTTTCGTCCCACGTTCTGAGACTGGTGCAAGAGTAGTTTTTAATAAACTGTAAAAATTTAAAGCAGAATAATATAAATCTGTTAAAGAAGAGTACCCTACAATTGGATATTTCACATTCATTAAAGAACTATCGTACAACTTATATTTATTGATTAGTGTATTGTAATCACTAATAACAGTAGATGGAATATCAATTTTTTTATCTGATGAATATGAAGCATATTCTTTTTCGTAAGTAGATAATTTGTCACGTAATGTTTTTGACATATCGGCACGAACAGAATCACTAAAATACCAAATATATTGACTTCCGCTTGGATTTATATTTCTAATTGTGGCTGTCATTAAATCATCACCAGCGACCAAACGAAAACAGTTTTTTACTTCATCCTTATTTGAAGAATACGAAATATTTCCGGCGAAATTTTCATGGCTTAAAAAGATACCACTATCTGAACCATATCCAAATTTAATATTAGCAGAGTTACATTTGGTACACATTTTGTTTGTGAATGTTCCACGTTCTCCACATTCCATACAAACATCGTTTAAATCATAAACAGAAATTGTCCTGTGGATTTTTCCATCATTATTGACAGATTCGCCATAAACAAACAAACATTCTACTTCATTTGCGATATCATCAAATGCGCCTTTTATAGTAGAACCATCCCATGAAAATGTTCTTTGCAAATTAGCGATAGAGGAATCTACATGAACAATTGTATAATGGGATGCTTTATCTTTTAAAATTCTATCTAATGCAGATCCTTCTGGATTAGTTGGATCATATATAATAGTAGGGGTGTAATCGTCCCTTGCAATATCATCCTCTGTGTTGATTTCAATATCATTTAAACTAAGCTGTCCAAGTTCAGCTTCTTGTAAATGAACACCTTGACAGTGTTTTATAGTAGCATCATCCTCATCTGTTTCAACGGAAAGTTCATACCACGGATTAAAAGATGCTGTGTCAAGATGTGGGATATAGATCAATCTAAAGTCTCTAATGTCGTTCCATAATTCACATGTAACATTATCAACCTTTTTATAAACATCAAAAGTAATTTCAGCAGCTTGTGCAAGATCATTTTTATTGGTAAGTGATTGAACATTATGAATAATTCCTTGTTTTGTCCCACCACGATAAGCCAATACGAGATCAGGTGCAATAGGCTGTCCATCTGGACTTATTTCTATAAGACCACCATATAAAGAAGTATTCATTATGCAATCACCACCTTCGCTATTGGGTTATATGAAATTGAGTATGTACAAGGTAAGTTAAATGTCAGTTTATTAACTGTTTTGCCATACTCATTGTTAATTCGTATAAACTTATAATTAAAATCATCACCCAACTCATGAGAATTATTACTTGACATAATTTGCAAAAGATGAGTGAAAGTCAAAGTTTCACCAGATGAGCAACCACGCACAACAGTTGTCCGTTTATCGTACTCATTAGTGATTTTTAAATCACCAGCAGATTTAAGCGTTATTGTAATATCAGGATACAGATAACCTTCTTCATCGCTTGTGTCATTGATACTAATTGATCCGTTCTTGTCAACAGATCCACTAAAATTCAATTTATCCTTATAGCCGAACGGGGCAGTGGCAGTAAATGTTAGATGAAAGCCTATACAGCCAAAAGCATAATGAATTTCTTCTATATTAAATGTACCATTCCAAAAGTAACCATCATATTCATCACTACATAATCGCAGCTCAGATGCATTTGGAGATCCAAGCCATCTTTTTATAACTGCACATTCAGTTGGAGAAATTAAATTTTTATTGTTTTTATCGCCTATTTTACATATTGAGAATTCCATAACTAATTGGCTGTTATATGTATAATATAAAATAGGAAAATATTTACTTCCAAACATTGAAATAGAAGTAAAATCTCTTTGAGAGTCAGTAGTCGCAGTATTTGCAGACGAAGCATCATCAAAATCGCATACCATATATCCATGACTACTTAATTTTTCATCACGAAAAATAAAATCATAACCATACATAATAATTCCTCCATTAGTTTATTGTGAAAAATAACTGTTTACTTTTGACGTTTCATATTTTTTACTAAGTCATCCATTTCTTTTTTATATTTTTTCTTCATAGAATTAACAGACATAATTGCCTGAGAATATTTTTCTTTTAGTTCCTTTATATCCGCTATACCGTCACGATAGATTTGCTCGGATTCTTGTATGTCAGATATAACTTTTTCAAGAGAGGATATCTTCTGTTTCAATATAGTATTTTCTTCGATAAGTTCTTTATTTTTGAGTATTAAAGAATCATTCGATTTCAGAAGTCGTTGAATTTTTCTTTTTTGCATTTCTTTTTCTAAAATCATGTTTTACTCCTAATAAAAATGAAGGGCGTATTACAGCCCCTCATTTACCACTTATATTTATTTTTGGCTAATGTGCTTTTACCAGCAACAACACCAATCGTCATAGCTTGAATCATATCTTCAAACTTTTCATCCTTTTTTGCACGATTCATAAATTCCTCATAGTTTGTTACATTTGGCAGATTAAATGTAACTTCACCTATGCTGTTATTATTTACACGCATATAAGGTTCAAGACCAGAAAGAATACCATTATTAAACAAGTTCCCACTAATAAATCCAGACGGATCGCTTGCCATATCCCATATGTTTCGTGTGGCATCGGCGGTAAGCACACTGTCACCTTTTGCGATATGAGTTACAATAGCGTTCTCAGATGGCTTGACAATAGATTCACTACCAAGCTCATTTACCCACGCATTTTCAGCTTTCGGAGCATTTTTCAGACCGACAGCATATTTATTGTAATGATATGGTGAAAGGTCACGGATTCCCTGGTATCTACCAACCCACGCACCAGAACGTACATAACCTTCTCTGCCCATCTGATTTACGATACTTTGAACTCTATTGGCATCAAAACCTTTAGCTTGCAAACGGCTAACTCTGGTATTTCCAGTTCCCCAACCATAGTTACCGTTCCAAATAGCAAGAGCAACACCATAGTAATCCTTATCGGTTCGTGCCGGTTTTGATGGTGTAGAAGGAGTATTGTTTGACGGTTTTGAAGGTTGACTTGCTGGTTTACTTGCTTCCGTCTGTTTCTTTGTGGCTTCCGCTTTAGCTTTCGCCTCTGCATCTGCCTTTGCAATCAAAGCATCAGTATAAGCCTTAATACCAAGAATCGCATTCAATGTAGAAGTATTCTGTGTTAAGAACTGATCGCCATATTTAGAAATAACAGTGAAAGCACCACCATCATTCGTCCAGATAGAATTCATGGTTTCTGACAATGTATAGCCAACATTTGCACATTCTTGTTGAATTGTATCGCTAATAGAAGATGAATTTGCATTGATTGAATCAATCATGTCAGATAAAAAAGCATCAACGTTATCCAATCTTGCATTAAGAGATAACTCATATTCATTATACAAATCATCTAATAATTTTTTCTGGTCTGTGATGTATCTGTCATACTCTGTTTCTTGCAATTCTTCCATAGCTTTTGATAAATCAACCTGAATTTTCTGAATTGTAGCTTTAGTTTCCTCTGAATTATCTCCGGCATAAGCTGATAACTGTTTCTGCAAAGAAGCAATTTCATCAGATTGTTCTTTTACCTTTTTCTGATAATCATAGAGGTCTTTTGCACTATCCAATGAATCTGTATAAGCATCTATCAAATCTTTGAGAGAATCAAGCTGCGCTTCAATTCCGTCTTTTACCAAATCAATCATAGCCTGTTTTTCATCTTCGGCAGCAAGAATAGATTTTCTCTGTAATTCGAGAAGTTCCTGTCTACGTTCAATGAGGTCAGTGTTATATGGATCTTTAGCAATTTCCGCATTTAACTCTTTGATAGCTTTGGCATATTGGTCAGCTTGTGCCATATCGACATTGTAATTCTGTCCATGTAATCCCATAGTTGCCATGCCGGTATCTGTCATTTGACCTTTATCATCAAATAACTTTCCATTTGCCATTAAGTCAATGAGAAAATCTGCTTCATCGGTAATATTTGATATACGGTCTTCCATATAATCAAAATATTCCCAATCAAGCTCACGCATTGTTTTCTGATATTCAAGCAGCGAGAGATTAGATTCATCAATTGCCTCTTTGACATCATTGATGCTTTTCTGCATCTCATACCATTGCTCAGAACCCTTTTCGATTTCACCAGAAGCCATTGCCTGATTGAAAGATTCCGTTAAATCAACTAATTCTTTTTGGAGAATTGCCTGATTTTCTTTTTCAGCTTTTTGGAGAGCTTGGTAATAAACCTTGCTTCCTTTTAAGCCTTTTGCTTCCAGTGTATCAAGCCCAGTGTTATATGTATCAGTTAAATGTTGTACAAGAGCCAACTGGTTATCAAAATCAGTGGAAATGTTACTGAATCTGTCAGCATATAACTTGGCGATTTCTTCATGTAAATCGGCTACAGCGTCTTTTGCTTCAATCGCTTTTTCATAAAAGTCTTGAAAATCCTTAATCTTATCAGACAAGTCTTCATCAGTAATCGTGGATATATCAATCGTGCCATTCTTTACCTTATCCATCCAGTCAGATGATAAACCGACAGAATTAGCCTGTTGCATATATCTGGTGTATGCTTGATTCTGAGTATTGATTTGCTGAGTGATTAAAGAGATTTCATCGGCAGCAGCACTATTACGTTTTGCCAACGTTTTGAATGCGCTTTCTGCTTTTACTTTTACTCTGTCAATCGCTTCACTGATTCGTTTTATAGCAATTTCAATCCAGTCAAATGTTTCTTCAAAGTCTTTCTCAGAAGAACTACTTGAACTAGAAGAACTTGATTTTGAAGAAGAACTTCCGCTAGAACTTCTGCTAGAACTTCTGCTAGAACTTGAACCACCAGAAGAACTACTTGATTTAGAGGAAGATTTCTTTGTGGATGGAGATGAACTTGGTTTATATGGCTTATACCCACCAGTCACCAAAGCTGTACCACTTACAAGTGCAGCAGCACGACCAGCAACATAGCCATTTTCCAACAAGGATTCTGATTGTACATGATTGAAAACGATAGCACCAGCAGGTATGTCCCTAAACTCAGCACCATTGTCACCAACTGTATACCATCTTCCAGTGTGCGGATCTACAACGATTTCTCGTCCAAGTTCTCCGACAAGTGTTTTACCTCCTGGAGCAGTACCCCAGTCACCACCAGCTTTTGCAGTACCAGAAACATGAGCTGTACCATTTACATCTACAGCACCAGTCTTTACATAATTTACATAACGTGTAAGAGTTGTAAAAGATTCCGGCAAACTGCCCGTATGTGGCACATAGTTTACATCACGGTTAATTGCATCAAATGATTCCGGCAAAGCATCTGTTTTCGGATCATAGATTACATCACATTTTTTAGAATCTGGATTATAACCCTCAATTGCAGAAGCATCAACATTTGCCTTTACATTGATTGTTTCAGCAGATAATCCAGCAATAGAACTTTTAATTGAATCTACAGAAGTAGAATCAATGTCTAATTTTGCCTTAATATCTGGTGAAATACCCTCAATTTCAGAAGCTAAAGAGTTAACTTTAGACTCTGCCTCTGTGGTATCAGCACCGACTTTTTGTTTAATTTCAAGGTCGTTTGTGGCAGTTTGGAACTGTTGTAAAAGTGAGATAGCATTGCTTATTTCACCTTCGACCTGTGAAGTATCAACACGCATAACATCTGGTTGAGAAAGAAGTTGTTTCTGAGTCAGACAGTATTGAATAACAGAATTTGCATTTTCAATACTTGAAGCATCAACGTCTGGTCGTGCTTTTACAGCATCCATTTCCGCAATAGTAGCATCCAAAGCAGAAATTTGTTCTTCTGTGGTGGACAAATCGGAAACATCCATTTTAATTTTTAAATCACTGTTTCCGTCAACCTGTCTCAGAGATTCGGCAGCTTCATTTGCTTCAACGGCTAAGTCACCGATAGTTTTGACAGCCTCATCGCCCCAGTCGAAATCAGCACCTTTTAACTGTAATTCATCAAAGAATGCCTGAACCATTCCAGAAGACATATTAAGACCTTCTGCGAAGTCCTCCATTTTCTTTCCACCGAGAACCTGGAAACCATCATCTTCACTGTATTTCATAAGTCCGGCATTAACAGAATTCTCCAAGAATTTGTCAATATTCAGACCATCAACAGCACCATTATCATCAAATTTCAAATACTGCTTGAAATCAGACATGTAAGATTCAATTGCACTTAAATCGTCACCATCAACTGAATCTGGTACAATGAAATCAATGGCAGCTTCAAATTTCTTTGAACCAAAATCCCCAAATATATCAGAGTTTGAATCATAAGTGTCTCTAATCCTCTGAATAGCACTTACAGCATCATTTGCCATATCTCCATAATCAGAACCACTTTGAGCATTGAGCCAATTCTGATATGAACCAACGGCTTCCTGAATAGATGTTGACAATAAATCATATTGTTTACATGTATCTGCAATAGCACTATTTTCGGCAAGCAAAGCATCAATAGATTCTTGAATACTTGCTTTTTCTGAATCAGAAGCACTCGCAAGAGAAGCCCTTAACTGCTCTATCTCTTTTGCATTTTCAAGATACTTCGCTTGTTCTAATGCTTTATTTGAATTGTTAATGGCAACCTGTTCATCAGCTTTTGCTTTTGCAATTTCTCTTACCTTTTCGGCATTCAACTGCATTGTACCATTTACATATTCAAGCGCACCTTGATAATCTTTTAACTCATCTGAATTAAAATCAGCAAGGGATATAGATTTTCCATTTTGCTGTCCAGCAATAGCTTCTTGGGCAGCACTTATACCAGAAATCAATGTTTGTGATGCAGTCATAGCAGCATCAGCAGTCTGAGTTATAGACGCACTTGCTTGACTATAAATATCTGAAACTTTCTTTGCACTGTCAGCAGCTTCACTTTCCGATTCTGATAACTGTTGGTTTGCGTCACTTGCATCAAGAACAGAATCATAAAGATTATCTATTTTTTCTTTTTCTTCCTCAAATCCAGGAAGTGCTTCTCCATTTTCATTCAACAGAGAATCATAGTTATCGGAAATAACACTAAGGTTATCTTTAATATCAGAAGTAAGAGAGTCACGTTCTTTCTCTAAATTCTTAATATTGCCGGTAACTTTTTCGTATTCTGTAGCAGATTGATACCATTCAGAAGTTTTGTCTTGTCCGCTATCAATGAGATCTTGTTGCTGTTTATAATAGTCAGTTAATTGTTGTTCAACAGATGTAAGTCTTTCACGCTTAGATAATGTTTCATCAACGATTGTACCAGACTGCATTTTCTCATATGATGTGCCAGAATACATATCTACATCATATTCACCTGTGCCCCATGTTCTGTTTTTATTAAGAACATTGTTTGCAGCTTTAGCAGCTTCCTGTTGGTCATATTCTGCAATTTTCTGTTTTATTGCTAACTGCGAAGATAACTGGGCGTTTGTTGTTTCCAATGCAGATAAAGACTGAGCATCAGTAGCAGAAAGATTAAGCTCTTTTAGTTTATTGATAATATCCTGAATGGTATCTTCATCTGTAAAAGTAACACCATGTTCTGTTGCCAATTCTTCAACTTTTGATCTTAAAGAATCTTGTTTGCTTTCTACATCTTTAACATCATTTAGTGCTGTTTCGTATGTACTTCTTGCTTCACTTGCCTTGTCGCACGCTTCATCAAAAGATTCTGTCAAAGCATCAACTACTTTTACGACACCAAAAATAGCACCGGCAGCAAGAATAGCCCAACCTACGGGATTAGTAAGTAAGAATGTTGCTAATCCGGCAGCAGCAGCTTTTAAAGAAGCAGCAAGACCAGCCGTTGCAACAGCAGCCGTACCATTTGCAGCAGCCATTGTTCCAGCGGTAACAGCAGCAGCCGTTTGTTCTGCAGAAAATTGACTCAATGATGAACCAATTTCAGAGAAGTCCATTGCTGTCATTGTCGCTTCGCAAGCAGAAGCGTATGATTTAAGGTCTAAAAAGACTTTTCCGACATTTCCTAAATTTTGTAGTTGCTTTATTTTATAAATATATTGAAAAGTCTTGACAAGTGTGATACATTATTATTGTATGATTATAAAGGAAGGTGATTGTATGTCTATGATTAAATGCCCAGAATGTAATAACATGATTTCTGATAAATCAAAACAGTGTATACATTGCGGTTTCCCATTACCAACAGTAGAAGAAGTACCAGATGGATTCTGCCTTATTGACGGAGTGCCCCGTGATCTTCGTGAAGCATTGAATAAAATTGATGATTACCCTGATATGACTCCTGATGAGCAGAAAAAATTAAAAGGGTGGATTTTTGGTCAATGCCAAACTATCTCTATTTATGCTGCAGAACAACTTCTAAATATTATATTAGAAACTCATGCAGTGCCAAAAGAATTTGACGGATCATATAAAAGAGTAGGAAATGGACGTACAAACAGTATACAACCAACAAACAAAAACACATTAAAATGTCCGAAATGTGGCTCGACCTCTGTTACAACTACAACTAGAGGATATTCCATTATGCTTGGCTTTATTGGTAGCAATAAAGTTATAAACATATGTGGAAATTGTGGTCACAAATGGAAACCAAATAATCAATAATAATGGTAAATTTATTATGTGCCTCCCGGCAAACTGGCAAGGAATAATACTAAATTCACAAATATATTATTCACTATACATTAAAAGCTATAACAACTAGGCGTGTTACAACTCCAAGAATGGGTAGTCTCTGAGGATTCATGCTCATATATTTTGAGCGTGCGTCCTACTGATTGCCTATTATAATAGTCCGTAGCACAGTATAAAACTGCTTTTTCTCAGCATAGACCATCCAGATAATTTTTTCTGCTTTCGCAACATTCACGCCTATCGTTACCAATTACGTTGTAGTTTATCTGGCTTTAAGGTGTTCCAGTATTTACTTCTTTGGGATATTTTATAGAACCTCCCAACAGCTATATCTTGTGTACATCGCCATAATGATGATTACTTGACATAACATTAAGCCAACTTTATTTAGGAAAGTTTGTGATGTTATCACTCAACTTAGGTTCTTTACAAATGCAGCGATTCCAACACCTGTTAATAATGTAGGTACTGCACCAATTTTATTTATAAGAGCATCAAGTATTTGAACAAGTCCAGTTAATCCACTAACAGCACCTTTGACAAATCCAGAATCAAGAAAAGAATTTGATAATCCTTCCCACGCAGCTTTAAGCTGGTTTACTTTAGCCTCAATGGATTCCATCCATTTTTCATGTTCTTCCATAGCAGAACCTTCGGAATTCATCGAAACTTCAAGTGCTTGTCTGGCAATATCAAAATTGTTCATAAGTGAAGACATTACATTACCTTGATGTTTTCCGGCAAGCAACTCTGTGATAGATGCTTGTTGGATATCGGTAAGATCTTGCCATTTCTCTGAAAGCTCGTCCATAATTTGATATGTAGATTTAAAAGTGTCTTTATCAAGCATAATATCGACACCAGAAAGTGCCTTGATTTCAGCTTGAAGTTTTGCTGTTGATTCAGCCATACCGTCAGTTTCAAGTCCAGCTTCCTCAAGCTCTGTAGTCGCACCACGAATTCTCATGGAGATTGTCTTAAATGCGTTACCTACTCTTGCTGGATCTTGTACAACAGTATTTGCAGCAGTAATCAAAGCAATTGATTCATCCAATGTGTTATTGGCAGCAGACATTGAAGAAGCAGATCTTGTCAAGGCTTCACCAATACCACCAGAACTGATTGCGAATCTGTTACCTACTTCATTGAATTTATCAACGATTGACATAGCATCACTGGCTTGAATTCCAAATGCCTGTAATGTAGAAATTACACTGGAGCTTGCCTCATCAATGCTAGAAATTTCGTCACCAACAACACTATAAACATTCGCTACTTCTGCAAGCTCTTTGGCTTCAGACATGGAATATCCAAGTCGTGCGAAACTTGCTGTAGAATTTACATAATCTGTAATAGTAGTACCAAGTTCAACAGAACGCTTTGAAGCATTTGAAAGGAAACTCGAATATGCAGAATCCGTTTCATTTGTAACCTTTTTGAGTTCTGTCATGGCACTATCAATATCTACGACATTTGAATACATATCCTTTAGTCCACGAATGGTAGTGTTAATCATTGCATCCATTCCGAATAGTGGACTAAGATTTGTAAAATTACTCTTCAAAGTTCCGAAGATACTCTTACCTAAATTTCCAGCAGCAGCAGCGGTTGTTTTTAACTGAGTAAATGACTGAGAGACAGCTTTTAATTGTGAAGGATTTTCAACTTTAGAAAGCTGTGCTGTTAATTCTGATAACTCATTTTTATATATTTTTGCAGCTTTAGTGTTACGGTTCATCCATGTTTCAATTTGATTACCTAACACAGTTTTTTGTGATAATAATTGCTGTGATGCAGCTAACGAAATATTTTCTGCTTTAGCATCTTTATATGCAATTTTTAATCGTTGAACCTCTTGAGTTATTCTTTCAAATTCAGCTTGTTGTCTATCTAAACCACTTATATTACTTATATTTGCTAAGTCGGCTTTTAATTTAGAAAGTTCAGACGAATAATTATTTGTATCACCTTTTAATTTTACAAATCCTGCATCAAGAGTTGAAATATCAGCATTTAATTTGGAAACATCAGCACCAGTAAACATCTGACTAAATGATTGTTGAATATCTTTACCAACATTTACAAGTCTGCCAGCCTGTGAATCAAATTCTTTTAATACAGTAACAGTGCGACCTAATTCATCTACACCAGTGACACGCAACTGTAATTGACCGCCTTGACGGATTCTTGTATCAACCCTTTGGACAGCCAAATCCATAGAATCTAAAGATTGTGTGATTGTAGCAATCTGACTCTTATCAAACTTAAATCCGGCAAGTGTACGTTGCAAGTTTTTAATAGTATTTGCTGAATTGGCAGTGGTAATCTTTCCCATTGTAGTATTCAGCGCATTGGCGAAATTATTGCCAGCAGCATTACCAGCCTGACCAAATTGTGATTTTATCTGATTCAAATAGCCGTTTATATTTCCATTTTTGGACACCAAATTTACATCAACATCAATTTTGTGCTTTGCATTTGTGAAAGCATTCATTTGTTGCTGTGCTTTGGCGGTATCAAGCTCCGCTATAACGTGAGCAATAAAATCTGACATAACTTCACCTCCCCTTATCTAAAGAAACTACTAAATGTACTGTCTAAGTCAGATTGAATTTTCTGTTCTGATCTTGCCCAGAAGCCAGAACGACCTTTGATATTCGCTGTACCAGCTTCGGCAGCATCAAATACCATAGGGGTTGAAAAATAACTTGAAAATCCTTTTTCTATAAAGTCTGGATTTGGAACTACATAACTGTAAGTTCTATCCAACCAAATATAGAAATGAACATTTTTTCCGTATTTAGAAACACCATAGTTCCTAACACTCTTTCCAAGTTTTCCAGTTCTTTTATAAATACTAGGAGAACCCTGCGAATAGAAAGACTGGACTTCGTTCTCTGTATCTTTGAGAGATTTTGAATGTACAACCGTCATGGCTTTTTGCATCTCATTCAAGATCAACTGTTCAAGTTCTGCCATGCTATTTGCTTTTTTCATGGTAGTCCTCCTTTATTATTGCCTAATTATAAATCACTTAAAGACGAACTCTTACCTTCAACAATTCCATCTTTTGTGAAATACTTACTGAATTCTTCGGAAACCTCGCTATCATTGTAGAGATTAACCATGTCCGAACTACTCCATCCGAAAAATTCCTGAACAACATTTGCCGGGATATTCAGCTTCAATAATTTTGTGTTGAGATAGTGTCTCATGCAGTGCCAGTAAAAATCTACACCTAATTCATTTGAGAAGATGTTCGCCCAACTATCAAGGGTACTGACTTTCATTTGTGCATAAGAACCATCACCACATCTATGTACAAAAAGCCATTCACTCTCAATACCTTGTTTCTTGCGTTGTTCCATCCATAAATCAAGGTATTTCTTAAACTCATAAAGTACATATTTATTGAGCTGTTTACCTGTTTTACCAGCTCCCTTAGTTTTAATCTTAGGAGTCTTATACAGACCACCATAAACAATATTGTTCTCATCGAAGTATTCAACTTTGAATCTCAACAATTCTGATTTTCTAGCACCACTCATTGCAGCCAAAGCAAAAGCACATGCCTGTTGATATCGTTCTTCACTGACTAATTTATCCAAGAATTTATCTACGTCATCATCTGGGATAATGGTTTTCTCACGAACAGCTTCGTTCTTCGGAGATTCAATCTTTCCAATGATAGAGCGGAAATTCTCAAAATCTTCGTCTTCGTCCTGTAAAATATTTTCAATATAATTTGACATGCTACTGATAGCAGATTTTACCCTACGAATTCTTTTCGGACTCCAACCCCATTCATTGATTGCATATCCCTGGAATCGTGCAAGCTCACGTTTCTTGATATCAACAAAAAATTTATTGTTGTTGTATTCTAAGTTCCAGCAGAAGAAAATTTCTAGGTCGTTTCTGTACCCGTTAATTGTGGAAGGGGCACGATCAATAGACGCAAGATATTCAAGAAAATCTTCACAAAGTTGTTTATTGTTTGGATTGATTTTCTTGATAGATTCTTCGTTTGTAATTTTGTTATAAATTGTTGTTCTACCCATGTTACTAACCCTCTTTCTTAAAAGCGTAAAAAATAGAAGAGGGGAGTAACCCTCTTCTTATTCGACTTTAGTATTGTCTTGTTCTTTTTGAGAATTCTCATACGCTAAAATTCCACGAACTACATCATCTTGTGGCATTTTTGCAAGCTCTGCTACATTCTGTAGTTTATTCATGAAATCATCAGTGTTTAAATTCTCTAATGTGGAAGAATATTTATTGGCGATAGAAATTAACACCTCAAATAATTCGTCCAGTTTTGATGTATTGACAAGTTTGCTCCGCTCAAAATCAATTTTTCTTTCAGCAGCATCAATAACATCTTTTATATTAACTGTTTCTTTGATAACCTGTCCAATGCGTGTTTTCTCGATGAAATCCGCACTTTCAGTAAAAGACTCTGGCAATGCAATATCAGTCAGATTATTTACAAGAGAAACAGCTACAAAATAATCAAACAGAATAGGCTCATACCCTACGGTATCATTGATAACACCGTGAACGATATCATCAACAATGTCCATTTTCTGTGAAAGAGTAGGAGAGGACACATATCTAAAAACTATGTGTTTTCCGTTTAATTCAAATGTTGATTCATCAGTATATTTTCTCATAAATTACACCTCTGTACTTTCTTTAGCAAACTGTGAATAGTTGTTTTCCAGGAATCTACGGCTCTTATCGGAAAGAGTTTTAGAAACACTATAAATTTCTTTGTTTTCTTTCTTGCCAATAGTATATGTACATGTAGGACACGCACAAATATTCGTACCCTCTACCCAGTTCATCGGCTGTTTACATTTCGGGCACATCAGGATTTTTTCCATGATTTCTTTAGCCTTACGTTTATTCTTCATTGCTCTACTTTTCTCTGTATTCACATTGAACATTTTTGCTACTTCTTTAATAGTCATAATTTAGATCTCCTTTTGTAAACGAACTTTTTAATAATTATGGTGGATAAACATTTGTATAATTTGCGATAAAAAATGATACCCATTAAAAAAGCCAAAACAGTTTTTAACCTCTTTAATAGGTATCATACACAAGTGCAGTGCTTAATAAAAACACCACACTTGCTAACAATCCTCGTAATATTTACAATGCATTTTATCTTGATTATGTGGGATATAACAAGATTTGTCTTTACAATATCTTTGGCAGATACATAAACCTTCTGAGTTTATCTTCACACCACCAGAACAATAAATCATATTCTGCTTAGTTTTTTCATTAAGCTGAATGTATGCATATTTACACATTATTTCTTCTCAACTTTAAAATTCGGAGAATGAATATCTCCCGAATATTTGACAGAAATTTTATTACCAGGATTTTTTGATATACCAGTTAATTCATACCCGAAACCATCAAAAGAAATGATAGCGGTATTAGTACGCTCATTGTATACTAATACGTCACACTCTTTGGTAAGAGATGCTTTTCGTTTCGGTGTACTTGATTTTGTTTCAACTTTATTTTTTCCTTTATCTTGAACAATCTCAGTTGTATTTTCTTTTACATCTGTCATAATCTCAGCTCCTTCTTCCTAATAAAAATGTAGGCAGGTATAAACCCACCTACATATAGTTACTGAAATTATTTTGTTACAGTGATCTCAATTGTGTCTTCGAGTCCATTGTAAACGGCTTTGACTGTTGCTGTACCAGATGCAGTTGCACCACTCACAACACCCGTTTTTGCACCTACAGTCAATGCAGTGTTTCCGGCATCTACGATTGAGAATGTACAATCCTTTGGATCAAGCTCTGTAGGTTTATACATAACTCCGATAATACCAAGAACTGAAAGTGTCATGTTTGCACCAGTCTTAATTGTTGTAGCCGGTGCAGAGATAGCAATTTCAGAAACAACCATATCTGTATTGTCATCATCAATTTCAGAGATGTATGCATATACGGCACTACCATCTTCACAAGCGTCACCTTCGACAGCAAGGGCACTACCAGATAACTTTGTACTTACTACACCATCAGGTGTGAATGAGATATCAAAGTTACCGTCAAGTGAGTAAGACGGAATTACGATTTCAACGACACCAACTTTACCTTTCTTACTGTTATGCTTGTCTGCCTGAAGAACAAGTTTTCCAATGTAAGGTGTTGATTCCGCATCAATAGTAATACGTTTTGAAATAGCATTGTACTGATATGTACATTTTACTTTTTCAGTTGTAAGACCATATGATGTCAAGTCAATTGAAGTACCATCGGCAGTAACTTCTACGAATGTACCGTTTGGAAGTTCTACACCAACTTTTGCACCAGTCAGAGGTGTATGGTCAATTGTACCTTTTCCAGCTACAAGTGTTACGCACTCATTAAGACTATATGAATCTTTGAGTCCTTTAGAAATTTGAGAACCAGCCTGTAAAGCAATGTACTCAAGTTTCCAGTCAGCAGCTTCAAGTTCTGCTGTAAGTTCTCTACCATATTTGTATGAGAATACTTTCTTATTACCTTTACCAGCATTTACAGCCTGTTCCTGCATAGATACAGAAATAGAAGAACTAAGGTTAGTCACTCCTGTACAAGCTAATACACCATTGATGTAAAATGCAAAGTCGGCAACTGAAACAACGAATTCTTTTCCCTTTGTATTCATTGCAAATTCCTCCTGATTTATAAATCATTAGCCACTAATCATTTTCTTTAATGACATGGCATCTGTTTTCACATCTTTGAACTTATCGCTCTCATCAAGTTCAGTCATCCAATACTGGACGGGTTCTTTGAATTTTACAAATCCCGTACTTTCAGCAGATTTCATAACATTGAAAATATCACGCTTATTTATTCGTTTAACATATCGCCAGAACTTACGAATAGTTAGCCCCTTAACTTTTTCTTCGGTTAAGTCCATTCCAACACAAACAGAATCAATATAATCTTCAAGAGAGGCTTTATCTTTGCCAGATATAGCATCCTGGGCTTTCTTTAATTCCTGTTCAGTGTCGTAGTGAATGAATTCATCAATGTCAAAATCAATACCATTTTGTAGGATAATAATTCTCCGAATATCATCGAACTGATCGGCGGTTATAACATTGCCATTTATTCTGAATCCCCCTTGTGTAGAACTAGCCAATACCTCTTGATCCTTAAATACAAGCTGTAAAAGCCGAAGTGCAAAAGAATAGTAGTAAGGGAGAAATGGCATGTTAAATTCTTTTGCTAATTCTACGTTGTTATGACAGTAAAATAAAAAATCAAGATATGGCATCTTGATGATTTTCTTTACTGGAAATATACTGTTTTTGCGAACAATAATACTTGACTTATATAAATTGAAATCAAGCACATTACCCATTTTTACAGGGTATAAAACTAAATCTTCGGTATAATAAATTGGTGAGCTATATATAAGGTACTGATATAAAGATTCGTTACTGATGTCCATATGATTCCTTCTTTGCAGTAAACGTAAGTATTCTGCATGGGTATTCATAGTACAATACTTCCTCAGTATTGCTTGCACATGTCAATTCACCAATCCAATTTGTTTCCATTCCAGATAAAGTTTTTTTCAATTCTTCACCCAAAATATCAATAACTGTACCCGATAGATATTCCTTTGTTTTATAGCTCTGCACTCTTTGTGCCATTGCCTTTTCATGGCAGACAATATATATGACCACTTTTATCTCTTCCAAAAAATATTGTTGGTTTCTCACATGATCGACCTTGAAACAGATGAATGGAGAGGTTTTCTCAATGGTCTTTGGATTCTGCAAATAAGGGAAAATTTTCTTATAAAGCAGACCACCACCGGCATCTATATATTCCTTATCGAGATTAAAAATAATCTCGTTATTTTCGACAATTGTATTTATTACCGCAGATTTAAAAGAGTTAATGTCAAAATCTTCCATAATAAACCTCATTTACCATAAAGCGGTAATCGTAATAACAACAGATGCCAATATTGTATCTACCGATGAAAGAACATTTAAGTGGAATTGCTTTCCAACCAAATCACGATTGTTTTTTACAGTAACTTTTACAAAATTGTCACCAGTAGTTAATACCAAATCTTTCTCATCGAAATCATTATCAGAAATTCCCCAATGATATTCGATATCATCTACCACATTATGTTCGTTGTCATAAAATGTAGCAGAGTATTTTTCAAACGATGATAAACTGATAGTGTCAGCTTTATATGTAAGTTCGCAAGTATAACCGTACTTTTCAGTAGGCTCAACATTATTTTGTTTGTAATCTGCAAGCATCATATCAACACTGTCTGTATTTTCATCGTATACAGTTTGAGTCAATGACAGATTTAACAACTTTACATTTTTATTGTTGTTTGTTAAACCATTGAATTTTGTGAGTTTATATACCAACGGTACATCGTTGGACATTTCCAACATAAATCGCATACCGTCATGAAGCCTTCTTGTATTTTTATCCATTGGCAGTAAAAGGCTATACTGCTTATCATAAGTGATAACAATATTTCCTTTGAAGACACCAGAACTATACCGTGTCACATCTTCACACCAATACCAATATTCAAATATTTTCTTGGTTTCTGGATCTTGCCATCGTAACTGATTGTGACAAACTTTAAGAACTGCCTTTTCATAAAATTTATTATTACTTGGTTCAGAAGCAATAATCCAAATTTCATCTTCAAAACGAATGTAAGAGTATGTTTGTAAAGTTCCAATCGGCACTAAAATTTGTCTGTCTTCAGCTTTCAATTGTGTGTCTGGCGTAACACTCTGTATAATTGCCTTGCCGGGAGTAATAACAGAAAAATCACTGTTTATAAACTCAACATTATCGCACAACATAGTGGTATCAAGCATTTCCTTAAAACCATCTTGTGCATAAGCGAAAAATTCTTCGCCCTCAAAACCACCATTATAAATAGGTGGTTGATCCATTAAATACCAATCCACAGCCATAAATATCACCGCCTATGTATAAGCTGGACATTTTTGCTTTGTGTAAAGGTCTGCAATTTTTGAATCTATTGCATCAGCTTCCGCTCTTGTGTATTTCTTTGTATCACCAGTTCCGTTAAGACTGATATCTTTACCGATGATATTATTTAACTGATTTACACGCCTTACCTCTTGTTGCATATAGTAAGACTTCATAATCTCAGCCAGACTCAAAATGACATAGTTTTTCAAATCACCATTATCATCGAAAGAATCTGAATCAGAAGAGGGTGGGGTAAATACTAAATCTTGTTTATCGAATCCTAAAGAATCAATATTTAGTTCATATTCACCTAATGCATTCAAGAACCATTGACGAACTAATCCGTCTGCAAGTACATACTTACATTTAATGATTGATTCAAATGCAGATACAACGTCTGTATATGATGTCATTGAATGCACCTCCAATTATTTTTAATCGAGATTTAATCCACTGACTGCCTCAATTTCAGCAAGCATATAAGACGGAACTTCATCAGTGTTGACAGAAGGGTATAAGTCCTTATCTGAACACATAATTGCAATCATTTTCTTTTCTGATTCTGTTACAACCAAAGAAGAAAGTTTATCATGAAATTCTTTCTTACTCTTAGATGCGAACAAATCATTCACTGCATCCACTGTTAATTGAACCGGCGAAATATCTTCTCCGAAAACATATTCTCTTACGAGTGGATCATTGATTTTAAAAGCAGCATGAGAGCCAAGTCCATCAACTCCGCAAAATGCAACATTTCCGACTTTAACTTGTGAATCAATCTCAGCAAGTGTTAATCTTTTATAATCTTTGATGTTCGGATCAATCTGAATTGATTTTCCATTTTCCTCAGAAACAAATCCGATAGTCCATCCACAAAGATTGTCAATAGAAACTCTATCGCTTAAAGAGAGATTGTCTACTGTACGTGTCTTTGCTTTTGTACGTGGTGTTTTTGCTTTCGTTGTCTTAGTTACAACATTTTCGCTTTTTTCAATAACTTTTTCGTCCATTGATGTATAACTCCTTTTATAATAAAAGCATGGAGAAAAACAGATTTCCCCATGCTTATACATTTATTTTCGTTTAATTAAGACTGTTTAGCAAGTAAACCAATCTCAAATTCACGACCTTTTACAACGTCAGCACCAAGTTCAACATCAAAACGAGTTTTGATTGTACCTGTTTCAACGTCTGTACCGCTCATTGTTGTGATACCACCACGTCTGAAGATATTCAGCGGAGATTTATTACCAGCAGCAGTAAAGTACAGCTCATCATCTGCGTAATAAGTCTCGAATCCAGACTTGTCAGCAAGCGGTTTTGTATAGTTGAACGGATTTTCAAGTTCTACAAGTGTGCTTCCTTTATAGAATCCGTTTACACCAGCTTTGGCGATTTCATCTACCTGTGATGGGCTATAGAATGGAATCTTAGTATCACCAACAGTTTTATATCCGTTCCATCCACTGATTTCCTGGATTAAGCTGTAGTCACCTAAGATAGCAACTTTACCCATTTTACGAGTAAATGCAACTCTCTTAGCAACGTCTGCCTCTGTAGGGAGATCACCTGTATATGTGCTATAGTTCTTCACATATTTAGTGTTGTTTGCAAGAGATTTCTTCAGAACACCAAGAACGTATGCTACACCTTTGTTGTTCATATCAACCTGAACCTGAGCCATTTCCTCTGCAATTGTTCCATCGAAGTTACCAGAAGCAAGTTCACGGTAATCAATAGCCATACCAGCAGAAATGGTTCTTGTAGCAACAGGATATTCCATCCAGTTTCTTCCAGCAAAACTTACATCAGAATTTGCAGCTTGCATACGAGCGTCAATTCCTTCGTAGTTGTAAGTTTTAACCTTCGGCTGTTCATGATAAGCAAGTTCATGATAGTTTCCTAAGAAATCATAAATCTTCATAGCCTCAAGCAGTTTCGGCTCAATAATGAACTTAACGATTGTATTGATTTCAGCTCTAGCTTTGAAATCGCCCATAGCTGCAGCTTCTCCAAGTGCAGAAAGTTTCTTTGCTACAGCATCTTTCTGTGTTCCATATTTACCGGCATCTGTACCAGTGAACAGGGCAGAACAGATTTCAACCATCTGTTTGAATTTAGCCTGATCCTTGATAGTTACATCATCTTTTACTGGATTTGCTAATTCAAAAGAAGTATTTAATTCAACGATATTTCTCATTGTTTCGTTCCTCCAATTAGTGTATTAAGTTACAATTAGGCAATAACAACCTCAACAGCAAGTCCTTCACCGTTGAAACTTGTTTTCTCACTTACTACAAAATATTCTTTGTAGTCAGCTACTCCTGTGGCTTTCTTTACAGCTTTCAGTTTTCCACTGGCTTCTGCAACAAGGAAATCGCCAACAGCAATATCTGCGTATGTGCCATCTACCTGATCCATATCCATGTCAATAATTCTTCCTTTCAGTGAAGTAAGAACAAATAAACGTGGATTCTCACCAACTTCGATTACATAATCGTTTGGTGTAAGAGTCTCAGGTTTGTCGATAGTGTTCATAACAATTGCAAGCCCTGCTTCTTTTCCATCAGTAGGAACAGCAGCTTTCTTTGTAGTTCTATCGAAAGTTACAACATTACCGTTATGCAGCTTAACGTCTGCTGTGCAGTAACCAACATTAACGGCATTTTTGTATGTACCAATTTCTCTAAATTTTAACATGGTCACGTTCCTCCATTATTTTTGTTTGATTAAGCAAAACAATCAAAATCGTCAACGGAATTATCATCTTTGACGATAGGATCAATTGCTGACATAATGCCATCAAATTCGTCTTTCATTGAGTTCATTTCAAGAGATTTCTTTGCATTTTCCTCACGAATTTTCTTATATGCAGTTGCATCAATCTTTGTTACGATTGAATTGATCTCTACAGAGAACGGATCAGCATTGAATGCTTCGATTTCTTCTTTGGCAAAATCTTTCTGCTCATCTGTATAGTCTGCAAGGGCACTATTTAACTCAGCGATTTTATTTGCTTTCTTCAGTTCATTGAGTTCTGCAGCCTGTGTCTCAACAAGGGCATTCAGCTCTTTATTTTTCGCATCAAGCTCGTCCTCTTTTGCTTTGGCATCACTTTCAGATTTTTCACATTTCTGGTTAAGTTCAGAAATTTCCTCATCCTTTTCTTTGATAGAAGCATTCAGCTCATCAATCTTAGAATTGAGTTCTGCAACCTGTGATTCAAGACTAGCAACCTGTGAATTTACTTCAACTTTTCTAGTGTCCTGAAATTCTGAAATAATGTCAGTTTTTAAATCAGAAAGTGCTTTCATCATTTCTTCATTCATTTCAATAACCTCCAAGTTTTTACGATTGAACTGGTTAAGTTCAACTAATACGGCAGTCGAATCGGAAGGTTTTACGGATAAGATACAATATCCACTATAATCATAAATCATAGGGATACGACCTTGCTCTTTCCAACCGCCATCATAAATTATTTCACCGTCATTTTCCTTTGTACCAACAAATTCAACACTTCCTCGAATAGTAATGCCATCAGCAATCTTATCCTCAATCCATTTTACGAATTTTGGATATCTTGCTTCATTTATGTAGCCGACACCACATAAACATCTATGCATTCCGTCTTCCAATTCAATGTCTTCAATCGACCAGTCCTCAAACACACCTACTTGCACAGAATCTTCAAATACCGGCATATTTTTAATCTGACCAGTCAATCCATGACCATATGGAATTTCTTTATCATTATCCAGGAACTCAGCGCATAATGGCATACCTTTTACGGTATCTGCATTGTCTCTTGTGTATTGTTCAAGATAGGAGATACCATTGATATTCCAACGTGTGTTATCGGGGTAAATTTCATGCAAAACAATTTTGACTCGTCTGCGTCCATTTGGGTTGGTGGCTTGTGAAATTTCTAAAAATCTTTTTTCCATTTCCATGATATGTACCACCTTTTTGTATAATTTATTGCAATAAAAAAGACACCCTAAAGTGCCATTTCTAACAATAACGTAATAAACATCTATTCAGATGTACTTAAAATAGTAGTGAAATCATTTACAAATTTTTCCGTTTCCACAAATATGAAAATAGAAGCGTCTGGATTTTCTTTCTTCGGCTTGATATCATAAACAGGGTTTCCCATTTTGATTAAATGCCTTGCAACACCAGGCTTAAAAACTGATTTGCATTTCACTACAGAATTTGTTTCTGTCATGCACATAATCTTCCTTCCTAATCTGTACTTGGTTTAGGATTGGTGTTTGAACCAGAAGATTGTGATTGTATCGTATTTTCATTTGTCGCAAAATCTACTGTTTCACGACCACTTTCTTTACTATCTGCTTCATCACGACCACTCATTGTAAATGATGTAGCATGAACAGGATATTTGTTTTCAAAATCAGACTCTAACTCATAGTCAAGCAGAGAGATATATGCATCTGGATCAAACCCAGTTGCACTTACCCAAGCGGTCAGAGATCCCTTACCATGAGAATATAAATCCTGCATGTATTTTACTTGTTTATCTCTGTTTGCAAAGGTTGTAGGTAAAATATAGCAATCAACCACACAAGAAGAATCCATGATAATATTTGCGTTAATGCATTTATTAAGTTCAAACATGAAATTCTCAACCCATGTGTAGGTATTGCTTGCAACAAGCTCTAAGTTGAGAGAAGCAGTTGCATAGTTACCTTTTGTATTACCGTCAAGACTGGCAGAACTGATACCTAAAGCACCAGGCACAGCGTCCTTAATAGATGCTTCATTTTTCTCATCGAAAATATCTATATCAACGTCCATTTTGTCTATCTTAGTTCCACTTGCAAGGGAGAAGAAAGATATACCAGACTGACTTCTTCGAGTGATAACAGCCTCTTTTACTTTTTCATGCTGTTCTCTCTGTTGGTCTTTTGTAAGAGATGACGTTCCTTTTTCTTTTCCTTCCGGGAATGTCATATAAATAATCTGATTATTGATTGAATCCAAAACTGTACGTTTAGTATTGACAAAATACTCAGCATACATAATATCATCAAAGGCAGTTACAGCCATTGGTACACCCCAGGGCTGGTTAATTGCAGCATTTACTTTTGTAACGATAGTTTTTGTATCGTCAAGTATAATCCAATTATTGATGCTGCCTTTATTCTGATTATATCCATCACGAATTTCTTTCGGCATAGCTTGTAATCGGGCTTTTAATTCTCTGTCATTGAATTGATCGAAATATCTCAAATTAAAAGCCATACGATAATGATTACCTACTCTGCCACAAATTCTACACCAATCAACAGGCAAAGGAATAATAGAAACATCCATACCAATTTCATTTATCTCAACAATATTAGCCATTTGATAATCAGATATGAATTTCTCATTGCTAATAGGTCTGTTTGCAGTTTCAAAATAGTAGAAAGCAGTTCCATCATTTGCATTTTTCATCAGATTATCTCTGATTTGTTGCTTATAATTGATTTTGTCAAGAACGGATAACATTTTGAGTCTGTTTCTTTCAAAATTTCTCGGACGCTTTTTTCTATTCTTACAAACAATTACCTTATCAAGAGTGTGCATAGAGCCAATATAATTAACGGCACTCCTTACACTACCGTTAGTGTTATACGCCCACCAAGCCAAATCTCTTAACTGTTTGTTGTAATACTGGGGATTTTTAGAAAATGTTCTAATATCCTTTATCGTATATGGGGAGGCATCAAGAAAATCCCCTAAGACAGAATAGATATAAGGTAATGTAGTATTATAGGCATAAGCATTTGTTTCTACATTATGGTTAGCACGATTATTCGTGTTTGCCTTACGTTTAGGTGCAGATGATCTACCACGCTTTTTGGTAGTAGAAGCTGCCACTTCATTCTGTTCTGGCATCTATCTACCTCCTAATTTTTTAATTGATAAAAGTTGAAAATCCGTATTCGTCTTCAATATTACGCATGTCTCTTTCAAGCTCATTTGCAATATAGTTGGCATAGGAGATAGAAGAGTATCTATCCTTTCTCATACCAGCCACTTCAACGACTTTAATTTTTCCGTCAGTAGCAGTGTAGTCCAAGTTAATCATTTCTTTAATCATGGCAGTTGTCTGATAAAATGGTTCTTGGAACATTACTTGATCTTCAACTAATAAATTCTGGAAAGCCTTACTACGATTCAAAATATCATTAGAATCTATTTCATTGATAAGAAGTCGTAACTTTCCACGTTTGATACAGTCTCTAAGATATACTGCAGCATCAGAGTTGAATTTAGCAGTAGCCTTAATACTGTAGATGACTTTCTCTGCTTCAGGATCTTTACATCTTTCAGCCATTTTGTCATCATTGATACATGACCATGCCGGATATACAGTATTTCTTTCATCGTCAACCTGTTCAATAACAAGGTTATCGAATACACCAATACCGACACCATTTGTATCTACGATTATGTAATCACAATCGAAATCCTCAAATAACCGCCTTGCTTTTAAAGCCTGGTCAAATGTATGACCACCATCTAATGTAGTAATATACAGAACATTTCTAATATATTGATTGCTTGAAGTTGGAAGCAATTGCATCAGTGTAAAACAAGTAGCGTCATTTTTAGAACCGCCTTGTGTCGCAATATCCATTGATAAAAGACGTATCTCACCATTTCTTTTTGGTTCATACTTATACTTACTGTCATTCAACAGTGCATAATAAGGCTTCGGATATAATGCTCTCTGAATCTTACGAATCTTATCTACAGTTTCAAAGTTATAGAAAGCCTTTTCAGAACTACCAAAGAAAAGAGAATCCATCTCCATTGACCATGCAATGCTATCAAAGTCATCTTCCTGCATTTCTTCACGAATCTGTTCTTCTGGGTAATATCCTTCATAAACAGGTAATTGATACGGGAATCCAACGACCATGTAGCTTTCGCCTTTAATCATGGATTTAAAAAATGCCTTGAACTTTGCCCAAGACCAATGATACTTGTAGTATGCACTACTCAAATAAATCTCTTTATTAGGTTCTTTTGGATATTTAGCCTTATTTTCTTCAACTTTATCGCTGTATTCTTCTTTATTATAGAAGTTAGGTCTACGTTGTCCGGCTTTGAATTTTCTCAGTACCTTATCAACGACACCTTTATCAATAAGTCTAAACTCGTCCATTATAATGATGTTTGCTCTGGCAGAACGGGCAGAGTCCCTTGCCGTTACAACTTTTATAACAGAACCATTCTTCCAATATATAAATCCCTCTGAGGGAGAAGTATTTGTTTTGAGTATCTCATTCCTTAGATTAGGAGATTGTGGCATAAATTCCTCTACAATCTTCAAGAGGACGTTAATTGACTGACCACGTTGACCGGCAGCAATACATACCTTAACACCAGGATATAGTGTACAATAGGCACATAGGAAAGCAGCAACGATCATGGACTTACCCATACCACGACTCGCAATAGTCATAAAATTATTGAATCTGAACATAAATGTGATTAGCACTTGTTGGAATGGGCGAATCCACTCCATACCGTAATAATCAATAAGGAATCGTACAGGGTTTGCACGATAGTAGCCTATCCATATATTCAGACCACACATTATTTTGTCGTATTTAGAGTCCGATAAATTACCTTTATTCTTTCGTTCCATCAGCGTCACCGCCGTTTACAATGAAATCAAAGATATCTTCATCATCAGCTTCTTCTAATTCAGGAATCTCAACTCTATATTTAGCCATTTCTTCTTCGTAAAGAGCTGAGTATTTATTTTTTAATTTCAACATCTTGCATAAATGCCCTAAGAAATAGATAGTGATATATTTTACAATACCGTCTACATCTTCCCATTCTGGTCGGCACTTATCTATCGGACGTTCATCCTCAAACATTTTAATCATTACACCAATTGGCTTCTCAGATGCTTTATCATTTTCATCTTCTTGCTTCGGTTGTAAGTTTGCGGATCTCATAGTCTCTTGATATGTTTTCATTAGCTTTGTGTAAAGCTCAACATTATTGTCCTTTAATGCAAGGTTCATCTGTAACTTGATAATGCACAGTTCCCTTACAAGGGTTTCTCTTGTCTTGCCATCAATAACAACCCTAGACTTCCAATCATCAAACATATCATTCAAAATACCATACTGTTCCGGCTCAAAGCCAAATCCCCAAACACCAACAGCTTTTTTCAACTGAGTAGCATCCAATCCACTGTATTCAGCAACGTCATCGGCTGAATTGATAGAGTTTGATTTTTGCTCAATCAAAGTATCGCTATATGTTTTTCCAGTATGAGGTTTAATCTGTATCTTGCTGATATATACAGAAATACGACTACGATCCTCACTGATTTTTCTTGATGCAGCGAGGGCACTTTCATTAAAGTACAAATCAAACAACTGGCATATTCTTTCAATAGCACGTTCTTCATTACCATTGAAAAAATTAGTGTAATGTATAAACAATTCATCAACACAATTTTTACATGTGTTCATATATCCATCTGTACCGGCATAAATCGGTGACTTAGATGGAGAGAAATTGCCTTTTCTTTTTTTATAGTGCTTACCACAAGTCTGACAAACGTAATCATCTTGTTCTTCTTTGGCAGAGATTTTTTCAAGCGTAACATCGCTATTTACTGAAACGTCAGAAGCGAGTGATTTTTCCACTTGCTGTTTTTTTGTAACACCCATTTGTCAAACCTTCTTTCTTTATGCAATTTTTCCACTATAGAATAGTGGGAGTAGGAGATGTGGGACTCGAACCCACACGCCAATAACGGCACTGCGCCCTTAACGCAGCGTGTCTACCAATTCCACCAATCTCCCATATAAAAAAGCATGGGGGAGTTTCCAACCCATGCTATAAAAGACTACAACGAAATTTTCATTCCTTTATTTGAACATAAGACTCTGAAAGTCTTATCATTTTTAGAAATTTCTTTTCTCAAACTTTCAGATAGTGACTTTTTGCTTTCTTCACTACCATGAACCAAGATAAGTTTGTTTGTATTCAAAGAACTACCGAACTTAATCAAGTCATCTCTATTGGCATGGCTACTGAAAGTAGAAAGCGATATGCAGTCAGCCCTATTTACCACCGGCACTTTATTGATTGTCAGTTTCTTGTAGTCTTTATAGTTCTTGATTCGATAGGAAAGATATGAAGGATTATCGCCAACATATCCAGAGAATACAACCATACTGTTTGGATCGGACAAGAACTTTTGTAAATAGTTTACAATTCTACCATTTGTACAGAATCCAGAGGATGACAATACAATCTTCGGAGTAGTATCATTCTGGCACATTTTGGATTCTTCTTTCTCAGATAAGAAAACAACATTTTTCCAATTTCGTACTTTCATCCACAATTCCAGATCTTCACCTTTAAGTATGGTTTCATATAAGTCAGAAATTTCACAACTGAGTTTTGAATCAACAACTACATCAGCTTTGAATGAATCGTCACAGCCAAAAATCAAATAGAGAACAGTAAGTAATTCTTGTGTCCGGCTAAAACTGAAACATGGCAGCAGAAGAGTACCTTTTCGCTCCAATACAGTATTGACAGCTACTCTCAAATGCTCAACGTCAAAATCCCTGGTTTTCTTATTTACTTTTTCTTTACTTCCATATGTACTTTCCATAATGGCAACATCATTGAACATTGCCGGAATTTCAGTATTTCTTACATAATGATTTTTCGTATTCAAAGCACCAAGATCAGATGTATACAGAATTTTCTTTGTCTTCAATCCATCTGACAAAATCAATTGTAATTGAGCAGCACCTACACAATGAGAGTTTGGAATCCACTGAAAACTAACTACATCGTCAAGTTGGAAAACAACACCATATTCACTATAAGGTTTAATTAACTGCAATGTTTTAGAAACATCATCTTCACTATAAATAGGAGAGTAATTTCTGCTGTAGCGTTTTGAAAGAATTCTTGCTTCATCAGCTACAATAAAAGCACAATTAAAAAGCAGCGATTTCATAACCGCTGCAGTGTTAGGTGTAGTTATAATTTTTCCATTGAATCCCTGGGCAACCAATCGAGGAATTAAGCCACAATGATCCACATGTGGATGTGCCACAAACAAGTAATCAATCTCACTTGGTTTGAATCCAAATTTCTTTGAATTGATTTTATAGGAATCAAGATAACTGTTGCTTTTGGATTGATATAATCCGCATTCCAGTAATATCTTTTTGCCTCCAAATTGTACAAGGTACTGAGAGCCGGTGACATCTGTTGATGATTCACCTAAGAAATAAATTCCATCATTATTTTGTTTGTGTTTAGACATATAATTCCACCTTTATTATTATTTGTTTATAATAGTAGATACGAGACTCGAACTCGTAAGGTTTCCCGGCAGTGTTTGAGACTGCTGCGTTTGCCTGTTTCGCCAATCTACCATAATACGGATGATGGGACTTGAACCCACACGGTATAAATACCACAAGATTTTAAGTCTTGTACGCCTGCCAATTACGTCACATCCGCATATGAAATATGCGTGGAAGAATTATAGTCTAAAATTGAAAATGTCAGACTCGAACTGCTCCACATGATCCCAAATCATGTATGCTCCCATTACACCACATTCTCAATAAAAGCTGGCAAAGGGACTCGAACCCTTAACCTACTGATTACAGGTCAGTTGCGCTACCAATTGCGCCATGCCAGCAAAACAGCAAACACGGATTTGAAGATTCTGCATTTATCTCACCGTTAAGACCACATTTGCTTTATAGCAGAACTGGGGTAGCTGGATTTGAACCAGCGTAATGCAGGAGTCAAAGTCCTGTGCCTTACCGCTTGGCGATACCCCATTATAAACTGCCCCGGTGGGGATCGAACCCACAACATACAGATTAACAGTCTGCCGTTCTACCATTGGACTACAGGGCATTAAAAACTGATAATGACTATGCCAAAATCAGATTTCCTATCTACACATGGCAGATGGATAAAAGACAAGTCGCTAAGATCGAAGAAAATCTGATGATAGACAATACACTGAAGATTGTCTGGTCAGATTTTTATGTAAATATTTGCATTACTTACCCAATTTTTCGTTATAATTTGCTGTATGCGACTTTCACTAGGCTCTAAATGTAAACTATTTCATTCATCAAAATACTTAGTGTTTGAGGGGGAAAATATAAAATATTCTTTAATATGTTTTGTTAGTTGTTCATATTTGCTGTGTGAGCCTATACTAGACACTTTAACAGAGGATATCATTATCTTCTGTTGATTTACAATAGGATATTAAGGGGAGGAATAATATCCTATGATTTTTCATATAATTTTCATTTGCTTGTAAAAATAATTTGAAAGAATTAAATCAAAAATTTTGCTGTATGTGTCTAAATTGGAATAATAAGAATCGAACTTATGTGACCTCCGTATCAGAGAGGCATTCTACCATTGAATTATATTCCAGTATAAACGGAGTAGAGTGGACTCGAACCACCACACCGCACGAAACGATTACTCAGAGATTAGCAATCTCCTACCTTACCAATTAGGTTTACTACTCCATAGTGGGTGTAGTGAGGCTCGAACTCACGACTTACCGGTTAAAAGCCGGTTACTCTACCAACTGAGTTACACACCCAAAATTAGGAGAAAAATATTTTCTCTACTTAAATAGATTTAAAGTCTCTATTCTGACATAAAGCGGAGTGAGAGGGACTCGAACCCTCACGCCGTATCACTACGGTTACTGGTAGTTTTCAAGACTACTCCCTTACCAGTTAGGGTTATCACTCCAAAAATAAGCACCCATACTTGGAATCGAACCAAGATCATAGCTTTAGAAGAGCCATGTTCTCTCCATTGAACTATACGGGCAAAAACAGACATAATAGGAATCGAACCTATATCGCACGATTCGTAGTCGTGAACTCTATCCATTAAGCTATATGTCCATGATTATGTTTTCTTCACCATTTCATGTATACCTCATATGCCTTTTTATAAGGGCTTTATTTGATTGAGTGGGAAGTGGTGGAGTCGAACCACCTACACTTAGGGCTTCAACCTAATGCTCTACCAGTTGAGCTAACTTCCCAAATGTAGTTTACCCTTGCTATCGTGGAAGGAAAGATCTTCATTACCGCTTGTCGTAAACGCCAATTTCTACCGTTTGAAGTGAGTCGTTAGAATTGGTAAAGCAACTATCTCACATGGGCGTGGAGGGAGTCGAACCCACTAGATCCCGAAGGCAGCAGATTTACAGTCTGCCCGATCTCCGTAGTCGTTTACACACCCAAATATAAAATTGCATAAATGCAAAAAGCATCTGACCGGGAATGATCCAGCATCGCCTGGGTGGAAGCCAGGTATGTTATCCAATTACACCACAAATGCAGAACAGACGCAGTAGGACTCGAACCCACATCTTACAGTTTTGGAGACTGTTGTTTTACCATTAAACTACACATCTACAGTTAGTTTTTACTCGGCTTACACTATAACCCAACAAGCATATCACGTTAATATAACTTGCTACATTTATTTCTCGTTGTAAATGCTAAAAAACGTTTCTGGTTGACTGCAGATTCACCAGTAATAGGGTGTATGGGAATCGAACCCATCTCGTAGCCGTGAAAGGGCTATAACTTAAACCGCTTGTCCAACACCCCATAACGGTCTAGGTGGGAATCGAACCCACGACTTCGGAGAGACAATCCGATGTTATTACCACTTAACTACAAGACCAAAATCAAGGCACAATCCACTTAAAATATTCATCCATTTGAAAGTATAAGTAATTTGCTGTACGTGCCTTACGAAACTAAGCTCATTTCGGTAGTATTTTTAACAGAAATATCCCAAATAAATTGCTGTATGAGCTTAAAGAGAGTACAGTTGGATTTGAACCAACGAATACTGATTTTGCAGACCAGTGCATTGCCAGACTTTGCTATGTACTCTTACATAAACGATAGAACTATTACGCAATGAATAGCCCCACCGCTTATTAACAAAAACATATAGGACAAAACATAAAACAAGATAAATTGCGGATGGGGGATTTGAACCCTCGACCTCTTGCTTATGAGGCAAGCGAGCTGACCACTGCTCTAATCCGCATTATGCATTTATTATAGTTTGATTAAAAGTAAGAGATAAATAGAAGTTTATGGATGGTAAACCTCTATTTATTTCATTTACTTTATTTCCTGTTCCTTATGTATGTATTATAGCATATATTCAGAAAATGTCAATACATTTCTACATTTATTTTTGCTTGTTAAAAATAAAAGTTCCCAAAACAGTAGAAGATAAGTCATCAACAGACATATCCTTTACAAGCTGCGAACTTACTGTATCTTGAACAATTGCAAATTTTGCTTCGTTACGATACATATTCTCCCCATTATAAGCTGGTTGAATGTAAAGCTCATTTTCTTCTGTAAGAGATAAGACATACAGATCCTTGCAAACAGGATCAATATCTGAAAGAATTATATCAATAGAAGCAATAGTAATATCGCTATACTCTGTAATAGCATATTTCAATGCATCTATAATAAAACTTGACTCCCCATATAATTTAACCGATTCGTATTCTTCGTGTGGAATTTTTGAATGAATCTCCAAACAATCAAAAATTTCCTTCATGCTGCTAAATGTTCTACATTGTATTTTGTAACTCATTATTAAGGTTAATTGAGAACAAATGTATGCTCATCAACTTTTCCTTTTCCAGTTTCAAATATAACAAAAGATGCTGTGGCATCGGCAGTCTTCCTTATTGACATTGAATAATCATCTGATCCAATAATTGATCCAACACCAATCACCCCTCTACGGACTCCACAGTTTACAAACTCTGAATGGTGTTTATGACCAGCCACAAGATAATCTATCTTGGTATCATAAATATCAGAGTAATCTTTAATAGCAGCAGTTAAACTACGGACTTCCCCATGAATCCCCATAACATTATATCCAGCAATATCAGTAAAAATAAAGCCGGATTTATTTGTTATGTAACGGAAGTTGGGATTGTCCTCATTTATAATACGAATAATACTTCCAGTAACCATTTCAATGTTATCATGTGAATGTTCACCTTTTTTACCATCCAGTAAGCGAAGTTCACCATGATTTCCATTTGTTTGATAGTATTCTATGTCAAATTCATCGGACAATCTTCTCAGCCATTTACCCATATACTCCCCGTATATAACGGCACTTTCCGGCACACCATACCGTAATGTCCATAATTGTGAATTACGCAAGAATCCATCTAACGAATCCCCTAAATTAAATACTTTGAATCCTTTGAGTTTCTCTTTGTGTGCATAGTCCACCACTTCATTGTAGAGGACTTCCATACGCATAAAAAATATCTCAGGACTATAAGCATTTACAATTTCATCATTCAGACCATACACTTTAAAATCTTTTCCAAAATGACAGTCTGCTATATTCAAAAGACCATAACGAGATGAAAGCATACCACCGATTTTTTGCGGAGGATCTACTTTATTCAGCGTTTCGTGAATAGCAGTAATGACTTTTTCCTCAAATAAATCATCCCTGGCATCTTCACGTAACCATCTGTTATACTCCAACTTTTCAGTATGAAGTTTCGCACGCTCTTTGATAAGCTCTCTCTTTTTCAATTCAAGCTCTTTCAAATAACTTTCAGTGTCATCATGGCTTTGAGTTTCCATTTTCTCTTTGAAATACTGCATAACTTTGTAACCAGAAAATTCAGTTACATTTGCAGCCTTTCGTAAGCTATCCCTATGGCAGTCTAAATGTAAAAGCGTGACAATATCTTCCCAGTCCAAATCGTCCGGCTTTTCTTCGACCTTTATAGAGATGAGTCTAAGACCATATTCGTAATCAGTCTCATTTTCCAACTTTTTGTACTTCGGATTGATACCAACCACCCCTTTTTATTTTTTGACTGTTACCATAAAAGCAAGGTTTTATGTACGTTCCTACATACTCCCTTATTCATAATAGGGTGCAAAAATAAAAAACCTCTGTAAAAAGCAAAGGGAGCTAATTACAGAGGGATTTATTTATTTAATTGAACTGATTACATTGTTTCTATGTTTATTGACATTAGTTTTTATATCAGCTTTTCGCTTTAATTTCTGGCAATTATCACACCGTATTTTTCGCCTACTTTTTGATCCTACAGTAAATTCTTTGCCACAATCAATGCATATCAATGTTTTTGTGCAAATTTTATTGTAGCCACGATGTTTATAGCAATATAAGGCAGGACGCTTATCGCTTTGCTTGAATAGTTTTCCACAAAACTTACATGTACCAATTTTCTTACCACATAATCTATCATAATGTAAATTCAAATGATCGTAATCCGTGATATAGTCAAGTACATCATCTGGATTATCTGATATATCAACAAATTTCACAAACCACGATCTATATTTATTGTTTGTAATATCAAACAACCCATTTTTAAACAGACAACCAAGAGAAAAATTTTTCTCTTCCGCATTCTTAAATTTACATGCTCCGGCTTTATAGATATCCCTTTTCTCCATATGACAATAAAAAAGTGTATCTTCTGTGATTGTGGCAGAATTCTCAATGGAAATACTATGCAGCCTGTGATATTTTGCATCAACAAGCATCACAAATAACATCCGGCGGTAATTGTCATTCTCAATCGTGCAAATTTTCTCCCACTCCTTTTTGGTGATAGGAGTAGGGAGTGGCAATTTTAACTTATACAGTCGTGAGCTGGCAACTGCATTGTCGATATCCTGAAATTTCACAATGTAATTGAAATCAATGTAATACCTATTGCAGAATGCTTTTAACTCTTTTTCTATTTGGCTGTCTAATTGTTCCATATCTTCAACAGTGACATTATTGTAGTCCTTCCCGGACTCTGTAATCGCCTTGTATCTCAAATATTTTGCATACAAGAGCAAATCGGATCTTTTGTATTCGTCAACAGCAGTAGTGGAAGCCTCCATTTCCTGCGCAACGGACAATTCATCGAAATAAATCATACATTTACCTCCACAACGCTATATTTTTTACCGAGATATGATATTGTTCCGTTTTTTTCATCCAAAACTGGCATTTTGGGTGTGACAGTAGAGTTCTTTTTCAAGTTTTCTACAATCTGGTTGCCAAAAATACTCCAACAGAAGTCTTTTGTACGGCTAGGATGCAGCTCATAGCATACATAGATTGCCAAATCGCAAGCATATTGCACATCACCGATAAACTTATCTGTAATTCTGTCTCTGATGGCAAGCGGATATTTGATAAATTCCGATGTTTGAGAGACACTGTGAGTATAATCACTCTTGCGTTTTACTCTTAAACTGTCTTTTTGTGCTTTGTAGTCCAGGTATTGAGCGTTCATGTACTCAATATCTTCTTCAGCAAAGTTCAAATTAGTGCCAGAATACATTGACTTAACCAAATGTTCCGGCGTTTTCATATGTCTTTTTCTTTTTATTTCACTTAAATGCTTCTCCATATAGTGACAAATCTTATTCATCCTGCCATTATAATCAATCAATGGCGAATAAGGGTAAAATTTATCAATTAGATAATCCCTCTCAGCTTCAGTAAGATCTTCTGGCGCAGAATCCAGAATGTCATAAATTGATTTTTGGAACAACATCATGCACACATCGTTCTCTTTATCCAGGTATTTAAGATACTTAAAGTTCTCAGAACTGTAAAGATAACGGAAGAAGTAAGGTTTCTTGTCTGCAACTATTGAATTGTAAAACTCAAAGTCAATATCTTCCACATTGTCTGGCTTTTTAGAAATCTTTCTTGTCCAATGTTTAGGCATTGGCTCAATTTTTATCCCCTTCGCCTTATCAATCGAATCTCCCTGGGACTTTCTGATAAGTTTGAGGCGTTCCAAAATCTCATCTTGCTCACGCTTGAATGTGATATCACCTTCATAGCGTGCCAAAATCTCATAGAATGCAGTTGAAATATTCGTAATACGACCAATCGTACTATCGAATGATTGAATATCTGCTTTATACAGTTCATCTTCTGAAATGTACTCTTTATCTACAGTAGATTTTGAGTATGTAATCGGAAGATTGTCGTAACGGCAACGTAAGAACACTGGATTATCAGTAGTGGCTACAATATCTCCGTCAAAATCGGAGTCTGCATGAATTATGCAGTCACAACCCCAAACATTATAAACAATGCCACTTGTCAGATATTTGAACCATTTTTCTGTTAATTCATTGTTCTTCAAGTTAAGTTTATTCACTTCTGAACGCCATGTAAGCGGTGATCTCATAGCAACAACATCAGTTTTTCCACGTTTGTTCCAAAAGTAAGAGTAATGCTCAAATTCTTTTAATGCACCGGTAACTGTATGACCAAATGCATGCTGCATAAATGCATACATATCTGGAATCATTACACTAAAATTACCGTCCAGAATAAGTTTTCCTAAATAAGTTTCTCTGATTTTTTTATTTATGCTCATTATGATATTTGATTTTATATATTCTTCGCTAATCATTTCTGGATTAACAATCAGTGCTTTCGCAACATTGTCACTTGTCAAGTCAAAAATGTTGTTAAAATCAATATCATCTTTATCACATAGTTTTCCAAGCAAAAATAATATCGCCTGGTTTGGATCGTCAATCGAAATACCATTCAGCCACTTTACAGTAGGATCACATAACTCAGCTACGTCATCATCATTTGTGAGATCAATAGCCTGACAGAATTGATAATTGGAACGAAAACAATTATCGTCTGTTTTAGGAGTAACTTTTGTAACTCCCCACAAGAAACCATTTTCTTCACATAATCTATCATATTCTTGAATTGAATCATAAGCATTCCATAATTTAAACTGTGACTTTGTAAGGATCATATCTGTTTTAGTTATATCTACCAGATTCCCATACAGATCTTTCATTTCTGTAATCCCACATTCTGCAGCATACTGTTTGAAATCAACAACGAACACCATACCTTTTACATATGCGCATCTTACACAGAATGCAGATGGGATATAATCTAATTCCAGTTCATCAGCTACACGCTTTGCGAATTCCACAGAAACAGCACCACATCCATCGAATAAATTAAACGGCAGAGTTTTTATCTCTTCAGAAACTCGCTCATTATTTGCAATAGCGTCTTTTTCTTCTTTTGGAATCTTTGAAATCCAATCAACTTTCTTTTCCATTTCGATTTCGCAGTCATCAATGAGATAAACATTCGGGTGTGGAATTGTGTAGGTTGCAGAAGATGAGAGAGCAAAGTAAGCATTGTATTTGTTTTTCGTTATTTTGACGCTTTTTGCCCCACAACGTAATCTTTTCTTTAACTCTGCATCAAAATCTTCACGAATTAAGATTACAGTATTTACTCTCGCTTGTCCGGCACTACACATGAGGCGAACATACTTAAATCCATTTATATATAATCCATCACGAATGATTTTTCTGTAATGAGAAATATCATCAATGACAACAGAAACATATTCTGGAATGAATAGCATTTCATCAATCTTACCGTTGATTATTGAGATTTGCCGTTTCGCATAATCATTAAATTGCTTTTTTAAATTTTTCTTTTGGGCGTATAGGTCACTTAATATAGCCGGATCATACCGCATTATATTAGGGTTACGCTCATACCGTATATTTCTAATAGTTCTCAATGCCTGGTTATCTGCCAGAGCAATCAATTCACCATTTTGCCGAATATCACGAATATGATATCCCGAATTACCAAGAATCCTCTTTAAGTGATATCCAAACTTATCTAATCTAGTGGAAGAGAATTTCATGATATAAAATTGTTGTAATTTTTTCATTTGTCCTCCCTGTCCAGTCTATCTTTTATCAGTCTTGCTTTCCATTTCTCCAATTCATATACAGATTTCACATCTGGAATATCGGATATGGTAGCAGTAATGCCAAAATCCTTCAGAACAGATATCGCTATCTTCAAATCTTTTTCGGTTGGTTTGGCTTTCACTTGATTTTCAATTCTACGAATTTTATCCCTTTCATAATCAAGGTTGTCGTAGAGTGTCTTGTCATATACTTTGTCCTGATTCATTTTCTTATTTCTCCTTGCTCACATAAAAAATCCCATTACTCTTTACAACATTCACATCTGGAACAAACTTAACAATTTCCGTAAGCTGCTCAATTGTAAATACATATCCTTTTGCACCGTTGTACACTTCACGTAACGCATCATTCACAACATCCCGAAATCCAAGAGCATATTTTCTGGACTTCCTGAGATATTTCTGATTGGTAGGATATGGTGTTGTACTTCGTTTGAGTTTTGGCAAGGTGATATCATAAAAATATTCTTGACTGCTTCTGATATGTGGATCTGAATGATATTCTTCAATCGTGTTGGCATTTGCCCCAGATACACATGTGTTATAACAATTCTTCGGTAGCCAAAAATAATTTAAAACATCTGAATTTGCGCTAACCATATTGCTGTGTTCTCCATTTATTATTGTTTGATTATAGAAAACGAAAATAATTGGATCAATCCTTTTCTCCACAAAATCCAACTATATTCGTTCCTACACTGATTATACCACTAATTCAAATATTGTCAACATTTATTATGGTTTAATTATAAAAACCAACCAACAAAGAAAAACTTAAATAGTGGCGTTATTTATATTTATATTATATATATTTATATTATTATTATATTATATATAAATAATAAAGAGATATATAAATATTTATATAATTGGCTATACGTTAGTATAGACAATTATGCAGTATATTTTTATTGTGAATTTCACGCATTATGATGAGCAACAAATCGCCCTCATGCGTATATGCATCTTGATTTTTTATTCTGTACATCATATAATATCACTATAATTCAGTGATTAGAGGTATCTTATGACATACGATAGAACAAAGCGAAATTGGGATAATACAAAGAAAAATGAAACAAACATAAACTATAACTATGATGAATTGGCTTCTTTAATGAGAGAAAACGGATATACAACCCATTCTATTAAAACCGGACAAGAAAAAAGCAACATCATAAATTCGTATACTTTTAACAAAATCACAAAAAATTCTGCATCTATTGGTTTAGATATACTGGCTACGCTTATGGACGATATGGAAATTGAAAAATTGGAGATTGTTAAAAACGGTGATATTTTAAGCGTCAAGATTCCGACTAATGTGATTATAAATAAAAATTATTAAGGATTTATCATAATTTTCTTGATTGGTTGGAGAGTAAATAATCATATACCGATTTTATAGGATAAACACCATTTAACAAATAATAAATGAAAAAACGTAAAGAGAGAATATCTAAAAAGAAAAGTGTTCTCTCTTTTTTTGTTGCCTAAAAATATTGAGTTCGGTAAAGCATCGAGGTTGAAAAGAGCTGGAACGCCGATAAATAGCTTATTTTGGCATAATTTTCTTTCTGGTTGGTTCTTGAATTTATGGGGCAAAAATGATAGGTAAAAGCCATATTTTTAATTAGTTCGGAAGAAGCTTTGATTTATGGGGATTTTAAAGGATCACAATACTATTATAGGTTTAAAATTGGGTATTTTTATAATAGTGAAAAAGTCGGAAATCAGCAAAGGGAGCTAAAGTTGTCGAGGTCGGTTACGAGTTCGGAGAGGGTAAAAGAGGGGGTAGACTGAGATAGACCTCGAAGCGGATTGAAAACGCCGGAAATCGCTGCGAAAATGTAAATATACCCCCCCTGGTACGTTCTAAAATAAAAAAATCGCTTGTAAATGGCATTATTAGCGGTTTTCAGTGTACCCCGTTGAATATTACTTTTTGAGGTTAAGTAATATTCAGGCAGATCAGCACACAAAAGCCGGATTTCATCGCCAGAAATCGCCCCGGAAAATTGCCAGTAAAACCCGGAAAAATCGGAAGCCGGAAGAATTGCGGAGTTCGGAAGCAAAAGAAAAATTTTAGAAAAAGACTTGACTAATAAATTTTATATACTTTCCTGCTCTTTTCTGCTGCTTTTTTTCTTGAATATCACGAAATTACAAATTCAGGTATAAAAATATTATGATCTGTATTTTGATTGATGGAGTGGGGCGAAACTTAGAATATAAAATACAGAGTTATATATTTATCTTGGATAGATTGAATAAATATTATATACATACACTTTATGATTTAACTATTTTATATTCTTTATATCTTTAATGTTATAGTTATATTATTATTATATCATATATATTATATATCTATTATCTATATTACTATACTATATATTGTATATATATCTATATATCTTATATACATATACTAGATATAGTATATAGATATAGTGTATATGTATACTGGTATAGTGGCGGTAAACTCTACACGCTACAACCTCACACGATCCAGACCACACGAAAAAACTTTTAAAAAACACTTGACACATTTATTATTGCGTGATAATATACAATCACAACAAACAAACAGACACAACAAAAACGGAGGAAAACAAAATGAGTATTTTTGAAATTATCGCAGAGGAAACAGTTAAAAGATTCGGTCATGATGATAAAGCCTATAAGGTATATCAGGATGGGATTAAACACTATAAAGAAGCTGCAAGCGTGGGTTACAAAGTTTTATGTGAATATTTCAACGGATCAGCAGACCGTACTGGAATAAGCACTGTATCAGAAGAGAGATGCATTGAGGTTATGGGCTATAATATGATAGAAGGATCACGGGTTCTTGCTATGATGTATGAAATGAATATCACAGAACGTCAAGGCGGTTTAGTAGTCCTTTAATAAACGATAATAAATGACAAAATATAAAAAAGGATTCAGGGCGGAACCTGGATCTTTTTTATTATGCAAAAACATAAACAAACCAAAATAAAAAATATTTAAAAAGACTTGACAACTTTATTTTTGCGTGATAATATACAAGTACAAACAAACACAACTTAAAAGAACATACGGAGGTAAATGTTATGAAGTATTTCAATAATTGTAAAACACTGGAAGAATTAAGAAAAGAGTATAAAAGATTAGTAAAACAGAATCATCCAGATAACGGCGGTTCTGAGGATGCTATAAAAGTTATCAATGTAGAATATGAAACAGCATTGAACAACTTAAAAAATGCAGATGAAAACGAAAACGCTTGGAAATATGACCAGGGAAAAGACGAGCTTTTCCGTGATGCATTAAACAAGATCATCAACTTAGAAGATGTTAAAATTGAAATTATAGGTTGTTGGATTTGGGTTACTGGCAATACATACAATGTAAAAGAACTTTTAAAGGCTGCCGGTTTCAAATATTGTGGAAAGAAAAAAGCGTGGAGCTGGCACGCTGGCGAAAGATACTATAAAAAATCTAAAAGGGCTTTAAGCATGGACGAATTGCGCAACCTTTACGGATCAGAAGAAATAGAAAAAAGACATGCTGACAGAATTGCATAACAGTAAAAGAGGGATCAAAAAAGATCCCTTTTTTATTTTTATAAACAAACGAAAATAAAATTAAAAAAGTGCTTGACAAACAATCAATAATAATGTAATATACAATTAAACAAAGCAAACACAACTTTAAATTACGGAGGAAAAGATAATGGAAGATATTATTAAAGATATGATTACATATGCAAATGATCATCATGATTATGAAATGGCAGATTTTGCTTATAGGATAATGAACGAAATGCAAGGAACTTTTAATTGCCCTTCAAATTGGCGTGATATTGGCGAAAACATGAAAAATGATTTTGCTGGGAATGATTGGATAGAGGAAAATTGTAAGATGTGGGATTTTTAATGAGGTAAAAAATTTAAAAGAAATTATAAAAATCTATTGACAACAAGCAATAATAAATGTATAATACAAACATAAACAAACAACACACAACTTTAAATTATCGGAGGTAAAAATCATGATGAACGCAAGATTAAAAAATGTATTTTCTTTAAGTAGCAAGGTAACAGTTTATGTACCGGCAACGGTTGATATTGACAAGGAAATCGACAACAAGAAATTTGTTGATAGAGTTGCAACACTTCTTTCTGATTGTTTCGGTGGCGCAACCTCAACAGATGCCCTGGGTTACTGGACAAGCCCAACAGCCGGACTTGTAAAAGAGAAAACAACAATGGTTTTCGCTTATGCAAGTGAAAAAGATTTAAGAAACAAGCTGGATCAAGTAATTGATTTATGTGAGGATCTTAAAAAAGAAATGACTCAGGACGCTATAGCGTTAGAGGTCAATGGCGAAATGTTTTTCATTTAATAAAACAAACTATAATAAATGGGGCAAGCCATAAACAGCAAGCCCCTATAAATTGGAGGGCGTGCAATGTATCAAGAATTTAATGAAATCTATTTGAAATATAAAAAGTTTTTACCTCAGAAATTAGCTTTTAAAATGGCATATAAAGCCATTCAAGGGAGGAAATAATATGTATACAATTCAGGCAACGGACGGAGCAAGAACACAAGAAAAGCGTTTAAATTGTACAGAGTCGGAAGCAAGAAAGAGAATACAAGAATATTTTGAAAATGACTATTTAGGTCTTGACTATTTTTTATATGATGCGAACGACAACGAAATTATGAGATTAGAGCAATAACGGGAGGCGTGGCAATGTTGAAAGAAAATGATCTTGTAAAAGTGCATTTATACGGATGCAGCAACAAAGAAATCAAAACGGGGAACTATAACAAGGTTTTCCGGGCATATCGTAAAAATGGCGTTTTAGGCATTGACTGGAATACATCCAGAAGCCTATACACGAACCACGGCGATATATTTACACCTTTTCGATGTTTTGTGTCTTGTGTGGAATTTGAGAAGGTGGAAACGGGCGAAAAATTCCATTTTGATAATATTATCAATGGAATTTCAAAAATTGCGTAAAAGTCAAATTGGAGGATCGTTCCGGCGGTTCTCTTTTTTATTGCATTAAAATAAAGAATTTTAAAATAATACTTGACAATCAAACAATAATAAAGTATAATGCAATTAACAACAAACAACACAACTTTAAATTTTAAAATACGGAGGATCAAGAAAAATGAGAGATGTAAATGTGATTGCTATTGAATGCATGAGAGAACTTGAAAATATCGGGATCAAGTGTGGAAACGTTATTAAAATTGATATAAACACAAGAGCGAAAAAGCGTTGGGGACAATGCCGGAAGATTGGAAACAATTATATTATTGAAGTCAATCAAATTCTTCTTAGAGAAGATACGGACATTGACGGATTGAAAAACACTATAATTCATGAGCTTTTGCATACTTGTAAAGGATGTATGAAGCATACCGGCGAATGGAAACAGTTAGCCGAAAAAGTCAATAGATATTATGGTTATAATATTAAACGTTGTGATAGTGCTGATGAAAAAGGAATCAGTGAAGAACAGAAAGAAAAGATCCAGACAGAAAGAGCAGCAGCAAGAAAAGTTAAATATATTTTTAAATGTACGTGCTGCGGTCAAAAGGTTGAAAGATGTAGAGAAAGCAAATTTACAAAATACCCGGAATTATATAGATGTGCCGTGTGTCATGGAAAATTTGAAAGAATATTTTAAAGAAGCGTAAATAAAGGAGGAAATGCAATGAATAAAATTATGGGATATAATACGGGAATCGTTGACGAATGGGAAAACGTTTTTGAATTGGCTATGATTGTGCCAGGTTTCGCATATTATGCAAATTATGAAGAATCAGACGAAAACGGTAATACAATAGTTGTAAATGATAAAAACGAAATTTTATCGAATAACATTTTTGCAAATAATGATTTTATACAAGCATTGGAGCAAGTGAACGCCGGAAAGCTACAAGCGTTATATATTAGCGATAAAATGAAAGAAAATATTGATTTATTGCGTGAGTCTGGTTATTTTGATTCATAATCAATCAAAAATAAATGAAAAACACTATTGACAAACAAACAAAAATAATGTATTATGTTTATAACAACAAACACAACTTTAAATCATGGAGGTTTTAGAAATGGCAAAATTAACAAGAGATCAGTTAGAAAAATTCAACGGGAAATGCAAAAACGGCTTTTCTTTAGATTTGTTTTTCTTTTGCACTTGGGGCGAAAAGAGATGTAAGAAAATCGTGAAAATTGGCGATGATTCAATTATTTATGAGGTAATCGTTGAATTTTACGATAAATATGAAAGTTTCAAGAAAGTCGGAAGCGTGCCGACACTTATTATTAACAAGTGTGTACCGACTGGTACAGAGGGCGTTTATAGCGTGCATGAGATCCACCGGGAGGAAGTCGGGAAAATGGTAACAAGAAAGACCGTTAAAATTCTTCAGGAGCTTACAGAAGGATATACAGACGAAAAACTTGTTGATATGATTAAAATGCTGATTGCAGCATAAAAATGGAGGTTTTGACCATGAAAAAGAAGATTTTGACAATATTATCAGTATTCAGCATTGTTGCAAGTTTAACCGCTTGCAATAGTGCAACGGAAGCCGTAAAAGAGCCGGAAACAGCGAAAAACTGGGAAGTTAGCACATATTATATGAACGGGTATTATAATCCAGAAACAAAAGAACTAACAACCGTAGATGCTGCTGGAAATTGTGATATTTGGGATAATATCGAAATTTTGGATTTATACAAGGATGCAGACTATTGGAAGGATATAGACGAAAACAACGAGGTTTTTGTGTGGGCAAAAATCAGCACAAACGGCACAAAGTCAATAAATGACGATGAAGCGGTTGTTTTTCCTGGAAATTACAGTGTTTTCAAGGATCACGCAAAAATATTTGTATTAGATGGTGAAATCATTGTAAAGGAGAAATAAAAATGTTTGGTTTGCTGTTTACTTTAATTTTCGGGATCAGTGATGAAATTAAAATCAGAAAAGATATAAAAAATGAGCGTATAGAGTCAGCAAAACGATGTGCCGACTTTAAACGCCGGATGAACCAGTGGGAAGAACTAAAAAAGAAAGATTATAGAAGATAGGGAGGATCATATCATGAAGAAAATGAATAATATTGTTATTGTGGCGTTGTGTGTGGCTATTTTAGGCGTTTTATTGATGGGATGCGGTAAGATATCAAGCAATAATAAAAAAGCTGTTAAAAACGAAAATACGGCATTTTCTGAGGTATTAGAAGCGGAAGAACTGGAAGCAGAGCAGCCGGAAGCCGTAAAAGACGAAACAGTATTAAAATGCGAAGAAATAGAGAAAGAAATCATTGAAGAATACGGAGATTTTGAAATGTTTTCAACTTCTGAGTTGACCGGCGAAATGTTAGAAAATCGTATGAACGGCGATAAAGTTATCGTTGAGCGTACAAAAGGAATTGTATTAGATGACGAATTAAACGGATCAGCGGAAAATCATTATATCAGTTATAGAAGCGTAGAAGGGGCGCAGCCTGGGGACGAAATTATAACATATTTAGTATATAATCCGGCAACAAGCTATATAGATGATATCATTGAACGTTATGACGTTATTGTTAAGTAAATACAGAAAAAGGGAGATCCGGCGTAAAAGTCGGATTTTCTTTCTTATAAACAAACAAAAATAAATGTAAAATGCTATTGACAAACAGGCTAAAATAATGTATTATAATATTAACAACAAACAACACAACTTTAAACGGAGGTTTTTGATATGGTTAATTGGTTAGAGCTTATCGAGGAAAAAGAAGATCAGATTTTAGCAGAGGGCGAAAAAGCATATAAAGAAGCAATAAATAACCCTCATTTGCGTTATATCGTTGAAATTGATGAGGACGGCGATGTCTATTCATGGTACGATGTAGCTGGTGGAAATTCTTTTCATGTTTCAACATTTGAGGGAAAATCAAAAGAATTATTTGAGCTTTGTTTTCAGTTTTTAGATATTGAAATTTCAAGTGATGCACTGGAAAGTAAATTGATTGAAAAAGGATACAAAAAAGAACTTGAAGAACTGGCGCAACTGGCAAGTGAAAATCAAACCAGTATTGAAGTTGAAATAATCAACGGTGATAACGATATATTAAAAGAATTTGTTGAAGAGTGCCGAAAAGAAGAAATTGATTTTATGGTTTCTGAGTATGCAAGATCTGAGTCAGAAAATAAACTTGATTATTTTAAAGAAATATTAAAAAGTTTACAATAAACAGACTATAATAATGTAAATTATGAAAATATCAGAGGTATATAAAAATGAAAGTTAAATATATTGGTTTCGGTGGCTATATGGAAGTTCCTTGTTATCAGGACGAAAACGGTAAAATCTATTTTGATGAAAATAACGGGCGTAACGGTTTAAACCTTTATACTGGTGCTTATATGGATTGTGGCGAAATTTGCGGAGAACCTTGCAGCAGAGTAACAGAGCTGGTAGAGTGCGAAAATCCTTTTGTGAGAAGTCCAAAAGAAAGAGAATACATGCTATTAAACAGATTGCAACTTGATTGTAAATATTATATCAATTGTGCCGGTAAATGCAGATCATCAAGTCTCTGGTCTGATATTGATACCATTATAAAAGAAATGGAAAATATCATGGATTCATTTACAGAAGAAGAGAAGCCGGAATGGTTGACAGATGCGGATTTTGAAGCACTTAAAAACGAGATAAAGGAGATTCAGGAGTATGAAGCGGAAAACGTACAATAATGTATTGAAAGCCGGTAAATTGATTCAGGCAAAAGGATATAGTGAAAAAGAATCATTAGAAATCGCAGTACAGAAGTTTGACGAACTGGCAAGCCTTAAAAATGGTATGTCAGTAGAATGGTTGATTGACAGAATGGCAACCAAAACAGAAAGAGAGGGCGAAAGCATGAAGTTATCAGAATCAGACAAGAGCTATTTCAAAAAGTGCGGATATCTTGACCAGGATATCCCACAAATTGAAAAAGCTATTGAAGTGATGCAGTATGAAGACGAAAACGACAAGAAAGTATCAAGAAAATACGTTCTTGATAATATGGATCGTGAAACCTGGTTATCTGGTATCGGGCGTGCAGCTTTTCATTGGAGTGCAACGAGAGAGACAAAAGACGGTAAAACAATCTTTTTTGATGCAAGAAAACTGTTTAAATAGGGGGTAAAAATCATGTTGAAGTTTGAAAATACAACCACAAAAGAGAGTTTTGAAAAATCTGTTAAATGGAGCAAAAATAAAATTGAAGAGATGGAGAAACCATACGAAAATCAAAGATTGTGGAGAATTTCAGATTGTTTCGGAAACATCTGGAATGTGCTATTTACTGGCAATGTTGACGAGTACCGTATTTCATATAAAGATGAATTTTCGGTTGATATCTTGATGCCGGGTAATATGGTAGAAATTCATAGAGCTATTAAAGACGGGCGAAATCTTAAAGCAGACAGAACTTTGAAACAGTTCATGCAGTTAGCTTTATTGATGAGTTGTTATAAAAAATTTGGATATTTAAAATAATGGAGGGTAGAACATGGGACAGCGTTCACAAATTTATGTAAGATACAATAAAAGCAATACACAAAAAGGGTTGATTGCAAATTATTATAGCTGGAATTACAGCGAACGAATGATAAGCAGGGCAAGATGGGGTATTGAATTTATCGAAGGGTATTTTAAATATATCACAGATTCAGAATACAGATGGATGAGTTCAAAATGGAATGTGATGCATGTATCAAGAATTTTTGACACAAATTTTGATATGCATGATGTTGCTATAAGCTCTGATATTATAAAAGAGTTGTTGGGGTTCTATAACATTTCTATAGATAGCGGGACTATAAAAGAAGATTTTCAGGTAGCACTTGTAAAAGAGGCAAAAGAGAACCAAACAGAGCATATAACGGCAAAACAAGCGTTTCTTGAATATGTGTTTACTAAACATGATAATAATGATGGCAAGTTATTGGTAGATATTCAGGATAATGGTATTAAATATTGTTTTCTTGATTCTGATGTAAATATGGATAATATTATGGATGCAACAGCTTATATGATATGGGACAACTTGACAAGTGTAGAGCCAGATTGGACAAAAAGCGAATATATAGAACCAGACCAAAAAGAGAGATGCAAGGATAATATTAAAGCTATTGAAAAAATGGCACAACTTATGACAAAAGAAGAAGTTGAGGACTTTATCAATTACGATTACTTAAATGATATGGATAGTGTGCCGTTTTCATAAAAAGAGGATAATAATGGACGAAAAGCATAGAGAACTTTATAACACAATAACAGAATTTTCAAGTAAATATGGTTATCACAAGTTTAATGATGATGAAAACCATAGAGAGTATATGCAGCTTGTGGATATGTGTATAAATGCCGGATTGATTCCACAAGCGAATAGAAACGAGTTTTCTACACATGGAAGACTAGAAGCAGCAATTATATATGCAGATAATAGAATTAGATTTTGCATGGACATGGGAGGTAAATAAAATGTTAGTTTCATCAAAGAAAATCGAGAAAATGTTGCGTGATCGTGATAGACTTGAAAGAATGGCAAAAATTGAATACCAGGAAGCAAAGGATCTTTTTAGCGTTGGAAATATGGAATTCGCTATTGAATTGCAGCTTGCTAATCAGCATTTAGGAGCGTCAAGAGAAATTACAAGAACATTGAAAAATATTGGATATGAAGAATGTAAACGAATGTCAGAAAAAGAGAAACAATTGCTTATTGCTGGCATTAAACAAAAATTGTGTGGTATTGGTGTTATTGGTGTAGGTGTAATTTTTATATCTTCCGGGATGCCGGTTGTATTTATTGCATTGTCAGCAATTGGAAGCACTTTATGTGTTTCAAAAGAAAATGTTGTAACTGTATGTAAAAATAGGCTTGCGTTATTAACAAACGTAAATAAATGATATTGACAATAATAGAAATAGTGGTATAATCGTTTTAAGGATGGATATACCACTTATTCTATATTCAGGAGGTAAAAAATTATGAAGTTATTAAATAGTAAAGTTATGTCATTTGAGGAAGATTGTGTTGAGTACGAAAACGAGCAAGAATATTTAGAAGATCTCGACAGACGAAGAAAAGATGGTTGGACACAAGTGAAAACACCAGATTTTGAAAATGGAGTTATGAAACGTGTAAGTAAACAATTACCAAACGGTCATTTTACACAACGTTATAAGCGGTACAATGGTATTAAATTAAATGTTTAGGAGAGAGATATGGGATCTATATTTTCGTATACTGGCGAAGCAGCCAAAACAAAAGAAATGATTGAAGAAGGGCGAAAAGATATCACTTTGAATACCCTCTACAAGCATTCCAGAGGCTTTTATTGGAAAGTAAATAGCCGTGGTTATATTCATGTTATATTGCCTGGTAAAGTGACTTTAAATGGCAAATTTAGCCATTATGAGGTGCAGGATTATTTACTGACTGGATATAATACATTAAGAGTAAAGAGTGCATACGGCAATTACGACACAAGAAAAGAATGTATAGAAGAGATTGAAAAAGAATTATAAGGAAGGAAAAATGGACGTAGTAGCATTAAAAGATGGAAGTATTGAAATAATTGGAAATCATAGAGATTTAGTTGATATTGTCCGGGATAAATGCGGAGATGATATTGCTAAAAGGGTGGAAGAGCTTGATCCAGTATGTTATGACGAATTATATACAGCAAATTCTACAATCTGGGAAATAGCTGATATTTTAGAGAATAAGGACGAAGACGGAACATTAACAGCGGATCAAGTTGATAGCATAGAAAACAAGTTTGAAGAATTACAACATTGTATTTCTTCATGTATTTAATAAAAATACTTGACAATCAATCAATAATAATGTATAGTATAAATATAAACAAACACAACTTATAAAGTACATTACGGAGGTATTGATTATGTCAAGTAATAATAATTATTATGAATTTAAGGATGCGAAAGTTGCAATTGCAATGGAGCTTGTAAAAAGAGGTTGGAAACTGTACGGTTTTCATGAGGATGAAAGTGACTGGATGACAGATTATTGGAGTCCGGCATGGTGGGAAGGAATTGCCACAAAAGATGGTTTTGTAGTAGTTGTTGATTGCCGTTGGAATGATAAAAGTGGTAAAGAAATCATTCAGCATATCTATAATAGTGAAGAAGTTATTCTTTCAGCGAAAACAAGAAGCCTGATTGAAAGACTTTCAGAAGTCAGACAGGATCGTGGAGCTTCCGCAGCGGAAGAACAGACAGCAAAAGCGAAAATTGAAAAGCTGAGAGCAAAAGCCAACAACCAGACAGAAAAGATAAAAGTAACAGACCATTACCCGGAATATCAGCCGAACCCACCTAGAATGTCATGGCATGTTGAAAAAGATGGTGTTATCATCGCAAAAGGTAACGGAGTCGCAAAGTTTTCTGATATGAAATACTTTGATAAAGAAGGTTATGAAAAAGACTTGAAGGAATGTGACAAAAACAGCTATAGATATGAAAGAGCTGAAAAACTTCTGAAACTGGCAAAACAGTTTGAAAAGTTCATGAATAAAATTGACTCTGCTGCCGGTTGCATGATCGGTGGAAATGGTAAAGCGTATGTATATACTAATGTTGAGACAGTGGAATATAAAACGGAAAATAAAGCCGTTGAATGTCCTGGATCATTAAGAGCTAATCAGTGTTTTGTCGTAAAATCATGCTTTAATCATGGTATTAGCAAAGGTTATGTATATCAGTTAAACGAGCATGAAGGTGTGAACGGCGAAAAGTATTATATTGCATACCGACTTGACAAGAAACTGAAAAAGCAGTTGACGGGAAACGCTAATCCAGCGAACTGTTTCGGATATATTTCAGGATCTTACAAAGAAAGATTTTTGAAATGGATTGAAACTGGCGCACTTGCATGGTGTGAGATTCAGGAAGTTAAAACGCCGTATAAAGTGCAGAAATGTGTTAAAAAGAAAATTGGATAAAACAAACTATAATAAATGAAAGGGAGATAAAAGAGTGGGACAACACCCACTCTTTATATAGAGAGATGACAGCAAGAACAGCAAGGGTTTTATATGACACAACAAAAACAATTACTGTAGTAAGTGGCATTGTAGGCGGTATATTAACTTTTATCGCTGCTGGTATTTCAGACAATTATACATTAGTTGGGCAATCCGTTCCGGGAGATTATGATTTAAAGATAATGCATATAGCGTTTTTTATTATGGCTATTGCTATTTTAGGGATTTTTATAATGGATCACGCTTTATTTGATGCAATGTATGACTTGGAAAGAGTGCCGGTTAAATATAGTGAATATATTGGTTGTTGTTTAGAACGTAACCAGATATTTGATAGACAGATAAAACAAGCACTCGACAGGTACTATAATTTGGATTGGGGTATGGTAGACCGTTTGGACTCGAAAATAAATGATGATGCGGTAGAAAATGGTTATGATCGTGTCCGTGGGATTTATCAAACCATATTAGGAAAAATATTTATTGTTACAGATTCAGAAAGATATGCAACAACTATATATTCTGAAAAGGAATATCTGAAAGAAATAAATTACTAAAGGAGATTGAAAAATGGAAAAAGACAAGAGCATTCATAAAACAAGTACAGGAAAGTTATTCCAGTTGATAGATTTAGAAGGGAATCCGATTGACTATGTAAAGTGTAAGGGTATTTTTACACGGTCATATATGGCAGCATTAGAAGTTGGTCAGGCGTTAAGATCTTCCGATAACGGTATGATGTTAAAGCGTATTCAGTAGGAGGGTTTTATGTCAGCAAGAATTTTAGTTGCCGGTAGATCTGAAATATGCAGAGAATTATTTAATGATCCAGAAGCATATGGTTCACATATAGCCGATAGATTATCATGTATCAATAAGCCAGCCGGTTGTTTATGGGGTTCTACATTACTTCATAATGGAGGATATCCGTCTGATTGGTTAAGATGGGTAGCAAGTGAAGGGTTTATGCTTGATAAGTATAGCAGCATGGCGGTCAGCTTTAAATTGAGCAGAAAAGCCAAAATTTGCACGATTGACACCGTAGAAGATTATCATAGATTGATGCGAAAATATGCAAAACCTAAATATGAAAATAGTGAGTATAGCAGTTTGTTTAAAGAAAAAGTAATTGACTGGAAAAAGTTATCGAAAGATTACGATGCTTTTCATTTGACAGAACGGGCATTTTGGGAAATGCGATTACCACTATCTAATATATTGGAGTGTGAAGATGGTAGCGAGTTATGTGATTTCTATTCATACGATTGTGAAAGTTGGATTCTTTTCAATTTAGATTGTATTAACTGGGGATCGGTTATCAATCAAGATGTGAAAATAAAGTCTTTGTATGATGATTAAGGAAGAAACAAGGAGGGAAATAAGTTATGGAAAAATGTGCAATTTGGAAAGATCATAAAGTTGTTGGTTATATTGATTTAACCGAAGAACAGAAAAGGATCTTGAATAAAGTTCCTGGAATTGGCGTATATTTTGGATTTGACAGAACAACACGCCCAGAGACGTATGCAGAAAGTTATAAACAAACGTAAATAAAGATTGACATTACACAACTTATAATGTATAATAGGATTATAAGTTAAGGGAGGAACAAACACATGAAAAATCAGTTAGAAAACAATGAATCATATTTAGGTTTCACAGATAATAAGACAGCTTTACAGAAAGCAAAAATTGAGAGCTGCCTAGATAAAGTATTTAGATACAGTAATGGTATTATGGCAAGAAAAGATGCTATGCTTTATGGTCTGAGAAATGGCAAAAAGCCGGAAGTTGCCGATGAAGTAAGAGGAAACGGCACTGTTAAGAAATCATATCGCATGGCATGGGACAACCTTTATAATGACATTACGAAAATAGAATATGATTTTTGTATTTATCTGATAGAGCATGATCTTGTTTCTGAGGAATCTGTAAATGCTTTTATTGAAGCAGAAAACCAGGAAAAAGAAAGAGCTGTGGAAGAACAGAGAAAAGCGGAAGAAGCAGCCAAAAAAGAAGCGGAAAGAACTAAAATTGAAAAGGAAGAATTTAAAATCTGGCTTGCAGAGGCTTCAAAAATGTATAGTGGTACAACCAGAGGAAATTTAGTTGAACGTATTTATCTTGATGTATATGGCGAATTTCGTTTTCCTTTACGAGCTTTTGAATTATTGGTTTGTATTGATAATATTGAAAAGGTATTATGCCGGGAAGAGTTACAAGCACGTTTACATACAGATAATAGAGCAAGTCGAAAAGTATTTCAGTGTGTAACAGGTTTGAAGCTGCCAAACACAAATAGAGATACAATGGCATTTTTGGATAGTGTACAGAAGAGTGATTATCAGGATGCGGTTGAATATAAAACACGTAAGAAGCCAGAAAAGCAGCCGGAAGCAGAGAAAGAAAAGTTCTATGTGCTTATGGGTACAGAAAAAGGGGAAAGAGAATATGTACCAGCAATAGGCAGTAAAATTGAATATCATGGTATAGAAATGTTTATTCATGAAACGCCAGACGGTAAAATTGCTATTTCATCTATAAAATGTGGTTTACGGATGGCAACCGGCAAGAGCAAGACAGAAGCAATTAAGGAAATGAAAGAACTTTTTAAGAAAATGGATATTGATACCATAAACAGTAGAATTGATGAGATTACAAGTTATTATGGTGTTAGCCCATACTTAAAACAAGCATAAATAAATGGAGGAATACAAAATGGGAATTACAGATAAATTCGGAAACTTTCAAATTAAGAAATCTGACAGAATCAGCCAGGAAGATCAAGCCTGGTTGACTCACAGAGAAGAATTATATAAACGTGCGATTGCAGTTTACAAGTCTGTTTATGATATCTATAAGGCAGAAAATGAATCATATTCAGAAGAAGACCGCAAAAATTACAAGTATTCTTCTTTTTTAGTCGGGAATTTTGGTGTCCCAAAATCGCTTTCTGATGTTCAAAATAGTTATATAAGTGGTATTTTCAGTTACTTTTCAAATAAGTATAATGTGCAACTTGAAAACAATTTTGATAGATATGATCTGGATAGAGAATATTACAGATACAATGACTCAGATCCTATCAAAGAGCTTGTTGTTGACTTCATCGACTACCATGCAGTGCTTGACAAAATTTTTGACCAGTTAGGCGGTATGAGTTTTGAAGAAAAGGCTATCAAAGAAGTAAAAGATAAATTGAAAGAAAAATGTTACAACGGCTATCGTGATACATGGGAAATTAAAGTAAAAGGTAATAAATTCACATATACAGGCAGTTATTGTAGCAAAGATAAATATTTTGATTATTACAATTTCGGTAGTACAGAATGGTTACGTGCTTTTATTGATGCGTTGGCATTTAACACATATGGAGAAAAAACACAAGTTTATTCACTGAATCATCTATATAGTTCTTATTCTATAAGACTTGAAGAGGATGATTTTCAAAATGGATTTTCAGCACCAGAGGTCGGAGTCAAGCATGTCAAACTCTTCAAGAATGGAAGGATTGATGTTACTTTTACAGATGCAGAATTTTGCCGTAAATTTGCAAGAGAATGGTGTGGTTATACACTTATTTAGGAGGAATCATATGCACGACTATAAATGGCATAAGGTCAGTGAAATGCTGCCAGATAAATGTGGAATTTATGATGTTAAAATCAAGAATTGCTATGATGAAATTGTAGAAGTCAAAGCATTATATACATATACAATAAATGAAGGTTTTACATTTTGTCGGTATGGTAGCACGATAACAAATGTAATTGAATGGAGATATACAAGTCATGAAGTATAAATGTACAAATGAAGTAATCCCACAGGAAATGAGGGAAGATATCAACACAAAAATTGAATATATTGTGAATAATGATCTACCAGAAGCGGAAACAGGTATTTCAAAAGATGATATTTTCAATGCGTATACTGGATTAGGTGGGCTTCATGGTTTAGAGTTTGCTAACTATGATAGTTACTATGATTACCAGAGAGCGAAAGTCGACATTGAGCAAGGGCAGTTCTTTACGCCTTATAAGCTGGTTGAATGGATTTATAATTGCTTACATATTTCAAATACTGATTTGATAGCAGATCTTACTTGTGGACATGGTTCATTTATCAGTTGTGCGCCGGTTGAATCGAATTTCTACGGTTGCGAATTAGACGGGAAGCCGTACAGAGTGGCAAAATACCTTTATCCAGATGCAAAACTGGAAAATACAGATATTCGTTTTTATGAGCCGAAAATTACGTTTGATTATGTTCTGGGAAATCCACCGTATAATCTGAGATGGAGAAAAGATGACAGCAACTATTTGTCAGAATATTATTATTGTCTGAAAGCTGCGGAACTGTTAAAACCAGCCGGAATTATGGCTATTATCGTGCCTATGTCGTTTTGTGCCGATGATTTTTCTGATGGTGGCATGATTGACGGAATGAATGAGCATTTTAATTTTATCTGCCAGGTAGAACTTGACAAGAATACTTTTAAACATTTGGGTGTTGAGAACTACAAGACCAAAATAGTATTCTTTCAGAAAAAATCTGAATATACGAAAGAAGTTCCATATAGTACAGAGATACTTTCCGGCGTTACTTCCGATGAAGTATGGGAGCAGTATTTAAAGCCTATTACAGAAGAAAGAGAACAGATTAAAAACAAGATTTTTCTGGAAACTGTAAGAAATAGTAAAGACGATGAAGCGTGGAGCTTTAAGGTTGAGAAACTTCTGTATGATATCAAACGAAATCCGAAAACATGCAGCCAGTATGCAGAATGTTGTGAATATGTCAATAGATATAAGACACAGAAAAAGCCGGATCATATCAAATGGGACGAATGGGAACAACTTAAAATCAAGCCGAAAGACGTTATTAAGCATTTAAAAATGGTGTTACGTTCACAGAATTCAGGACTTGATAGAACTGGTAGAATTATTAAAAACAATTATACATTTGAGTATAATGGCGATTTTACATCTATAAATGATGTTGTGTTGCAAGGCTTTTCAATGGGGCATTTTCAGTCAAGATGGATTGATAAGATCGTGAATAAAAAGCGAAAGATGTATGATATCCAGAATATGCCATTTTCTGAAATGCAACCAAACAAAAAAATAGCAAAGTGGCTTGATGAGTTCACATTGATGGATGATGAAAGAACTGTAAAGCTGAATGATGCTCAGAAAGCAGATCTGAATCTATTTATTCAGAAACCGTATAGCTTCATACAGTGGGAACAAGGAAGTGGTAAAACATTCGCCGGAATTGCAATAGGTAAATATCGTTTGCAACACGATCATGTGAAAAATGTGTTTATTGTGAGTACGGCAATCTCAATCAAGAACAACTGGCAGGATGTATTGGATCAGTACGGTATTGATTTTGTTATGATTGAAAGCCTTGCAGATATTCAAAATATCAAAGATGGTCAGTTTGTAATTATCACTTTAAATATGATGTGTAAATATCATAAATTCATCAAGCGATATGTAAAATCAATCTGCCAGAAAGCCGTTTTGATTTTTGACGAGTCGGATAATATGAGTAATCAGGACAGTAAACGGACAAAAGCCGTATTAAATGCTTTTCGCCGGTTGAAGTATAAAACACTGATGACGGGTACAAGCACAAGGAATAATATCACTGAAATTTATCCTCAGTTTGAATTATTGTACAACAATTCTATCAATATGTTGTCTGAATGTGAGTATATTATGGAACGTAACAAAGATGGAGAACTGGAAGACCAGATAAATGAATATTATTTACAGCCATATCCAGCATATCGTAAGGGTAGTAAGTTATTTGCAGCGAGTCATATTCCAGAGAAAATCACTGTATTTGGCGTATCTCAGTTCACACAAGATATTCTTAATGCAGACATTTTGAAACAGATGATTGATAAGACGATTATCACACGTACATTTGAAGAAATTACTGGCAAACAGCTTTATGAGATTAAACAGATCGCTTGTGAAATGGGAGAAGAAGAGAAACGTCTGTATAAGGTTGCATTGGACGAGTTCTATAAAATGGAATATCTGTTTGCGAAAACTGGGAACAGCCGGAAAGATGCAATGTTGAAAATTTTGAATCAGTTGCTTGCACTTTTGAAGATTTGCGCTGCGCCTCAGACGTTGAGAGAGTACAATCAGTCGATAATGCCGGAAAAATTCAAAACTGTATTATCACTTTTAGACGAATTTTCTGATGAAAGAGTTGCTATTGGTGTGCGTCATATTTCAGTAGTAAATGCATATGCAAAGGAAATCAGAAAAGCGTTTCCAGGCAGACCTATATTTGTGATTACTGGAAATGAAACTACATTGAAACAGAGAAAGAAAATTGTCAAAGAGTTAAAAGAAACAACAAACGGAATTCTGATAAGCACACAGCAGAGCTTATCTGCAAGTATGAATATTGATTTTGTGAATAAGTGTATTATTCCAGAATTGCACTGGAACAACTCTAGCATGAGTCAGTATTATTTCCGCTTTATTCGTTATACTTCAACGGAATTCAAGCAAGTGTATTTTGTAACTTATGAGAATAGTATTGAAAGCAATCTGTTAAAAATGATTCTTGTAAAAGACAAATTGAATCTGTTTATGAAGGATCAGGATTTGACAGATGATGAACTATATGAACGTTTTGGAGTGGATAGTAATATGCTGCAGAACCTCATGTACAAAGAAAAAACGGAAGAAGGTTATGTAATAAGATGGGGAAATCAAAAAGTATCGTAAAGAAACAACCATATATAAGGAAAGAAATATATTCCATTGATGAAGTATATAACGCTGTAAAAGATGGACTCTTTGAAGAGAAAAAGACATTTGTTGATATGGATGGAGATATGATTAAAGCAAATAGTCAGAGATATCAGACGTTTTTCACAAAAGGAATTAAGTGTTGCCGGTGTGGAATCGAAGGTAGATATTTTGCAAAAGAGAAAAATCCGAATGCAAGAAGATATCATTTGAATCTGTATGCGGTAGATCAAGATGGGGAAGAAGTGATGATGACAAAAGATCATATCATCCCCGTTTCCAAAGGTGGCAAGAATACGCTTGAAAATTATCAGACAATGTGCAGAAAATGCAACGTGCAAAAGGGGAATAAATTGGTTTGACATATGATAGAGAAAATATGCGATGGATAGAATACACAAAACTATCTAATGGACAATCGGCGGTAATCTGTTTTGATAAGAACTATAGACATGAAATAGGAAGTGGATATGATTATGCAGTTGCTTTTGCTATTGCTAATAAAAAGAAAGTTTTAAGGCAGTGGCTTAATAGTGACGGTTACGGCGATTTAGATATGACAACAACTGGGAAATGTGGTGTTGAGGGATTATTGTGGGCTTTTAAAATGGTTCGTGAATTTATAGGAACACATATGTATGAAAATGATAGAATCATTGTATATGGTTCAGATGCAAGAAGACAAAAGGTATATAGACATTTTCTCACTACTAGATTAGGGTTTGAAGAAATACTTGATCCATATTGGGGAAGATGCCTTGCAAAAAACTTATAAACAAACCAAAATAAATGTTGACACAATAATAAAAATGTGGTATCTTATATATAAAGAAAAACACAACTAATAAAAATTCACGGAGGTATTAAAAATGAAGAAATCAACAATCCCTTACACAGTTATGCAGTTAAAGAAAATGTATGAGAAATCTGGAATCCTGGATTTTGATTGCCCTATTCAGAGAAGATATGGAATGTGGGACGATTATAAAAAGAGTCTGTTACCACATTCAATGCTTATCGGGTTTGTCATTCCACCATTGTATTTTACAAAAGAAAACAAAGGCACAAGAGATAAAAAGAACAGACCAGTATCTAATTATTCTTGCATTGACGGTCAGCACAGACTTCGCAGCTTATTCAGTTTTATCAATGATGAGTATGCACTGCATCCAGAAACGCCGGAAGTTGAAATTGATGGAGAAACTTATGAAATCGCTGGATTGAAATTCTCAGAGCTGCCGGAAGAAATTCAGCAGATGATTAACGGATATGTTTTCACGAATTATAACTTAGAAGAATGCACAGATGAAGAAATCGAGGAAATGTTCTTTAGACTGAATAACGGATCTGGATTAAGTAAAACTCAGATTGCCAATGTAAAACTGGGTATGAATCTGGCAAAATTTGTTAAAGAGATTCTTGCCGGAAAGTTCTTTGAAGATGTTTGTCATTTTACACCAGCTCAGTATCGTAGAGCAGCAGACGAAAAGACACTTTTACAAGCTATGATGCTGTTAGATGTAAAAGACGGAGATTACGAACTTACTTCTATCTCAGAAGGTCAGGTAACAAAGTATGCGGAAAAACTGCATGATTCTTATACAGATGAAAAGCGTGAACGTCTTCTTAAAATTGTTAAGTATCTGGAAGACGGATTCGACCAGAAAGAAAAATTTATGAAGGTTGTAAATATTCCGATTTTCATGTACATGGCAGATGAGGCAATCAACAACGATATTAAAGCAGAAGATTTCTACAAATGGTTTGAGATCTTTGCAGACAAATATAACCCGGATTGTGCCTATGCACAGTATTGTTCTACTGGATCTGTCAAGAAAGAGAAGGTGGAGGGAAGAATTTCTGTTATGAGTAAAGATTTCAGAGATTATTTCAAACTTAATGATAACAATAATGAGGTAGAAGAAACAGAAATGGAAGAATCTGATGAATCCAGCGAACAGGTTACAGAGTCTAAAACTCCACTGACTGACGATTTCATGGATGATTTAGATAATGAACTTCCATTTTGCTAAAAAGATTTGAGCGGTGTATGGTAGGTAAATCCTGCCACGCCGTAAAAATAAATTAAAATCAAACAAAAATAAAGGAGAATACACAATGAAATTATTTAAAAACAAGAAAACAGGGAAAATGTATGTAACACTTTCAGAGGAAAAAGATTGCCTGGTGGGATTTGATGGAGTTCCGTATACAGGATCTTCGGACGATGTTGAGGAAGTTTCGACAACGGCATCAGCACAGGATTTTCGCAGATTACGTGAAGAGGCAAATGGTTTTTCTATTGGTTGTAGTGTAAATGTAGAAGATCCTACAAAAGTGACAATAGAAATTACGCATAGTGTAACAAATGAAAATAAAAGAAAATACAAAGTGGGGGATAAGTTTTCGTTTTCTTTAAAGAATGGAGAAAGTGTGACAGCACTTGCGGTTAAGGAAGAAACGGATGGAATGGTCTTCATCTTTGAAGACTGTTTAAGTAAAGCATACCCTATGAATGACAATCTGATGGATATGCTCAATAATGAGTTGTATAAATTATTTCCTGATAAGATTCGAGATGCTATGGTTTCTTTTGATGGCAATAGCATGATTAGAATTCCAACCGAAAAAGAAATTTTTGGTGTTAATAAATATGGCGAGAAAGAATCTGATGATGTAAAGCAGTTTGAGCCGATGAAAAATAGAAGAAACAGAATTGCATTTAGGAACAATGAATTTGAATGGTACTGGTTGAAAAACCGTGGTGTGGGGAGTGCGACTCCCTTCGCTTATGTGAACGACTACGGTAGTGCGAACGGCGGCAGCGCCTCTGGTTCTATTGGTGTTCGCCCGCTTTTCAAAATCAGATTTGTAGAAATCTGAAATCTTTAATCTTACCGCCATTTATGGCGGTATGTTAAAGGCTGTAATTAAGAGAATAGGAGCGTAAAAGGAAATGAAGAAAATTCGTAAAATGATTTGCATTGCAACTATTACATTGATGGCTTGTTTCGCTTGTACGGCTTGTGGGACTACATACCAGGAAGCGGTATCAGAAGAATATGCCACAGATGATAGTATATGTGGAAACTATTTCACAACTATCACGGAATGGGATGATACCACGGCATATTACAAAATCGCATATGCAAAAGATACTAAAGTGAAATACCTAATTATTGTATCTGGATATAAATTTGGAATAACACCATTGTATAACGCCGATGGTACATTACAGGTATATGAAGAATAAATAAAATCAGTTTTTTATTGCAAAATAAATACAATATATGGTTTTAAATGCGGTACAAATACTATATATAGTACAAAGAGAGGCGATTACAATGACATTTACAGAACTTATGTTACAAAAGTTTCCAAACGCAGATTTGCGGAATTTATTTATTGATTGTTGTCCTTGTAACTTTGGCATTGAAACAGAAATGACAAGGCTTTGCAATAATGGTCACGAATGTTTTGAGGATTGTAAAATCTGTTGGAACAGTCAAATAGTTGGGGATTATATTACAACCAAAAAGAAAAATAATAATGAAACTTTGATGGCAGTATGAGCGAAAGATTGGAACAGAAGGAAAAGGAGAGCGAGAAAATGAAGTTAGGAAGAATCGTAACAAGTTTATTAGAGAACGATTTATACAAATTTAGTATGGGACAGGCAATTTATCATCAGTTCTCAGACTACAAGACAACATGGAGTTTCAAATGCCGGAACAAAGACGTACATTTCACAAAAGAAATGGTGGAAGAAATAAGAGAGCAGATTAAAGCATATTGCGAGCTGCGGTTTACAGAAGACGAACTGGGTTATCTGGACGGTATCAAGTGGATTAAAGGATCTTACATTGATTTTCTGAGACTCTGGAAACCACGATATGAAGATTTCACAATCACAGATGATGCAGAATGTGGACTTGTCATTGAAACTGCCGGTACATGGTTAAATACTTCTATGTACGAAATCCCGACACTTGCTATTGTAAATGAAGTGTATTTCAGAATGGAGTATGATTATGACGAGTTGTTAAGCAGCTTCAAGGAAAGACTGGATAACAAGTATGCAAATCTTCGCAATGGTCATTGGTATTGTGGCACATTTTCAGAGTTTGGACTTCGCCGGAGATTATCTGCAGAAGCACAGGAACTTGTTGTTGAGAAGTTCTCACATTTGAATGATACGGCGCATTGTGCATCAAGATTTATTGGCACTTCAAACGTATTTCTTGCGAAAAAATACGGAGTTACACCAGTTGGCACAATGGCACATGAATGGATTATGTGCGTAGGACAGGGAAATCACAAGCACAATCCGGCATATTCTAATTGGTATGCACTTGATGCATGGGTTAAGGAATATGGAGTTTTGAATGGTACAGCACTGACAGATACAATTACAACTGATTGTTTCCTGGAAGATTTTCAGCTTACATTCGCAACATTGTTTTCTGGCGTTCGTCATGATTCGGGTGATCCGATGGTGTGGGGTGAAAAGATGATTAAGCACTATGAAAAACTGGGGATTGATACGAAAACAAAAACATTGCTTTTCTCTGATTCACTGGATTTTGAGAGAGTAGATAAGATTTGCCGACATTTTTCAAAGAAAGCAAAAGTCGCATTCGGAATCGGCACATATTTGTCAAATGATACTTGCGTAAGTCCACTCAATATCGTTATGAAGACTACAAAATGCAATGGTCAGGATGTGGCTAAAATTTCCGATGTTGAAGGAAAGGGAATGTGTAAGAATCCAGAGTATGTGGATTATTTGAAAAGATCAATTGGTTGGAGAATGGAGTCCTCAAAGAAAGCAGAAATGGACGAAAAACTGACTTCATATTTTAAAAGCAGTTTTACGGGAGAAAAGACACCTGTTTTAATGCAGGGTAGTGGGAAAAGTAGAATGTAAAGAAAGGCGGTATCTGAAATGAGTTTTAATGCAAAAGAAGTAAAAGATAAGTGCGTAGAGTGGATCAGAGAATGGTTCAAAGAAAATGGGAATCAGTGTAAAGCTGTAATTGGAATCAGTGGAGGTGTTGACTCTTCTGTAGTAGCTGCATTGTGTGTGGAAGCATTAGGGAAAGAAAGAGTATACGGCGTGTTAATGCCACAGAACAGTCAGGATGACATTGATTATTCTTATGAGTTATGTGAACATCTGGGAATTGAACATTGTGTTATTGATATTGGTAATACTGTAGAGGATATGTTGACTCTTATGTACATTAAAAGTGGAATTAAAGTTTCTAATCAGACAGAAATAAATATTCCGGCTAGAGTAAGAATGGTAATGTTGTATGCAATTTCTCAGTCGATTGACGGGCGTGTTGCAAATACATGTAATTTGTCTGAAAATTATGTTGGTTACAGTACAAAATATGGAGATGCAGCAGGGGACTTTTCGCCACTGGAATCACTGACAAAAACAGAAGTAAAAGCGATTGGTAAAGAACTTGGACTGCCGGAACGTCTGGTTGTAAAAGTTCCAACTGACGGTTTATGTGGAAAGACAGACGAAGAAAAACTGGGATTTTCATATGATGTACTGGATAAGTATATCAGAACTGGCGAAATTGAAGACATGCCAAAGAAACGTTCGATTGACACATTGCATATGTTGAATGATTTTAAAATGAAACCTATGGCACATTTTGAGTATACAGGAGAATAGCATATGAGTAAAAACCACGCAAAAGAACTTTTTGGAAAATTTAATGAGAACACAGATGATTATGACAAGTACATAGACACTGTAAAATATTGCGAATCTATAGAGGATGAAATTAGATCGGAAGAAAATGTAAAATTTCATGCTAAACTTCGCAGATTAGAAGGTTTGTTAAGTTGTCCTAATTGGAGAGAAAGAAAAAATGATATGTTATCACTTATTCATAAGGTACAGGCAGAGATAGAGCTTAAATATGGGGATTGCATAGCAAAAGAAAGTAAAACAATGTGTTCACAAGTCGGAAAGCATATTAAAGGAGAAGATAATGGGAAAAATAATATACGCAGAGAAAATAACTTGTCAGAAGTTTATAAATCTGTTCAAACTTCACGCAAAAACGAAAGATGAAAAAGATATTGAATATATGGTTGCTTCAAGAGCCAAAGAAGTTGATGAACTAAAAGCGATCAATCCAAGTAAACAAGTTGATGCTGTTGCAATTTGTGCAACAACAGAAGAAGGAAAACTGGTACTTATCAGACAGTACAGATATGCAATCGGTGGTTATATCTATGAACTTCCGGCTGGACTTGTTGACGATGGAGAAAGCGTTTGTGATGCAGCAATAAGAGAAATGCATGAGGAAACAGGGTTGACACTTGAAATCACAGATTTGCCGATTGGAAATAAGGGCGGTTATTCAAGTGCTGGAATGACTGACGAAACTTGCACACTTGTAGTAGGCAAGGTAACTGGCGAAATTTCCGATAAATATAAAGAAGCGTCAGAAGAAATTGAAGTATTGCTTGTAGATAAAAAAGAAGCAGCACGTATCTTAAAAGAAGAAAACGTATGTATCAGATTAGCTCTTGTGCTTATGATGTTTATACATGAGTAGGAGGGCGTTATGACAATACATAAGAAAGGAAAAGAGCGTGACTATGAGAAGAAACGCACGATTGCCCACATAATTGTTATTCTGGTTGCCTTAGTGTTACTTGCTATTATTTTAGTGGTGGCAGTAAAGAAGTCCAACCAAACAGAAAAGAGTGTCACAAAACCAAATCCAGAGTCACTTGTCATTGAAGAATCAATCCAAGAAGATAACGATTCATCATTTGAGCCGGATTCTGAGAGTGTGAAGAAATTTCAAGACAAATATTCTATGGACTGGGGTTTTGTAGATGCTCAGTATCTATTAAAAATAGCAGAATATCATGGTGGAACAAAAGAAGAACGTGCATATACAATTCTTGTAACACTAAATAAAGTATTTGAAGAACGTAGATCCATACAAGATATAGTTCTTGAAGAGCTGTATGATAATGATGGACTGGAATCAGATGACTTTGAAAAAATTGTTGCAACAGATGCAACGAAAGAAGCATTAAAGATGATAATGTATGATCGGTTCGATAATAGTGCTGGTTCTACAGAATACAAAGAATTTTATAATTAAACCATAATAAATGGTTGACAAATTAAGAAAACATGATATACTATAATCAGAAACGAGGTGATATGAAATGTCAGGCACAAACTTGAATCGGATTAAAAACAAGCGTATGCAGAAAAATAACACTTCTGGTGTTACCGGCGTTTCTTTTCATTCAGGAATGGGACAATGGTATGCAAGAATCTCTTTTAAAGGGAAAACGTATAGCTTGGGTTATTTTGATGAACTTGATGATGCGGTTAAAGCCAGGAGAGATGCGGAAAAGAAGTTGCATGATGGTTTCATATCTCAAATAAGCCATAATAAAGTTATAGAAGTGTAAAGGAGAAGAAAGATGATTAAACAGTTAATCCAGACAGAAACAAAAGTATTAAGCTCAAATACCGTTATTGATTGTGGCAACGGCGATGTTGCTATCGGTATGGCAGATGTAAAGGGCACGCCAAATGTGCTTATTACATTTTCTAATATTCCACAGCAGGAAGTTGGATCAAGTGTAAAAAATAAAGACGTTATCAATACGCCGGTTGTAGTATCTTTTGATTCTGTCGAGAGTATCAAGGTTTTGAATAAGACTGTACAGGCTGCAATGAATAAGCTGAAAAAGAAAGAAGATGCAGCAAAGAGAGTAGCTTTACCGCATTTTATTGTAAAGACTGAAAGTATTATGATTCCGAGTTCTTTCAAATGTACAAATCCGAATGCAGAGAAGATCATGAGTTGCCAGCAGTATTTCAATGAAAATGGAAAGCTGGACGAAGCCATTGACGTAACAAGCACCCTTACACTTACAGATGGATATGTGAGATATCTGGTTGCGAAATACAACAAACTGGAAAAGGTAGAAGTTGTTGCAGCAAACGGTATTGATATCAAGGTTGGAAACCAGGTTATTAAATTTACGTCAGACGATATCAGACTTTCTTATGGTCTGGGAAAAGACGATGAAACAGGCGAAAAGAAGTTCTACTTATCCATTGTAAATGGTGGTAAGAGATATGAAGTTCCGGCAGAGGATAATGTAGAAGCTGCCACAATGGTTAAGAAGATCACAAATGTATTCGATGCAAAAATCGGGATTGCAGCAGTTAGCACAATGAACTTTGGATTAAAAGAAAGACTTGAAGAAGCCGGTATTACTGTTGCATACGCATAACAAACAAAAATAAAGGACAAAACATTATGATTTACAATATAGTTGGAGATTTATTAAAACAGGATAAAGTAGATATAATTTGTCATCAGACAAACTGTAAAGGTGTGATGGGTGCAGGAATTGCATTTCAGATTAAAAGAGCTTATCCAGAAGTATTCAAAAAGTACAAAGAGTTTTGTGATGAATATGAAAACATTTTACTTGGAAGAACATTATTCGTAAATTGTAATGACGGAAAAGTTGTTGCAAATCTGTTTGGTCAGGATGGCTATGGTAGAGGATTCTGCCAGACAGATTATGTGGCACTTGAAAAGGCGATTGCTACGGTGGCAAAAACCGCAGCCAAATATAAAAAGAGTGTCGGATTTCCGTACAAAATTGGTTGTGATTTAGCCGGTGGCGATTGGTCAATAGTAAGCAAAATCATAGAAAAATATTTTATGGATTCTGAGGTGGATTGCTACATCTGTTCGCTAACACAGGAACAGGAGCATGAATGTTAAATAAGAAAGAATTTATAAATGTGGTCAGTGGCACTACTGGAAAATCTAAAAAAGAGGTTGAAAGTGCCGTTGACCTGGTACTTGAAGGTATCAAGTATGCCTACAAGTATTATGATGGTGTAAAGTTCGTTGGTTTTGGTACTTTTAAGAAAAAGACAACGAAATCACGAATGGGCACAGATCCAAACACACTTGAACGAATTAAAATCGAGTCAAATGTGTTACCAAAATTCATTCCGGGAGCAGAACTGAGAGGAATCTTTGCTTAGTTCCCGGAAATTCAAAAGAAAGTGCAGATAAATTATGAGAGCGTTCAGGAGTGGGAAAAGAGACTTTGTAAAAGACGAGATAGTATTTGTTGTTGATAAGCTGGACAATTTTATGAATATATTGATTGGCAAAATCAATACATACGCTGGTTATGGAAAATACTATGTTGATTTATATACGGTTACGGAGAAAAAAGAAGATATTGATCCGAACCTTAATATCAGAATTGGAGATGATGCTGGTATTAGAGAGTGGATTAACAGAGGATATTTAGTATTACGGTCAACCGTTGAACATTACCATAAAAAGCATCCAGATTCTCCATTATATATTGTTGAGCGAAAAGATAATATTTTTCATTCTTGGAAAGATTCGGTGGATGAATTTAACCGAAGGAAAGAAGAAAAGAAAGTCGAAGAAGAACGGCGCAGCAATATGACAGAATATCAGCTTTGCAGAGAAGACAATGCTGTATATTTGAAAAAGTGTGGTCTTTCCGATGAGGAAATTTCTGAATGTCTCAATTTGATTGATGAAAATGATTCACTACCAGATATGGAAGATATTGATATCAGACGTTTTGGGAATGAGGTTCAGTGGAAATATCGTAGTAAATGGGAAAAGTTAATTGAACTTAACCGACCAGAGGAAGAAAAGCATAGTGAAAAATACTATGCAAATATATACCATGTGTGGGATATGGATCAAGAACCTGTTTTTAGAGGGTATACCAATGAATCGCCGGAGTCTATGTTTGAGAAATATAGTGATTATACAGAGTATTATTTTCACGTTGCCAACAAAGAGTGGAGCATCGAAAAAGGTCTTGAAATTCCAGTGGGATATGGTAGTTGTGTTGCAGCAGATGAAAATGGAGAGTTAAAACCGGCACTTGTTATAGAGTATTTGACAGAACATGGTTCTTTTGAGCTGGTTGGTGGGAAACTTAGGCATTTTGACATTTCCATTGATTATAAACATAGCGTAAATACTTTTTGGATTTCTGTGCTTTCAAAAACTAAACTGAGCAACCAGGAAATCCGTGAATGGTTCTTAAAGAGAATCGGAAAAGTAACGGGGAAATATGAGGATCTTTTCAAAGAGAAAATCAATGAGCTGGACATCAGAAAAGCATAAGGGGATGAAATTGGATTCGATTGGGCATGGAACGGATATAATTCGCAGGAGCGACTACCTAATAGTCAAACTTAAAATAAACGCTGAAGAATTAAGAATGGTAGCGTAAGCTATATCAGTCTGTGAGATTGGGATATTGGTAACAGGCTGTATTAAGAGCTAATATCCAAAAGGAGAATGTTTTCTCTGTAAGTTGACTCTTCAAAAAACAACAGAGTGGTGGACGTTGTAAGAAACCTTTACAAACCCAAAAACGGAGTAGTTACTTGATTCACTGGGGCAACCGTTTTCAAACAAAATGCCCGAATGAATGGTATTGCGTAAAAGATTATATAATTAGTACGTGTTTAAGACGGGGGTTCGACTCCCCCCATCTCCACTGTAATAGCTGGTTATTGTTGTTACGGCTATTACTAAAAACCTTTCTATCTAAACGGGGCGATGTAAAAATCGTCCCAAATAAAAAAATTACACAACTTTAAACAAACAATAATAAAGAAAACGCTTGCAAAAGTCATAAAAGTATGATAGTATATATATTGTAAAGAAGAGATAAGAAAGGAATTCAACATGTCAAAGAAAAGCAAAGAAAAAGGATTGTCATTTGTATATGACAGAAATGGTGAGAAAATGCATTGTGGTGTAACATCTATTTCTGAATTTAGAAAATTAGGAAATTCAAATAATCCTTTTGCTCCACAGATGAGCGAAGCAGTAAAGGGTGTCTTTATTTTTGGTGTGGAATTTCCGCAGTATGATGGATATACTGTAAAAGAACTTATCAAAGTTTTAGAAGAAATTGATTTTACATCAAAATTAACAAGAGAATAGGAGAGTGAAAAATGTATTCAATTAACAGACAGGAAACAATTAACCCAGACTTTGATATGATTAACAGAATTGTGGACAAGCTCAATTCAAAGTTTGATCCAAACGATGCATACCATCACAGTAATGCAGAATCAGAAATGTTTGAGTTCCAGATGAAGATAGACGATAAACGCCGGGAAGCATGGCAGATCGTATTCATGGGGCATCACACAGTAGCAAGCGGTAGCTTTTTTGGATTTGATTATTCAGATTGCCAGGAAGAAGAGTATATTACACTGGAAGGAAAAAATGAAAGAAAAATTTATATGCTTGCAGTGTCAAATACGGTTAATGTAATCACAAAATTCATTGAATTTATTTCAATGTCTGATACTTCTTATCAGAACAAAAAGAAATGGATTGACACATTAAAGAAAGGTCTTGAAGACGAAGAGTAAGCCATAATAGCAGAAAGGGGCAGTATTATGGAAGGATATATTATTGATGGAACATCTGCAAGAATCATCAATTTCCCGACAGTAGAGAAGACTTTAGAAGTAGTTGAAAAACCTGAAAAGAAAGGTAACTACAAGAAAAATTATAAAGTTGGCGAAAAACAGGAAGTATATCCGTTCCGTACTCAGGAGGATCTGGAACTGATGTATAACCATTTCGTAGAGAAAAAACAGTATCGTAATGCTTTAATGTTTGTTATTGGAATCAATGTAGGACTTAGAGCAAGTGATTTGTTGGAACTGAAATGGAGTCAGATTTTCGATGAAGATGGTAGTATTGTGAATGGAATTACAGTCAAAGAAGATAAGACTGAGAAGTTCCGTACATTCTATCTTAATGAATCATGCAAAACTGCCATTATTGAATATTATAACGGTTTAAAGAAAAAACCGGCAAAAAGCGAATATGTTTTCAGTAGTCGAAAAGGAGATGGACACATAGAGGTTCGTCCGGCTGGTCTTATTCTGAAAAATGCTGCAAAAGCCGTAGGTATTAAGTATAATGTCGGCACTCATTCAATGAGAAAGACTTTTGGTTATTGGCAGTTACAAGCTCATAAAGATGATGCTTTGTTTTTATGTCATTTACAAGAAATGTTCAATCATTCAAGTCCGCAGATTACATTAAGGTATTGTGGTTTGGCAGAAGAGGAAATGGAACAGTATTATAATGATGTGAATTTGTTATAATATAAACAGACGTAAATAAAGGAGAAGCAATGGTTACATGTAAAGATTACGCTCGGTTTGTAAAGGATAAACTGAAAACGAAGATTAAGGGAATGGAGAAAAAGCCAGTTTTGGCGATTATTCAAGTCGGTGACAATCAGGCTTCTAATTCTTATGTGAAAGGCAAGATTAAAGATTGTGAAGAAGTTGGGATTAGATGCATTGTAAGCAAACTTGATAAAGCCATTGAGGAACATGAGTTACTTTATCACATTGAATTGACCACATGTGTAGCAGACGGTATTATCGTTCAGTTGCCATTACCAAAACATATCAATGTTGAGCATGTGAAAAATGCCATTCCAAAAGAGAAAGATGTTGATGGTTTTCGTCAGGACAGTAAATTTGATTGCTGCACGCCAAAAGGAATTATTGATTGGCTTTATTTCAATGGCTATGACGTATGCGGTAAAAATGTTGTTGTTCTTGGCAGAAGTGAAATTGTTGGAAAACCACTTGTAAACATGCTTATTGATCGTGGTGCAACGGTTACATGTTGCAATAGTCATACAGATTATGGATATGAGATGCAGATGTGATTGTATCAGCTATAGGAAAAGCAAAATTCCTTGATTGGGCAGATATTGGTTCGGATTGTGAGATTGTCGTTGATGTTGGAATCAACAGAGATGATGCCGGGAAATTGTGTGGAGATGTAAATAGGGAGTCAGTTGAAAAACTTCGCCCAGATACATATGTTACTCCTGTTCCTGGTGGCGTAGGATTACTTACAAGAGTCTCGCTTTTGAAGAACGTAGTTGAAGCTCATGAAAATGGATATACTGAAAATGCAGTAGAAGATGCAATTTCACTTTTACGGAAAAATGATTATTTCGTGAGAAAGATTCCGAAGAATTTATGCGAAACTGCAAAGGAATGCAGTGAAACAGGATGTGGAGAATGCTTAGACTGTAGTTGCTTTGCATGTATGATTGGCAATGAGTAACAGATATACGAGGCTTGAAGAAAGATGCCCATTACTGGGAGATTATTGTAATCAGGAAGAAAAGGATTGCGATAAATGCATCAATCAAGAAAAAGCATGGCAAGATATACAGTGCTACATTGAATGTCACGATTATGGTATATCTTGTGGTTTTCTTGAAAAGTATTACAAGATGTTCTATTTGCCGGGATTATATGTAAATCCTATAATTCTTGACATTATTAAAAATAACAAAGAAGCATGTAAACTATTGTTTGAAAAATAGAGGTAAGAGAATGGTCGGGTATAGTTACGACAAAGAAAATAAACAAAGAGATTACACCTATATGGCAAGAGAAAAGAAATCGAGAAACATTGTTTGTGGGTATGTCGCAATTCATAAACCGTGGTATGAGCCAGAAAGTAACTGGACGTATTATATGTTTTATGACAGCTATCGTCCTGGTGGTTTCTGTGGTGGTGCTATAAATGAAGGACTCAAAAAGGTTGAAATTGATCCGAATACAATCGTGCCATGTACTCAGGTTGCGGAGATTATAAGTGTTCTGCAGTCCGGCGATATCGTACATATAGAAGGTAAAGATTTGCCGGAAATGATGACTACAGCAATGATTACAAGTGTTGATGATATGTACAGATATTACAACCGTGAAGACATTGATTATGTGGTCGAAAGATTTGGAGAGCCATCCAAAGAGAAAGAATTTATAAATGTCAGAAAGGCAGGGCATTTTCAGGATTTCGTTGATGGGATAATCGAAAAACAGAAAACCGCAAAAAGAAGTGAATTGCTTGCAGCTATAACAGATTTTTGGAATGCGTGGAAATCTATTTACAGTGAAGTTATTATTGGCACTGGTGGAGAATATGACTATGAGTATATCGAAGAAGAAAATGGTAAGTTTACCAGTTCTTTGTTAGATGGAGAATATGACAGTTTTGATGAAATTGTCAAAGATTTCTGTAAAGTTGTTGATCCAGATGATGTTGCCGGTTTTAATTATGGCAAGAGAAGGGCAAAAGAGCAATGCGAGAAGCAAAAGTGCTAAATAAGTACAATTTAACATTAAAAACCGCCAGAAAACTTGAAGTTGGCGATGAATCAAAAATGTGTGAACCTTTGTTTTGGCGAAACAATGTAGTCAATGCATGGTGTATCAGCCGGAGCATTGGAACAGATGCAGACAGAAAGTTTTGTAACGACAATGAGATATGGATAGGAATTTATGATGAACCATATTATCGCAGGAGAGTTCATATTCATGTGAATTGTTGGGGCGGTATGGGAAAATATGAATTTTGCGATTTCTACAATTATAAGGAAATTGAGAATGAAAGAGATTTGAAGACTCAGGAAAAACTTCTGGAAGTTCTCAATATGCTTATAGATGAAGGAATCTTAAAAATTCCAATAAACAAACCGTAATAAATGCAAGGAAGTGATAAAAATGAATGGTGAAGAGTTCATACAGACATGTAGCTCAATGGGATATTCGTCAAAGAAACTGGCGAAGAAATACGTTGAGAAAAACCAGAAAGATACTTATGACATGGACGATATTATAAATGTACATAGAAAAAGCGGTAATTTCAAGGGTAATCATACATGTGGATTAAGCAATATTCCAAATGGGAAAACGACAGCATTTCAGAACGCTTAATAGGAGATTGAAATGAAAATAGATTATTTATACCGGCACAAGGAATTCAAGAAAGTTTTAGAGAAAGAGCTTGATAGACTAATCGAAGGGAAAATCAACCAAATAAGAATCAAAAATATTCCGTCTGATATATTTTGTGAAGCAACGGGATGCGAAGCCAATGATTTTAACGGCTGGCAGTGTGATTGGTGGGGACATTTCCAGTATAAAGGATATAAGTTCGGCGTTTGCGGTTGTGCCTGGTATGGAACAGTTAGCGTGAATTTAGAAAGGTAGGTATGTATGTCAGTATTTGAAGAGATGTTCGGAGATTATCTCAATGCATACAAAAATACATCTCAGTATAAAGATGGTAGCATGTTGGATATTGCACTCAGAAAATCAGAGTTCGAGAAGAACTTAGATGAAATGTGGGCGATTTATGCAAAAGGGTGTACGCAGCAAATTGTTGAGTATAATAGGGGTATCGAACAGATTAAGAGTGCAGGGGTTAAGGTATATAGAAATTCTGTTGGAAAGCATAAAATTGTAATACCTACTTAGGAGATCAATGCGAATAATATAAGGTATGACAAAAGATAAAATTGAAGTTTTGTTAATTACACAGGTGATATGTAATGTATAGAAAATTAAAAGAGTTAAATATTGGTGGAACTTTTAAATCAAATTTATGTGATTTTGTAGTTATTGAGAAAAGAGAAAACGAAACAGTTTTAGTTGCAACATATGATACATTTAACAATATTAAATGTAATTTTAATGCCACAAGTAGAACTGAAAATATATACGCCTCAAGTGATTTGAGAAAATATATAGAAAATAAAATATATGAAAAATTTGTAGAGCAATTTGGAAAAAATATAATTCCATATAAGTCAGATGATGATATGCTGTACCTTATTAGATCAATATCGCTAAGTGAATATAATATTTTTAGAAATAAATGTTGTAAAGCATTTTCAAGCGATTTTTGGTTGGCATCAAAATACAACAGTGACGAAAAAACGGTTATGTATGTTGAAGCATCTGGTTCTGTAAAAAATACAAAACATTATGGTGAGAAAAAAGGGTTGATATTAGTATGTGCATTAGATGGTAATATAGAAGTCGATGAAGATCCAAAAGTAAAAGAAAAAATTGTTTCAATTGAAACTGATATAGGGTATGAAAGCCATATGCGTGAAATTTCATATGAAAGGTTAGGAGTAATACAATGAAAAAAGAAGAATTAGTAAGAAATGAAATGGTCAAAGCCATGAAAGAAAAAGACAAACCTAAAAAGGAAACGCTTTCTCTCTTACTGGCAGCATTAAAGAATGCGGAAATTGACAAAATGGGAATTTTATCTGAATCTGAAGAGGATGCAGTAGTCCAGAAGGAAATCAAACAGACAAAAGAAACCCTGGATCTTGCACCGGCAGATAGAACAGATATCATTCAGGAGTGCAAGTATCGCATTGAAGTGCTGAGTCAGTTTGCGCCGAAGATGATGACAGAAGAAGAGATTGAGGTTACAATCGCTGGTGTGCTGAGTGATTTAGGTATCGAGAATCCGACCAAAAAAGAAAAGGGTAAAATCATGAAGACACTTATGCCGATGGTCAAGGGTAAAGCTGACGGGAAACTGGTAAATCAGATTTTGGAAAAGAAACTGGCATAATTGTTATGTATATTGGAAGTTATGTTTTTATCAAAGAGCGTTGTATATCAGAACTTAGAAAGAAAAATCCAGAACTGGCAAATAGTTTGGCATATAAGGTGGGTAAAATCGTTGGGTTTGATGGTGCAACATGGACATTTAATGTCAAATTTGGCGATGAAGAATATTTACTTAGAAGATATCAGTTGGAGGAAATATCTGAAAAAGAGTTGCAATTAGTTAATTCCATTTCAGGTAATTGGAAGAAAATGAGTTCAGTGCAGAGTTATTATGTGATTGCCGGAATGGATTTGTCTGCATTTAAAACAGATAAATATAAAGGATGGCAATGGTCTGAGGCATGGGAGAACTACACATGTAATCAGTCAAGAGGAAAAATTCAGTTGTTCGATGATCCAACGTATTTATATATTGGCTATATTCTGGCAGCAGGAGATGAATACGGTTTTAATACCGCTATGATAAAGCCGGAAGAAGTCGAAGAACATCAACAGCAAGTAATCGAGGAAATAAAACGACTGGTAAAAATTGGGGTTATATCTGAAAAAGTATTAGGCTCTATTGATTACGGTCTGATTGTTTTTGCAGATTACAGATAGGAGTATTATGAAAATAGTAAATAATTGCATTGATTGCGTATATGATTTTCAAATGAGAGAATCATATCGTGATAAACTTGTACATGCAATGCCAACAGATTTAATAGTAAGAATGGCTTCTGTTTTGGTTATCAAACCGTATGGGGATAAATTCTATGTTGTAAAATCAAGATACGATAGGGAACTTCTTTATAACAAATTACTTAAAGAAGATTTTAAGGTAATTTCCAATTCGGATTTTGAAGGCTATAAGGATTGTATTGAATTTGCGAAAAGAGTAAGGGAGCTAATCAATCCGGGGGAGTGCATCGTATATAAGATGAACAACAAGAAGTTTGATGAAAATTATGAGCTGGTGCGGAATACAAATTACAGTACAAACATCTATTCGTTATATAAGATGGTTATGAAACGTGATCCGAGAGCCATTGATGAAATCGAATCTCTGCATTAAATGTAATACATATGGGCGAATTTCATGGACTTTACCACCATGCCACTCTTTCACTGGGTACTGATATAGTCTGTCAAAATTTTCATGGTTTCCGCACACGAACACAGTTGTAAACGGCTTATCTTCTAGCCATTTCAGCCAGTACCGCTCGGATGCAGATTCTCCACTTTCTTCCCAGACCATACCAAAATCTCCGCAAATAATCACGATATCATCTCTTGTCATTTCCTTCTGTTCATAAAAGGAATGCATACCTAGGCGTTCCGGGCTGCCGTGAATATCTCCTGTAATATAAATCATTGTTGTTTCCCTCCAAAAATTTTAAGCATTTCATATGCCATATTATGCATATAGTGGTTTCCAAGCATCATACCTATAATTTCTTTTGCTTCTTCAATTGAAGGATTGAAATTTTTCGCATTTGGTGGGGCAAGTAGCCATGATATCAGAGATGGTATTATTGATCCGGCAGAAGATGAAAACTGGCGTGAAACAGCTAAAGAATGGTATAAAGCCGGGAAGATGTATCGCATTAAAGGGATTTCATGGTGGGAACAGGAGCTTCCGACACAAAAGGAAATGGATAATGGTATCAAGAATCTTGAACGTGTTGGAAATAAAGTAGATTACATTATCACTCATTCGCCATCTGCAAGTGTGATTGCACTGTTAGGGCATGGATTGTATGAACAAGATGTACTTACAAGATACTTGGAAGATATTCGATCTAAGGTAGAGTATAAGAAACATCTCTGCGGTCACATGCATGTAGATAAGGCAGTTAATGAAAAAGACATTATTCTGTATGAGCAGATCGTCCGGCTTGCTTGACAAATTTGTAATCTATGCTATAATATTAACATGCGAAAATAAAGGTTGACAATCAACAAATAATATGATATCTTATAGGAGAAGCAAATAGTGAATATAGTATTGATTATTATTTTGTTCGGCTTTATATATGGAAGCAGCTATTTCAGATTTCATGAACCATACGGACTGGATAATACATATAATGCTTTAGGCTATTATATGTTATCAGTAAAATGGTGGAATATTGAATTCAACTGGTGTACATACAAAAACAAATGGCAAGTTGATATTAAACTGAGATTTATAAGAAAATGGAAGCCGAGAAAATACAGAGAAAGATATGTGATATTTAATGGTGCAGGTGTAAGAACCTACACTTTAGATATAATATAAACAAACAATAATAAAGGGACAGACAATGAAAAACAAGATAACAACGATAGTGAGTTTTATGATTATCTTGATAGTGTGGAAAGTTGTATCTTTACAAGTAAACAGCTTGTTTGTGCCAGATCCGTTAAAAGTATTTGAAGACGGTAAGACATTACTTGCTACTGGACAATTACAAATAGCAATGTTGTATACGTTTAGGAGAATAGCAATAGCGTCTTGTTTGGCAGGGATTGTAGCATTACCGATTGGCTTGCTAATATATAATTTCCCTATTTTTAGATATTCATTGAATCCGATAATCAGTCTTTTTAGATATGTTCCAGTTACGGCGTTTTACCCGTTGTTAATCATGTGGCTTGGAATTGATGAGAAAATGAAAATTGCATTTTTGTTTATTGCAGCTTTTGTTTATATGATGCCATCAGTTGTAATCACATTGGAAGATATCAACCAGGGCTTGATTGATACAGGCTATACAATTGGAATGAATAAATTCCAAGTTATCACAAGAATACAGTTACCGGCGATGCTGCCTAGCATAATGAATAGTTTTATCATGTGCTTTGGAATTGGATTTACCTATTGCGCAGTGGTAGAAACAATCAATGCGAAATATGGAATTGGTTACATGATCCAACAGGCATCAGCAAGAGGAAAGACAGATTTAGTATTCTTAGGAATATTGGTCATAATGGTAATCAGTTTTTTGTTCGATAACATAGCAAAATTTATTGTAAGAAAAATTTTTAAATGGAGGTATATCAATGATTCAAATTAAGAAATTGACCACTGGCTATTCAAGGGATAAGCCCTTGTTAAAAGATTTCTCTTTTGATTTTAAAGATAATCGAATCTATGGAATCTTAGGAGAATCTGGATGTGGGAAAACGACATTGCTGAAAACTATGGCTGGCTTAATATATCCGTTGTCTGGCGAAATATATGTAGATGGTAGCATTTTAACAAAGGCTTACAAAAATGATATTTACATGATGCACCAGAATTACACTTGTTTCAATTGGATGACTTGTTTAGATAACATACTAATCATCGAAAAAATAAACCATAATAAAGTGACAAACGATATAAAAGCAAATGCACTGCATATGCTTGAACGAGTTGGACTGAAAGCATACGCATATAAATATCCGATGCAATTATCTGGTGGAATGAGACAGAGGCTTGCACTTGCAAGAGTGCTGTATGCTCAACCGAAGATATTACTGATGGATGAGCCATTGTCTGCATTAGATGAAATAACAAGAAAATCAATGCAGGATTTGATTATAGAAACACAGAGAGATATGGAAGTACATAAAGCGTGTGAAGCAAATCTGAAAAAACTTTGTAGAGATTCAAAAGAAGTAGTTGAGAACATGAGGGTTAAAGAACAGTTAAATGATGTTTATGACAGCATGGATGAATTGAAAAATACTACGGCAACAGACAAATTACTTGCTTCTATCAAAGAGAAGAATGAAGATTTGAATGCTTCTGTTGCTGGTGCAAGAGTAGTGCATGAAAATAAAACATCTACGAAGGTACAGCGAGTAAATGAAAAAGCAAAGAAAATTGAAAACGATGAGTACCTTGAAAGCCTTAAAAAGAAGTACAACAGAAAGTAATAAGGAGAAGAGTAATGAAAAGATTTAGATTAACAGTTGCTTCAAAGATTTTAATTGTGCTTGTAGTTATTGCCGTACTTGTTGGGGCAGTTTTTGGAGCAGGTAAACTTGGATTCATTGGAAGTAAAAAAACAAGCAATAAGACCACATCAACATCGGTGGCGAAAGCGGATGATGACGGAAATGTTATCAATACGAAGAAAGACAGTAGTGATACTATTAACCTTTCTCTTGATGAATGGATTGGTTGGAAAGAAATCATTGATGCGAATGGTGGTTTATCCACTCAGCCAGGATCAATTTACGATAAACTTGGTATTAAGGTAAATATCAGTGTTATCAATGACGCAACACAGAGTAGCAATGCAATGATTAAAGGAAACCTTGATGCAGCCGGATATACAATCAACAGAACAGCATTTCTTTCAACAAAATTTAAGGAAGCTGGAATGGATGTAATTATGCCGTATATTACAAACTACTCTAATGGTGGTGACGGTATCATTGCAAGTTCAACAATCAAGACAGTAGAAGATCTGGTTGACGCAAAAATCGGTGTTCCAGAGTTTTCAGAGGCACATACATTAGTTGTATGGTTTGTAAATCAGTCTGATTTAAGCAAGGATCAGAAACAGAAGATTATTGATAACTTAATCATGTTTGAGACACCAGATGAAGCAGCAAAAGCATTTTTCGCCGGAGAACTTGATGTAGCAGCTACATGGGAACCGTACTTAACACAGGCTAAGAATATGACAGACGCTCATATCTTCTTTAGTACAGCTAGTTCTTCCAGTCTTGTAATGGATGGTATTCTTTTCAATAAAGAATTTGCTGAGAACAATTCAGAAATTGTAAATAAATTTATTCAGGGTGCATTAGAAGCATCAGATTTATATGATACAGATATGACCACAATTAAAAGTGTAATGCCTATGTTCTCAACCGCTTCCGAACAGGATATCAAGGATAACTGTGCATCCGCAAAACTGACAACATGGAAAGACAATAAGAATCTTCTCAATGATACCGCAAAAACAATCTTCAATAATATGTGTGTTGTATGGAACAGTATCGGAGAAGAGACAAATGATAACCTTGTAAATACACTGTTTGATGATTCTTACATCAATGCAATTGAGGGAAACTGTGATACAAGTACAGTATCTAAAACTGAAACTGCAACAGTAACAGAAGAGAATACTCAGGAAGTTATTGATACACAGTCTCTTATCAAAGGTACTGCATCCGTAACATTTGAGAAAAACACTGCAAAATTCACAGACTCTAAGGCAGCATCAGAAGAGCTTAATCAGTTCATTGAGATTGCCAAAGTCTTAGATGGAACAATTATTGAAATTGCCGGAAATACAGATCCGAATCCAGACACAGATCCGAATGATGAGTACAACACAAAACTTTCTCAGCAGAGAGCAGAGGCAGTTAAGAACTACTTCATCATGAATGGTATTTCAGCAGATAGAATCGTGTCCGTTGGAAATGGTTCTAAAAATCCAGTAGTTGAAAATGATACAGAAGAACACAAAGCAATGAACAGACGTACAGATGTATCATTCAAAATTATTGAGCAGTAAATATGATTATATTGTCAGTGCCAACTTTGCTCGTAATAGTGGGTGTCAGCTATGTGCTTGGAGTAATTACAAGCCGAGTTAAAAGGAAGAAGTAAGAAGAGATAGCGGTTGGTGAAATATCCAATCGCTATTTTTACAATAAGGAAGTTATATGCGAAAAGAGATTTTTGACAAAGATTTAATTGAAAAATATCGTGGCGAAAATGGTTGGATTCCAAACTGTTTCAAACCAGAACAATTTCTGATTGAAGATGAAAAATCAAGAAAAGAAATCTCTGTATTGGTTTCATTAAAAAATAATCGTGTGTCAGTTGTGAGAAGAATACGTTGGGGTGATAATCCTAATTGTTGGGAATACAGTAGAGGTCTTGGTTCTTCAATCGCTGCATGGCAACCGTTACCGCCATCATATAAAAGAGGTAAATAAATGAGAGTAATTGATCCGAATTTGGACGGAATCACTCATATCAATGTGTATAGTGGCAGCAAGACAGAACTTGGTAGAATGCTGAGTAATTTCTGTCGGGAAGAGATATACACAAAAGATGGGTGGTTTATGTCAGTTGAAGCGTATTGGTTTTGGCTAGGTATTTCGCCGGATTGTAAAGAAAGAAAATGTATGCGTGATTTATTCGGTTATCAGGCAAAGGCAAAAGGTACATATTTGAGAGAAGTATATCCCGGAGAGCAGATAGAAGATTTCCAGGACAGAATCATTCGGGCAATATGGTACAAAGCCAAAAGACATACAGACTTATTTTTGCCGGAATATGAAAATCTGCCATTGAAACATTACTATGTCAACAGAAACGGATCAGTGAGAGATGTGTATGGCAAATACTGGTGGATGATAGAAGCTGAAGAAAAAATGAAGAAATACATTTATGAGGTTAAGAAACAGCTATGAAGAAATTGAAAGTAGTTGCGTTATTAGTAGTTATGATGTGCGGATTGGTCGGGTGTAAGGAAGACGTAGAAGTACATACAGAATATGTCAAAGCACAGCCGTTACAATTATATACAGAGGAAGTCGTGCAAGAAACCGTAGAACAAGCAAAAGTAAGTGCTGAGATTGCTATAGAGGAAGTGGAGAAGGAATTTTCGCCATATTATGTAGCTGTCAGTTCTTTGAATATCAGACAAGCACCAGATACAAATTCTTCATTGGTTGGCAGCTTGGTATTTGGCGATTATATAAATGCGTATGTAGATGGAGAATGGGCAGAACTTGATAACGGTACATATGTAAGTGCAGAGTATTTGACAAGTGAATTGCTATATACAGCTTATGCAGCACCATATACAAGCGGAATGAAAAGCTATATGCCGTATAGTGTTAGAGATAGAAGTATTTTCGCACAATCAAGTAATCAGTACAAATTACAAGAATTATGCAACACTGGGAATTACGGCATCCGGCAATATAAGGGCAGATATTGTGTGGCAATTGGTAGTTATTTTGGAACTGCAATCGGACAGTATTTTGACTTGATTTTAGAGAATGGCGTTTCAATACCTTGTATCATGGCAGATCAGAAAGCAGATTGCCATACAGATGACAGTAATATTATTACGGTTGCCAATGGTTGCATGACAGAATTTGTAGTTGATTTTGACAATCTTAATAGTGATGCAAAACGAATGGGGGATATATCCTACTGTTCCGAAGATTGGAAATCAAGAGTTGTAGAAGTAAGAGTGTATGATATGAATGCACTTTCTGAATAGGAGAATTGAAGTGGACAAAGAAGATATTAAGAAATTATGTGAAGAACGTGGAATTATATATAAAGCGGATTTCATGGATGGATTAAGCGAAAAGCAGTTTGATGAGGGATGTATCAAGCTCTATATACCGGCAGATGGAAACGGTGGTTGTGGAGAAGGAATCTGGGGTTGGATTACGCCGGAAGATAAAGAGAAGTATATGGACGATAATTTCTACGGAGAGATTAAAGCTGTACTTTGCAATAATCCAATTAACTATTTTGGAATCCTGTTTTGGGGTTGTGAAATCCCGATTATTTGCCAGGGAGAAGATAGACCAATACTTTCGGAAGACTACATTAAAAATGTGTTACTTCCAATCGTAAACAAGCAAAAATAATGAATGGAGAACATGATGAGTGAATTAGATATGAACTGGGAACTTTTAGCGAATAAGGATTATGCATTTTTGACAGAAAGCCCCCTCTTAGGTAATAATATTCTTCTTTTGACTTTGGGCGGTTCTCATGCATATGGAACGAATGTGGAAACGTCAGATATTGATGTTAGAGGAATTACTTATAATCCAGTTGATTCTCTGCTTGGGAACAGAGTTTTTGAGCAGTACGAAGACGAAGCAACAGATACCGTTGTATATGGATTAAATAAAATGTTTAAGTTGTTATTGGAGTGTAACCCAAACACTATCGAGCAGCTTGGTTCTAAGCCAGAGCATTATATTATTCTCAATGATGACGGTAAAAAGCTGATTGAAAACAGGAAAATCTTTCTTTCTAAAAGAGCGATTTATACTTTTGGTGGTTACGCAAATTCACAGTTACGCCGGTTGCAAAATGCATTGGCAAGAGACAGTTATCCACAGGCAGAGAAAGAAAAACATATTCTTGGATCAATCAGAAGTGCAATGAACAGTATTATTGAGAAATTCCATACAGTTAATGGAAAATTGATTGAATATAATTTTGCCAATGACAATGGAAAAATGGTTCATGCATATAAGGAATACAACCAGAAAATGCAAGAAATGGAACAGTTTAGGAGCTTTGAGTATGGATCACTCAACCTTTACCCAGATAAATCAGATAGAGAGGGAATGGACGTTGAAATCTATATGGACGCTTGCTTACATCATTATCCACTGAGAGATTACAAGGGTATCTGGAATGGTATGAATACTATCGTAAAGGATTACGAAAAACTGGGCAAGCGAAATACGAAGAAAGATGACATGCATCTTAATAAGCACGCCATGCACCTTGTAAGACTGTATCTTATGTGTATTGATATTCTCACAAAGGAAGAAATCATTACATATCGTGCCGATGAACATGATCTGCTTATGAGCATTAGAAATGGAGAGTTCCAGAAGCCGGAAGGTGGTTATCGCCAAGAATTCTTTGAACTGGTTGATGATTTGGAAAAGAAAATGAAAGATGCAGCAGAAAACACAAGTCTGCCGGATTGCCCAGATACAGAAGCAGCTTATGAAATGCTTGTGGAAATGAACAAAAATCATATTCTGAAGATGGAGGATTATTATGACGGAAGCACATATTAAAGAAGCAACAAAAATGTTAGGTTGGTTCTTCGATAGATGCGGTAAAGTTCCGCACTATAAGGGAATGATGTACGTGAAAAACGCCGATAACTTAAAGGTATTACTTGATTCTGTTGTTGGTCGGATTGAGAAAGAAAACTCACAGCAGATTGAGAAAATCTATAATGAAGAAAATTCATATACGGTACATTTCAAGAACGGAAGTCATTTCTCTTTTGTGGTTGTTGATACAGTGGTAGTAGTTGGAGAACATTGCCATGTACTGTTTGTGGACAGTAAAATCAGAGAACTTGAATTGAGAAGCCTTGCGCCGGTAATTGATCCGTGTACAATGCCGGAAGGAAATGTAATGCTTAATCCGAAACCACTTTATTTGAGTATGGATTAAGGAGAAAGCAATGCAGATAGATAGAATTAAATATACAATGAAACATAGAAAAGCGTTCCGGGCAGTTGAAAAACAATTGCTCGGACACAATACAATTCGTGGTTACTTGCACGACCTGGATAAAGTGTTTCAGTATATGATTATGGACTATAAGCGTGCCCATAAGATACATAGAAGCCATTCCAGACACCACACTTTGAAAGCAAGGACACATGCGGATTATGTACAAATGGTTATAGACTGGGAATGTGCCAGACTTACAAAGCCGGACAAGCAGATGAATGCCAGAGAAACACTGGATAAGCTATATCCTGAGTTAAAAGATAAGGTTTTGCCGGTAATTGAAGAACTTGGATTATAACCAGATAAAAAGTAAATTTTATTTAGAAATAAGTGCTATATATGGTATTTTAAGATAATTATTATACTATATATAGTGTATATGGAGGAATGATTATGGTATTACCGATTGTGGTAAATACAGATAGGAAAATTGCCATTGATAAATCAGAATATAATCATGGTATGGAAAATGGGTTATTTCTGACAGAAGATGGTTCACTTGGCATAAAAAGAAAGAATGGTGAATGCTTTGACTTGTATGGAAAAGAACTGAGTGTATCTGGAGAGATGGGATATAAATGTTATGTAGAAGGTGGAATTAAAGGTATTGGTATTGAAGGTCAAACTAAAGAGTCATGGAGTGGAGATAAAATGTCAACACATTCTGGGTATGGAGTAATGACTATAACACGCCAGCAAGTGAATCCACCTACAGCATTATTCGGTAGTTCGATTAAACATGGAAATGTTATCAATGTTACTATTTCTCATGCGGATTTAAAACGTGGAATAAATCACGACTGGTATCATGCTAATGGAAGAATCTGTGAAATTGAATTATCTTTATCTCAATTTGCAGATATGATTACATCTATTGGAAATGGCGATGGTGTTCCTTGTACTATCTATTTTACAGAACGTGACGGATATATTCCACGAATTGATTATGAAAGCAAAATCGAACAGCATCGTGGCGAATTCAAGGATCAGTTGTCAGATGTCAAAAGTTCGATTAAAAATGCGTATGATATTGCCGAAGAATTATTTTCGTCAAAGAAGACATTGAATAAAGCAGATAAGCAAAAGATTTTAGATGCACTGGCGAAAGCAAATAGAGATATTGGCTGCAATGCTGAATATGCTCTTGATTGTTTCAATGAACAGATGGAAAAATCAGTAACAGAAGCCAGAGGTGAAATTGAGGCATTTATGCAGAATCAGATTCAAAATATTGCAATGAAAGCTATTGCAACGAATGTTGATGAAAGCGGATTGCCGGATTTTAATAAGATGATTGCAATAGAATAGGAGAAGTATGAGTGTAATAATTGGAAATAGAAATTATATAAGAAATGCAGTCAGGAGAATCTATACAAAATATTGAAAATGACGGAATTATTATTGATGGGAAAAAGATTCCACCATGCCCAACGCCGATGAACAACTGTACGATTATTGATAACCATGTATTCATAGATGGATATGAATGGAAAAATAGTAAATGGAAGAAAACTCTCAGAGCTTTATATCATAAATATTTTTAATATGATGGAGGAAAATATGAATAAACCATATGATGTAGGATTTATTTGCGGACGTTTCCAAACGTTTCATAAAGGACATGAAAAATTAGTTGAAACTGGGTTAATGCTTTGTGATAGACTTTTAATTTTTATTGGAAGTTCTCAGGAAGACGGAACAGAAAGAAATCCGTTCAACATTACAACCAGAGAAAAAATGTTAAAAGAGATATACGGTGGGCGTGGTGATATCATGATTTACGGCTTACCAGACTTAACCACTGAAAATGATATTACTCCGGCGTGGGGAAGTTATCTACTGGATAAGGTAGACAGATATATTTATAAGAAGCCGGATATTATGATTTATGGGAATGATGAGAGTAGATCTGCCTGGTTCTCCAAAGAAGATCTTAAAGGAATGACTGAGCTTATTATCAATCGTTCAGATTTGCCGATTTCTGCCACAATGGTAAGAGATTATATGGTTCACGATCAGAGAAAAGAATGGATGCAGCTTGTAAATCCAAAACTTCATAAGATGTATGATGAATTGCGTATGCAACTTATGTCCGTTGAATACTACAAAAAAGTAGCGGAGGTATAAAATTGAAAAATTGTCAAAAATTTCATTTAAAACAGATGTATCATGAGATAACATTTTATGCTTATGATATAGAGAAGATTGAGAAAATAACACCATATAACTTATCAAGGATATATGTGCCGGAATGCGTAGATAGAGCCAATAAAAGGTGTGATTTTTGGAAAGTAAAAGAAGTTTGTTGTCAATGTTGCGCTCCGCATTTACAAGAATTACTTTTAGATGGCTGGTATGTAGGGGATAAAAATGGATTTTTGACAGATGATTCATATTATGCTCTGTTACAGACAGGGATTAGAGTTCCCGTAAATAAAGAAATATATAGGGAATGGAAAAAAGGTTGGTCTTCCAAACCATCAACACAAGATGATAAAGTGTATGAGTTAGGAGTAGATTATGAAAAGGAATAGCCAGTTTTGGCATTTGAAATTTGCCGATGATTACGATAAATCAAAAGAAACATTCCGGGAATACAGATGTAATCATGAGTTATATTACGACCATGACAAGAAAATGTGGGTACATCGTGCAGAATATACAGGCAGTTGGTATCCAGCAACATTCCCTTGTGGAAGTTATAAAGCTGCATTACGGCATTTGAGAAAGCATGATGAGATACCAAAGGGTACACGATTTGTTTTAGTTAGTCGTTTTGTTGGTGGTGATAGAGTTTTAATGAAGAGGTAGAACATGAGAACGAATGATATTTTATTAGATGGATTTAATGATATCCGCACACTTCAAAGATATCTTTATATGTCAGATGAACATTATATTGAAATAGAAAATGTCATTGGAGTGAAACTGAGAATTAGAATGGGAGAAAACTTACATTATTATTGTAAAAACATGAATTTCCTAGATTTGCCAGATGCATGTTTTTCGGAGTCAATGACGAATAAAACTATGTTGGGTATTATTGACCAGTTAAAAGAGAATCCGGCAACTGAATACCCAAACAGTTTTAAGAATAGATGGGATGAGATAGTATCAATAACATCTGCAAACGCAGCTCAGAACGAATATAAATGGGCGAATGGAAGATACAGAGGAAGCGTGTAAAATGCAATTTGAATACAGAGGCTATATAGGTGTTATTGGATATAGGAATTATTATATAAGAGATATGAATGGGAAAACACATGTGCAAGCGTTGTGTTGTGAAAAGCCAACGGAAGAAAACGTTAAAAAAGCTATAGATAGATTTATTAAGTGGAAAGAAGAAGGAAGAACATATTCATAGGAGTTATAAGATATGGTAAAAGATATTAAAATGCCAGAAAATGTAAAAATGATCCTCGACAAATTATCAAGTGAAGGGCATGAAGCAGTTATAATTGGTGGGTGCGTGCGTGATTCTATCATGGGGATTGAACCGCATGATTGGGATATTGCCACATCTGCCCAACCAGAAGAAATAATGGAATGTTTCAAACACTACAATCTGATGAAAGCTGGATTAAAACATGGGACAGTAACCGTTATTATTGACCATGAACCATATGAGATTACTACATATAGAATTGATGGGGAGTATTCAGATCATCGAAGACCTGATTCTGTCGATTTTACATGCGACTTAGCAGAGGACATTATGCGCCGAGATTTCACAATCAATGCTATTGCGTATGACGGAGAAAATATTATTGACTTGCATGATGGCATTGGAGATCTGCAGAAAGGAATTATCCGTTGTGTTGGTAATGCAAATGCAAGATTCAGAGAAGATCCGCTTAGGATTCTCCGGGCGATTCGATTTGCTGCAAGATTTGGCTTTGAGATTGAGGAATCAACTAAAAAAGCAATGTTTGACAATTGTGATATGTTGCGACTCATTGCAACAGAGAGAAGACAGAGTGAATTTACAAAAACACTTTGCAGTGAGCATGTCAGTATCATCAAGGATTATGCTAAAATACTGAAATATGGTTTACCATGTATTGACAGCATTAAGGATTTTGATAAGGCAGTACGTGCAATAGAAATGTGCCAGGATATCAGTGAAAAATTGGCAATTTTGATTGACGGATTATCATTATCAGAGTATAATAAAGCTGTTAAAGCAATTTTGACAGGAATGAGATATCCGAATAAAGTAATTGTATCTGTTCAAAATATTTTTGCTGCAAAGAAAATGGTAATTACTAACTCAGATGCGTGTATCAAAAATATGTTGTACAAGTTTTCACTGGAAGATGTGAAACATATTTTAAGATATAAACACGCTAAATAAATGCAAGTGATAATATAAATAAAGAAACACTTGAAAAAGTAGAGGATATGATTGAACGTGCAGAAGAATTGGCTGAATCAGATGAATGCTACAACTTAAAAGGTCTTGCAATTAACGGAAATGATTTAAAACGCCTGGGAGTGAAAGATCTTGACATTAAGTGGATGTTAGATGGACTGTTAAAATTAGTAACCACAAATCAAGTAGAAAATTCGAGGGACGTATTGATCGAGGTGGCAAAAATTTCCATGTTATAATTTGGTTTATTATTATTGACTTTAGTAAGGTTGATATGTATAATAAGAACATACGTTCTAAGTGGAACTTTCGCTACCTGGATGTCGGAAAGGGGAAAAAGATAATGTTTTTTATTTACGAAAAGAATGAGTACCATGTAAATGTGAAAGATGAATTTGCAAAAGCTACGTCTGGTGATTATATAGACATGCTTGATGCATTTGGCATTGTGTTACATAGTTTATCTGACAATCCAGAATTCGGCAATTCTACTGTTATGTTAATGATGTATAATAATGGAAGAATTACCATTGAAATTGTTGATGCAAAGGAAGATGATTGTGAAATCATTGATCCAACATACACACAGGAGGAATATAGAGAAATAGAAGAATATTTAAAACTCGAATAATTGAATATCTACTATCAGATAAAAATAAAGTATTACCGGAAAAACTTGACATCTCTGTTTTCTGGTGGTATTATTAAAGTACAAACAAAATATGGAAAGGGGACGCACATATGAAAGCATCTGATAGTAGAGAGCATCTAATTACTAAAATTGAGAATTTAGTTTTAAACTCAAGTCCAGATAAAATAAACAAAATTGAAGAAGAAGTTAGACATGACGGTAAAATCTCATTAGGCAGTTTTCTTAGAATAGTATCAGGGAGAGCCGATTTAGATGAACTGAGTGATGCCGAATTATATTGGCTGACTTTTGCCATATCTAAAGTATCAAAAAATTTTGGTGTGCCGGAAGATTATTTTGAAGACGTAGAAATTCAGAATTATAAATATTATGATCCACAAACAGATAATAATAAAAAAATTGGTTATCCGTTAGTTTTTAGAAATGTTTCAAAATTGGCAGATAATCAGTATATGTTTCCATTAAGTGTCAGAGAAATTAAAGAATTAAAGAGTGCAAATCTTTTGCAAATTATTCCAGAGCTGCAGCGTAACCACAAAAAGGATAAATATGGAGATTTAAAAACAAAGGTTAATCGCCAAACAGCGCAACAGATTTCTAACCTTATCAATGAGGGAAGTTTTTTCTATAACGGAATTCGTTTCAATTTAATGGATGACGGTGATAGTGATATTCCAGTTTATGACGAAGAAGCAAAAACATTAACTGTTTCAAATGGTATTATTATCGTTCCAGATGGAAACCATAGAACAATAAGTTGTGAATTAGCAAATAAACATTTAGATGATTGTTTTGGTGTATTTTTCACATATTTCTCACCACAGAAGACGAGAGAATTGCTTAATCAGGAATGGACAACAGTGCCGATTCCGAAACGACACAGAGAGGCGATGAAGCCTACAGTTGCAAATAAGATTGTAGATTCAATTATGAGAAGCAGTGATGCCGATGAAATCTATGTAAAAGGTATCGTGAAAGATGGAATGGAACTCCGGGCAAATAATGGATTCATTCTTTATATTGAATTGGCAACGGCAATTTCAAGATACTATGATACAGATAATCTTACATTCAAAGCACAGCAAGATGAATTGAGAGACTGGCTGATTACTTACATGAATTATCTTACAATGTTATTGCACGATGATTTTATGAATTATAAGAAAGCGAAGAGAACCTCTTGGTCTGTACACTATATGGCATGGCATTATTATATAATGATTAGCAGATATATAAAAGGCGATGACAACTGGCGTGAAGAGCTAAAGAGAATTATAGCTGAAACCGACTTTTCAGATCAAGAAATTAGAGAATTCTTTGTTAAAAATAATCGCAGGAAAGTATATGAATTCTGCAATGAGAAGGAGGAACAGTTATGTACAACTCTGAACAAAAACAAACTTTCTTAAATACTATTACAAATGATAATTCATATAGATCATTCCAAAGAGTTTTCAAAGCTGTACAGGATATGGAAGAAAAATTTGGAAAAGATATTTGTGAGATGAATGTTGATGAACTTCTAACTGTTCTGGATTTCAAAACGGGAGTGCGAATTACAAATACCGAACAAACAATGAGCTTATTGCGTTCATATGTTGATTGGTGTATTCAAAATGGTAAGACAACTAGCGAAAATAATTTTGATAAAATCAGTTCTTCCGAAGTAGATAAGACTAGAACTTGTCGGGCGAGATATGTCAAATCGCCGGTAGAATTTGAGGAAATGATTAAAATTGCATTTGGCATGAATGTTGATTACAATGAAAGCACTGAAATGCCAAACGAGTTAATGGTAAGGTTATGTTATGTTGGCTTAGAGAATGAAGAGATTGTACTTTTGGAAAAGGCTAATGTAGATTACGAAACAAAAACGATTAAAAGCCCACTTTATGATTGTGTTTATCGTGTTTCAGATAGGATTCTGGAACTTTGTAGATTTTGTGCGGAGCAAGAAGAAGTATTGCTTATGGCAAAGTTCGGTATGCGAAAAGAAAGAGTATGCAGCAACAAGTATTTATTTAGAAATCGACTGGGTACATTACGTGGAAAATCAGAAGATTCTCCACTGAATAAATTAGTTATCCCTAGAAAAGTAAAGGCATTTAGGAAGATAAGCGGGAATCCTCGGTAATTCAATTGCCGAGATGAAAGCGTAAACTGTGCATATCTGCACATTATAAGTAAAATATATTTATTTTTTTACTAAAAAATGCTGTATCCAGCTTTATTAAAAAAGAAAATATGTTCGGCATTTTATTGTGATATTCTTAATACTATGCTATACTATATGTATGAAGGAGAATCTTATACATTACCGCACTTGTGTGTGCAATATTAATTACCATATGGTATGGTCAGTGAAATACTGGCGGAAGATATTGAATGCGGAGATTGAAGCATATCTTCAGGAGCTGGTGCAGGAGATCGCAGCGGATAAAGGTTTTACCGTCCATTTGTTTGAATGCGGGGAAGGAGACCATGTGCACTGTTTTGTGTCTGCTCCTCCCAAATTATCCATAACTGCGATCGTGAAATATCTGAAAGGGATCACCGGCAGGAAATTATTCGAACGTTTTCCGGAAATAAGAGAACAGCTTTGGAAAGGAGAGCTGTGGAACCATTCCTATTATGTGGAAACGGTCGGGTCTGTGTCGGAAGAAAACATCCGCAGATATATTGAGCATCAGAGTAAAGTTTATTGAGATCATAGAGGTGGGAAATGCTGCTGTCAAAGAAAACATCCATAAAGGTCAGTCAGGAATATGCAAACGTCATCGGACATATGTGTTATGCGGCATCCAAGCTCTGGAATGTCTGTAATTACGAACGTCAGCATTACAAAGAAATGGGAATGGAGAAATACCCGGACTGGTATTATCAGAAAAAATCCCATAGAGAGGATCTGTGGTATAAACAGCTTCCATCTCAGACAGCCCAGGAAGTCTGCAAGCTGCTGGATAAAGCATGGAAATCTTTTTACGCCTTGAAAAGATCCGGAGGGATTGAGAATCCCAGACCACCGCGGTTTAAACAGGAAAGTATCCCCATTACCTATATGCAGATGGGAATTGTACATGAATGGGACACAGAAAAAGTCCGTCTGTCCCTTCCAAAAGCATTAAAAAGATATATGGAAGAAACGTATCAGATCCATGAGAACTTTCTTTATCTTGAAAATAAGATTTTCAGGGGCATGGATCAGATCAAACAGTTGCGGATCTACCCACCGGAAAAAGGTGAATGTAAAGTTATTGTTGTTTATGAGATTTCAGAGAGGGAAGAACTTTCGCAGAATGGACACTATCTGTCAGTTGATCTGGGACTTCATAATCTTATGACATGCTATGATTCCGGGAATGGGAATACATTTATCCTGGGCAGAAGATATCTTGCATTGGAAAGATATTTTCATAAAGAGATTGCAAGGGTGCAGGCACAATGGTATGGACAGCAGTCTGTGAAGGAAATAAAACATCCAGTCACATCAAAACATATTCGCAGATTATATCAGAAAAAGCAGAACTCGGTAACGGATTATCTGCACAAGATCACAAGATACTTTGCAAAATACTGCCGTGAACAGGGAATTACCTGTGTTGTGGCAGGGGATATCCGGAATATCCGGAAAGGAAAAGACCTGGGACACAGAACAAACCAGAAGTTCCACAATCTGCCGTATAACAGGCTCTATAGCATGATGGAATATAAGCTTAAGATGTACGGGATCCGTTTTGTAAGACAGGAAGAAAGCTATACCAGCCAGTGCAGTCCGCTGTCACCAGAGGTGGAAAAAAGATATGCACAGCCATGCAACCGAAAACAAAGGGGACTGTACAGGGACAGAAACCGGAAGTATAACGCAGATGCTGTAGGTGCATATAACATCCTGAGAAAATATCTCTCCGTATCCGGAGAGAAAAAGGAACTGTCCGTAACCGGACTAAAAACGCCAGAAATAATAAAAGTAGCTGTATAGCTCTAAAGAGCAAACAGTAGTGGTGTCATGGACGCACCCTGAAAAGGCGGTATCCCGCCTTAATTCAGATGCTCTGGTAACTCAGTTGCCGAGTAGTTCACTGATGCGTATGTTGAAAGTACAGGAAATTATAAAGCTATATCTTGTGATAAATTACGTGAGAGCAAGATGCTTTATAATATCTATGAATCTGGTGAAACTTTTGATGCATATTTTAACAAAATAATTCTTCCAGATATTAAAATGCGCAACCCGGAATATACAGAGCGAAAAATCCAAGAGAGAAGACGTATTCTCAAAGGTATGTATGATTTATATAAGGAAACTTTCTATTAAGGAAAGGCGAGACTGGGATCTCGCCAAAACCTTGCGATAAACAACCGAAAATAAATGAAAAAACTTTTAAAAACCTATTGACATTTTCCTGAAATATGGTATTATATAATTGTTCAAAGGAACAGAGAAAAACACTGGAAAAGCTAATAAGGTAGCTTAAGAAAATAGGTTCGATTCCTAATCCATGTGATCGACATTTCGGGGCTTATCTCCGTGAAAAAGTTGTGTTTGTTTGTAGAACGGACAACTCCGAAATGTCTTTAAAAATAATATAAACAAGCAATAATAAATGAGCTGATGTAGTTCAACTGGTAGAACATTTGATTATGAAAAATGCACTTAGAATTATAAAAAACATCTTTTCTTTCGTACCATAAGTGCTAACAGCAATAGTAAAGCCACTCAAACAGTTGTTGGTTCGAGTCCAACCGTCAGCATTCGGCAGAAATGCCATAAATGTATGAGAAAGACACATGCAGCAAATTCAAAAAGGATAAAGCAAAACTCTACAAGTTTAGTGAAGTGGTTCAAATCCACAAAAATGAAGTGTCTTGAAAATGTGAATATGGGAGTGATCCGGCGGTGCTTTTTAAGGCGCATCGGGTGGAGAGCGCATACAGCAATTTTACATAAAAGGAAACTCTTCAAAAGTTTTAGTTACGGTTCGACTCCGTACACTCCCACAATTCCACCAATTAAAAATGGGTAAGTGGCGAAATTGGCACACGCAACGGCAATTTTTATACACATGTGTTTAGTTGACAAACACATACAGCAATTTATTTAAGTAGAAGAAATCAGGAAGCCGTGTCTTGCAGGTTCGAGTCCTGTCTTACCCGTTAGCACCATGAAAGTATGCAACTTTGTTTAGTTGGAAATGAAAGAATATCGCACCACAAGAATCGTATGTTTTGTGTGATTAAATGTAGCGAAAAGGTATCGTGAAAGGCTAATCCATTGGAGGTCGTGCATGGCTTCGCTTTATGGTGCAACCAGGATTATTAGCTCAGTTGGTTAGAGCATCCGGCTCATAACCGGGCGGTCACTGGTTCGAGTCCAGTATGATCCATTTGAGCAATTTCAAACGCTCAACATTTTGATTTTTGTAGCTTGGTTTTAGCGAAAGCTGTGGAAACTATCTGTAAAATAGGGAGATAGTGTGTCTCATATGTGAGGTTTGTATGAGAAAAATTAAATATTTGCCACCGTAGCTCAACTGGATAGAGCAACGTAAATCGAAAAACGTGTCTAGTATTAGACACAGACAGCAATTTTTCAAGATAGCATGTTAAGCCGTAGGTTATAGGTTCGACTCCTATCGGTGGCGTTGGCGAGAGTATGCAAGAGGCTTAAGCAAATGATACAAAAATGTGCTTAGTTCTAGCACACACAGCAAAATTTTCAGAAGAAAACATTGATTCAAGATTGTAAGTTGAATTCGTGGGTTCGAATCCCACCTCTCGCCCTGGTGAAATGGTAATGAATTAGAATGGCAGCAATTCATATAGTTCCCCCGTAAAAACAAGGTTGCCACTGATTCTTGCCACACCATAAGCGTATGTGGCTCAGTAGGTTAGAGCGTCCACAAAAATTTTATAGAGCCTTGTATAAGGCTTTAACCGCAAATATTTTTAAAGAATTTGAAATTGAGGAAGGTGGAAGGTCGCAAGTTCAAGTCTTGTCATACGCACTTATTCTAATTTTTATATACTTACAGCATAATCAATCAATAATAAAGTATGTAGGAATTATGAAATATAATTCAAAATTAGGAGGAATTGAACATGGGTTTCATGAATTCAATGAAAAGTACGTTGAATGAAGATTTCAACGAAAGCTACACAGAAAACGGCGCACTTGGATATAGAACAACAGGTAAACACTTGCTTGATTTGAATTTCAAGGTCGCATCTCTGAGAAAAGCCGATGCAGAAACAATCATTTCTGGATTCGATAAAGCGTTTTCAGAAGACCATATTCACGCACTTAAATGGTTATTCTATTTACGTGATGCGAGAGAAGGTCTGGGGGAACGTAGATCATTCAGAATCATCATGTCTCATATGGCGAATGTTGAGCCGGAAATCAGTAAAGTGCTGATTGGTTTAATCGCTGAATACGGACGTTATGATGATCTTCTTTCTTTGGTTGGAACAGAGTGTGAGAAAAATGCACTGGAAGTTATTAAGAACCAGTTAATGAAAGACCTGGAAGCGAAGAAAGCGAATAAGCCGGTATCATTACTTGCTAAGTGGATGCCAAGCTGCAATGCAACTTCTTATAAAACGAAAGAAAATGCAACAGTTGTTCGCAAGTACCTGGGATTCACAGAAAGACAATATCGTAAGATTCTTTCGGAACTGAGAGAATACATTGATGTTGTTGAAAGAAAGATGTCTGCTAAGAAATGGGGCGAAATCAATTACGAAACTGTTCCGTCAAAAGCAAATCTTGTTTATAACAATGCATTCCTCAAAAACGATGAGGAACGCAGACGAGAGTATCTGGACAAACTGGAAAAAGGAGAGGCGAAAATCAACTCTTCTACGAACTTCCCACATGATATCGTACATAGTTATCTGAAAGGTCGTAGCTATTACAGATCCAATATAAAAGAAGATAAAGCTCTGGAAGCATTATGGAAAGCACTTCCTGATACAGTACAGGGTGATGGAAATACTCTTGTTGTCAGAGATGGTTCTGGAAGTATGATGTGTAGTGTTGATCCAAACAGTAGCATTACTGCACTGGAAGTCGCAACAGCACTTGCTATTTACTTCTCTGAGAGATGTTCTGGCGAATTCAAAGATAACTTTGTCACATTCAGTTCAAGACCTGAGTTGATTGACCTTTCAGCGTGTAGTTCACTGGCAGAAAAAATCAGAAGATGTTATGCAGAAAATGACTGTTCTAACACAGACATTGAAAAAACATTTGATCTTATTCTGCAGACAGCTATCAATACTAATATGAAACAGGAAGACATGCCAAAGAATATCCTGATTATCAGTGATATGGAATTTGACCAGGCAACCTATTCATATGGATGGGGAGGTAGCGCAGGCACAGTAAATGAAACACTGTTCAAGACAATTGGCAGAAAATTTGAGAAAGCTGGGTATCAGCTTCCGAGACTTGTGTTCTGGAATGTAAACTCACGTACCGGCACAATCCCTGTCAAGGAAAACGCTTTGGGTGTTGCTCTTGTAAGTGGATTCTCAGTCAATGTTGCGAAAATGGTATTAAGCGGAGAACTTGATCCGTATAAATGTCTGATTGAGCAGCTTGACACAGAGAGATATGCACCGATTGAGGCAGCAATCAAAGATTTAAAATAAAACAACTTCATACGTGGCAAAACAACCAAAGTAAAAAGTACAGAAATGCCTTGTAAGACACGTACAGCAAATAATAATGCAATCAACTTTTAATTGATAACCGCAAACTAAGTGTCTTGAAGAACGTATATTCCATAGTGGTTAGACGGAGTGGCAGTGGTTGTAAGCACTTCTTCTAACCTTTTTGAATAGATATTTTTCAACACAGAGGTTATACATGAGAAAGTTAGCAACAATTCGTGAAATCGCAGAAATCAAGCCGATTCCTGATGCTGACAGAATCGAAGTAGCAAGAATTGATGGTTGGGAAGTTGTCGTGTCAAAGAAAGACAATTTTCATGTTGGCGATAGAGTGGTATATGTCGAGATTGACAGTAAGATGCCGGAAACGCCAGAGTATGAATTCTTGAAATCAAGAAAGTATGTTGTAAAGACTATCGTAATGAGAGGACAGGTTTCACAAGGATTAGTGATGCCGTTATCCATTCTTCCGGTAGGCGAATACAAACTTGGTCAGGATGTTACGGATGTCTTAGGAATCATTAAGTATGATCCACAGCTTGAAGAAGAAAATGCGGTTTTCGAGGAAAACAGAAAGAAAACCAGGAATCCAGTTGCGAAATTTTTAATGAGATATGCATGGTTCAGAAAAATCTATCTCAAGAAGAATACGCACACAGAGTTTCCAAACTTTATTAAAAAGACAGATGAAGAAAGAATTCAGAATATGCCTGAGTTATACGAAAGGCTGAAGAATGAACAAACCAATCTGATAGTGACAGAAAAAGTTGACGGATGTTCCGGCACTTATTTTTTACGCAAAATTCCGAGAAAATTCGGAAAAGCGAAGTACGAATTCGGAGTTTGCAGCAGAAATAGGAGATTGCCACAGCCGGATAACAGCTACTATTGGAAAATCGCCAACAAATATAAAATTCGCAGCGTTCTTGAAAAATTGATAGACGATGAGGATTATATAGTATTACAAGGCGAAATTACTGGTGTAAAAATCCAAGGAAACAAATATCATGAGAAAGATTACCAGTTATGGGCATTCAACCTTATAACCCCCTCAAAGAAATATAATACCATTGAGATGCAAGACATTCTCATTAAGCATGGTATTCATACAGTACCAATTGTTGAGATTGGTTACAATGTAAAAGGTGATATACAAGATATTGTAAAGTATGTGAAAGGCAAATCACAAATTGTAGATAGGGAAAGAGAAGGATGTGTTTTTAGAAACACTGATAAGAATATCAGTTTCAAATGTATCAACCCAAACTTCTTAATCAAGAACAATGAGTAGTCTTGAAAATATAATATCTTTTGCAATATGTCTTCTTGTTTTGGTTGTGTGTTTACGATTCTTAATTGTAGAGACACGGGAAGCAAGAAAATTTTATGGGAAGGGAAACGAGAATGGATCGGAGCAGTATTGGTACGAGAATGAAATCTTATGAAGATGCTCAGAAAACGTACTTAACAAGAAGAATGCCAGTAATGATTAGAGTGGATGGAAATGCTTTTCATACATTCACCAGAGGTTTTGAAAGACCTTTTGACAGCATTATGGTAGAATCAATGCAGCGCACAATGAAATATATGTGCGAAAACATTTCTGGATGTGTCTTAGGATATACACAGAGCGATGAAATCACATTACTTCTGATTGATTACAAGAAAAAGAATCAGGGAGCATGGTTTGGATATGTAAAGCGAAAGGTAGAAACTATCGCAGCGAGTATGGCAACAATGGCTTTCAATGAGGCTTTTTCAGATGTAATTACGGAAAAGATATCAGAAGACATTATGAAAGTATGATGAAGAAACTGAAAAAGTAAAGGATTACTATTTCAAATATGTAAAGAAATGTGGAAGAGCAATGTTTGATGCTAGAGCATTTAATATCCCAGAATTTGAAGTAGTCAATGAATTTATTTGGAGGCAGCAGGATTGTACAAGAAATTCAATTCAGTCAGTTGGTCATGCAAATTTTTCAGATAAGAAAATGCATAAGAAAAATATGAGTCAGATTCAAGACATGCTCATGTTGAAGAAAGGAATCAACTGGAATGATTTTCCGACTTTTCTGAAAAGAGGATCTTGTTGTATCAAAGAAGATTATTTCATTCCAGAAAATGAGCTTCCAGAAAATCATAGAAACAATTTATCTCCACGGACATTAGATCCAGAAGAAGATGAATATGGTGTGTGGAGATCACGTTGGATTATCGACAAAGAAATTCCAATTTTCACACAGAACAAAAACTATGTTAATGATTTGTTTTTAAACAAGCATTAACAAACAATAATAAAGGAGAAACAAAACAAGATGAAAACAAGTTATTCAGAAATCGTAAATGAAAACTACATCGGCAAAACTGAAAATCCCATTCCGATGAATGAAATTCTGAAAAAAGCAAACGAAGAAAAGTTAGAGCCATCTTCAAGCAGTCTTGAAAAAGTGCTGTTCTTGGGAATTGATGTGCAGCAGGACTTCATGGATAACGGAGCGTTAGGTGTTTCCGGCGCACATGAAGATGTTGCTAGAATGACTAAGTTCATTTATAACAACATGGAGAAAATCACGCACATCTCAGTATCTATTGACACTCACATTCCACATCAGATTTTCCATCCGTGTTGGTGGATTGATGAAAACGGCAATAATCCAGCACCTTATACTGTTATTACATTAGCAGATCTGGATTCTGGAAAATGGCGTCCTATTGTTGAACCAATTAAGAGCCGTGAGTATGTAGAGAATCTGGAAAAGAACTCTAAAAAGAAACTTTGCATTTGGACATATCACTGCTTACAGGGTACAGAAGGTGCAGCACTGGAAAATCAGTTTGCAAATATGATTTACTTCCACAGTGTAGCAAGAAAATACGCACTGAACCCTATCGTAAAAGGTCAAGATCCACTGTCGGAGATGTACGGTATTATCAAGCCGGAATATGACAGAAGAGGATATGTGAACCAGGCACTATTAAACAAGTTCACAAAATTTGACAAAATCATCATCGGCGGTGAGGCAAGAGATTATTGTGTATACGAATCTCTCTGCCAGATGCTTGAATTTTACAAAGATGACACTGATATGCTGAAAAAGTTCTACATTCTGGAAGATTGTATGTCTGCCATTGGTGACAAAGCCGAAGTTGACAAGATGTATGCAGATCTTCAGAAGAAGTATAAATTCAACATTGTATGTAGCACTGAATTCAAACTGTAAGGAGTAGAAAGATGGAAGAAATTATTATTGATGGATTAGATGAAATCGAAATGCAGAACACAGCAGTTGATGACATTGATAGCGAAAATGTTAATCTGATTTTCATTGGAATCGACAAGTCCGGCTCAATGTCTTCATACAGAGGTGATATGGTTTCTTGTTTAAAAGAGTTTAAACAGGCATTAACTGACTCTAAAGAAGCAGATGAAATTCTGGTAGCAAGAGCAGACTTTAACAGCTCAATCAACGTGGGTGGTTACAAGAAAATTACAGAGTTTGATACAAACTACGATGCCAGTGGTATGACAGCACTGTACAATGTTATCGAAGATGGTACACAGAAACTTACTGACTACATGGAATATCTGAAACAGCAAGGAGTACGTGTAAAAGCGGTATTTGCAATTTTCAGTGATGGCGAAGATACAGTTTCCAATGATCCGAGTGAAGCAAAACGCCGAATTCAGGATCTAAATAATAAAGAAATTACAACAGCATTCATCAGTTTTGGTGGTACAGCTACAGGTATTGCAAAGAACCTGGGATTCAGAAATATTCTGGATGTATCAAGTTCTGCATCTGAGCTGAGAAAAGCGTTCGATTGTCTGAGCAAATCTGTAATCGAAAGCTCAAAGAGCGTTGTAGCCGATGGAGATAACTTCTTCATTTAAGAATAACAGAATTTGCCCCATTCATTAAGGGTGGGGCAGTACATGGAGAAAAATATGCTTGTAAACAAAATAGGTTACGATCATTTATCTATCGGAATGAACTGCCAGGATTACGGGTTTGAATTGCCAGATTACAAAGTGAAGGTTGTAGCAGACGGTTGTTCTGAAGGATTACATTCAGAAGTAGGAGCGAAGACATTTTGCCACCTGTTGTCAAAAGGATATGATATCGAACAGGCTTTTTCTTCTTTGGTTGCTGTATATGGGCAGACAATTGAGGATATGAAGAATTTCTTGTGCTTTACATATCTTTCGGTAACAGAAAGTAATGAGTATTTCATTACATCAAATTGTGGTGACGGTTTTCTTATTTTGGAAGATAACGAAGGGAATATATCGTTTGTTGAATTAACCGATGGCGAATATCCGAAATACTATATCTACAACTATATTGACAAGAAATATCTTAGTCATTATGCAGATGGTGTTTCTGTAGAAAATAAGTTATTCAGTAAGGAAGAATATAAGAATGTAGGTATTGCTTCCGATGGATTGAGATTTATTGTAAATGCAGATGAAGATATCAAACAGGAATTTATTGAATGTTTGAAGTCTGGGAAAGCAGTGAAAATAAAAAGATTTATTAACCGTAACCAGAAATTATTCAGAGATGATATTACAATTGTTTTTTAAGAAAGGGATATATAATGGGAAAAATTACTGAGAAATCAACAAAAGCACAGATTATGGACGCATATACTCAGGCATTAGCTGAGTTGGAGAAACTTAAAGCTATGAGCGATTCGCCGGTTGAAAATGCAAAGAAAGAGGCACTGGAAGCATCTATGCAGAATGCAGAAGTAGCAGCAAGCAATGAAGTATTTTCAGATACTATTGTAAAACAGTACAATGACCTGAAAATTGCGATTGACGAATATCAGAAAGAGTTAGAAGGACTCTACGGTATCAAAGCTGAAGCTGACGGTCTGGCAGCAGCTATCAATGCTCATAGAGCGAAAGTAGCTGAAATGAACGATGAGTACAAACAGAAGAAAGCGGATCTCGATGCAGAACTGGCACATAAGACAGCAGAAGTAGAAGAGAAAATTGCAGATTTGGAAAAGAGTGTTCAGAAAGCTAAGAAACAGGCTGATGAAGAAGTAAAAGAGTACAATACCGATATCAACAAGAAACGTAATCGTGAGAAAGATGAGTATGACTACAATCTGAAGATGGATCGTAAGGCAGATGCCGACACTTGGGCAGAAGAAAAAGAAAAGCGTGAAGCAGAAATTCAGGCAAAAGATGATGCCGTAACAGAGCGTGAAGAAGCGATTGCTGCGAAAGAAGAAGAAATCCAGGCTATGAAAGCACAGATTGAAGCATTCCCGGATAAACTGGCAGAAGCCAAAGAGGACGCAGCGAAAGAGGCAAAGGCTAAAGCAGACAAGAGTTTTGCATTTGAAAAACGTGCGTTAGAATCTGATAAGAAACATGCAGAGGAAATGGCAGATGCAAAAATCAAGAATCTGGAATCTCAGGTTGAAGCACTGACACAGAGCAATGCAGAACTTTCCAATAAACTTGATGCAGCATATGCTCAGATGAAAGACATGGCAACCGCTACTGTTCAGGCTGGTGCAACTGTAAAGGTCGTATCAAGCGACAAGTAAAATAAAAGAAAGTCGATAGAGAAATGATTTTAAAAAGCAACATAACAAGATTGCCGGTATTAGCCGAAGGTGGAGAAGGAATTATATATGAATATGGAGATAAGCTGATAAAGGCTTATAAATCCCATGTGAATATGCCAACCAAAGAGAAAAAGATTAAACTCTTAATGGCGAAGAATTTACCGGCAGAAGTCATTTCTCCGATTGATATTGTCTATGATAGCCGGAACAAATTTATAGGCTATATCATGGATAAAGTAGACGGAGAAGAATTCAAGAAATTGTCAAATAAAAAATTCGTGAAAGCGAATGGAATTACAAAAAAAGAGATTCTTGCCATGCTTGACAGATTGTTTGATGTTTTGGCTGATTTGCATAAGCAGGGCATATACATTGGCGATTTGAACGATCAGAACATTTTGTTTGATAAGCACTATAATATCTCTATTATTGACTGTGATAGTTGGTCAATTGATTCTGAGAAATGTGATGTTGCTATGGATTTATTTAAAGATCCGTTACTGGTTTCAAATAACTTTGACCAGAAAACAGATACATATGCATTCAGTGTATTGAGTTGGAAATCTCTGACACGAATTCATCCGTTTGGTGGGACAATGCAGCCGGATATGAATATTATGGAACGTATGAAGAAAGGTATATCCGTGATAGACAATCCGGCGGTAAAGATTCCGAAAACAATCGGATCATGGGCTGGTCTATCGCCAGAACTTATCAGTGCGCTCAAAGCAGTTTTCGAGAATAAAAGCCGGGAACTTCACGGTGAAATTCATGAGCTAAGTTGTCATCTGAAATACTGTGATACAGATAAGGATTATTACTATGATAAATACAATGTCTGCCCAGTATGTGATAACTCTGCAAGGATCAATAGAAAGCCGATAAATCAGGGCGTACAGTCTGGATTACAGCTTGTAGAACTGTTGGTCAAATCAAACATTAAAGCGGTTGTCGATGAGAATATGTACATTGATACCGATGATAATGTTGTAGATATCAAGAGTGGCAAGAAATATAAGCACAAAAACTTGATAAAATATCATTTTCATTCAGATGGATATTTGATTGAGGACGATAATAATACGATTATCATTCACAGCGAAAAAGATTATGAGCTTGATAAAAAATTCAAATCAAGAGTAGTTGTTAATGGGGATAAGATGTATTACATTTCAAAGCAGAACACCTTGACAGAAGTGACTATTACGAAGAATGGGAATAGCTTTAGAAATCTTTGTAAATGCAGCGATAGTTGTTATTTTGAAGTAAGTAATGGAAAGTATTTCGCTGTCAACTATTATCAGAGCAAAATAATTTTTGATATCAACGGCATAAACCACATTTATAAATATGACGGAAGGATTACAAATTATGGTATTCACTATGATGTTGCCACTGATAAGTGGTTAGTAGTCTTGGAAAACGAAACTGGAAGTTTCTTAACTCTTGTATTTAAAGGAAATGATATTCAATATGAATGTAATGAAATTAAGTATGAGTGTTCGCTTGGAAACATGTGTATGAGTAATAGCACAATCTTTTTCCCGATTGATGGAAAAATAAGAGGTTTTGCTTATGCAAAAGATATGTTTAAAGATTTTCAGTGTAGTGTTGTAAATTATGATAGCAAATTGATTAAGAGTGGCAAAAAATTCATTATCGTCAACGATGAAAATATATATGCTCTATCATAGGGATCTTGTATTGCCGACAGAAAAATATTATGTGTATATCCACAGAAATCCTTTAACACACAAAATATTTTATGTTGGTTCTGCAAAAGGAAACCCATTGAGAGCATATGAATTTGGAAAACACAGAAATCAATCTTGGAAGAATGAGGTAATATCATTTGGAGGGACATGCAATATCATAGTTGAAATAGTACAGTATTGTGAAGATCCAATCCAGGCGCAAGAGGCTGAGTTTCAACTGATTTATAAATTGAAAAAATGTGGTGAAGCATATTGTTGTAATGAAGGAGATACGTCTTTTAAGAGAAAATATCCAAAATTACAGTACCATTTATTCATCGGAAGTACACATATAAAATTCACAAGAAAAATGGAATTATTTTCGTATTGTAAGAAAGAGTATGGTCTTAGTAGAAATATAGTGAATCTTCTGATTGAAAACGATGGCGAATACAACGGTTCACACCAACAGGCGTGTGGGCTGAAAATCATAAGAGAAGGAAAGGAACATCAATAATGGAAGAATTATTGTTAAGATTATTAAAGGAGTCACCAGAGAGCTTTGTAGGGCTTGTTCATGGATATATTGAAAAATATAAACCGGCAGTCTATGAAGTTGGTAAGGAAATTGTAAACGTAGCAAGAGACTATGCAAATAACACAGAGATTTGTGAAATTGCTGCAATCAAAAGGAAAAACCAGTTTGATGCATATGTTAAAGCCGGTTTCACAGAGGATCAGGCGATTGCATTCATTCTGAGTGATAATCTGCAGCTTGTTAAGAACATGGAAAAATTAAGTTCAAATTCTTCTGCAAAAGTTAATGCAAAGTAGTTGACAAATTTGGAAATCGTGGTACTATAAACAAGCAATAATAAATGAGGAAAGGAATAAAGAAATGGACGAAAAGAATTACTTCCAGGAATTGTACGATGTGGACGTTCGTGAAAAGACAAAACAGAAAAACGGTCTGAGCTACCTGTCATGGGCTGCAGCTTGGGCAGAAGTAAAAAAGAAATTCCCAGATGCAACATTCAAAATCTATGAACAGACAATGGATGATAAGGGGAACACAAGACCGTGGTTTGATGACGGACGTACTGGTTGGGTTAAGACTGGTGTAACGATCAATGGCATGGAATTGATTGAAGAACTTCCTATTATGGATTTTCGCAATAAATCTATTCCAGCAGATTCTATTACATCAACGGATGCCAATAAATCTATTCAAAGATCGCTCACAAAAGCATGTGCCCGTCACGGATTGGGCTTATATATCTACGAGGGAGAGGATCTTCCTGAAGAAGAAAAGAAGAAAGAAGCAAAAAAACAGGCTGAAAAATCAGAACTTGATAAAGTAAACCTTGAATGTTTCAATCTTGCAAAAGAGAAATCCAAGACTCATAACGATGCAGTGACAGAACTCTGCAAGAAGTATGTAGCTAATGGAAACCCGAAGAGAATCACAAATATTGAAGATTCTAAAGCATTGTTAGAAGAGTTAAAAGCACTTAAATAAAAAAGGAGATATTACAGAATGAATTATGTAGGTTTAGTAGGTCGTTTAGCAAGAGATCCAGAGGTTCGTTATTCCCAGGGCGGTAACGCAACATGTGTAGCAAGATATACGCTTGCCGTATCACGCCCATTTAAAAACGGAGAAGGTAAGCAGGAAGCAGATTTTATTTCTTGTGTTGCATTCGGTAAAGCCGGAGAGTTTGCAGAAAAGTATCTTACAAAAGGAATGATGATCGGTGTTACTGGTAGAATTCAGACAGGAAGCTACGATGATAAAGACGGTAAAAAAGTCTATACAACAGATGTAATCGTGGCAACTCAGGAATTCTGCGAGAAAAAGGGAAGTACAGATAATGGGAATTCTTCTGCTGCACCTAAATCAAGCAATAATAAAGGAAAGAAAACAGATGACGGTTTCATGAACATTCCAGACGATGTGGATGACGAACTTCCATTTAACTAAGCCGGAGGATATAAATGAGCGAAAATAAAGACAGGTTTGTTAGTCTTGTACGCTCAATAAACAGAGAAGGGATAAACGAATTAGTGGAATTCTTGGAAAAATCGGACTTTTACACAGCACCAGCAAGTACAAGATTCCACTGTTCAATCCCAGAAGGGTTATTGATACATAGTTTGAATGTGTATGACATGTTCGAGCAAAAACGCAAGACAGAACCATATAAAACAGTTTTAGGCAATATTTCAGATGATTCCAGCAAAATAATCACTCTTTTCCATGATATTTGCAAGACATACATGTATGAAACTGATTATAAGAACAAGAAAATTTACAGCGAAACAGGTTCTAAGAAGGACGAAAAAGGTAGATTCGATTGGCAAGCGGTAGAGTTTTACAAAGTAAATGATCTTGTTCCTTATGGTCACGGCGAAAAGAGCGTCATGATGCTTGAAGAGTTTATTAAATTACAACCGATTGAAAGATATGCTATCCGATGGCATATGGGGTTCACAGAGCCTAAAGAAAACTGGAACACTCTTGGTTCAGCGATTGAAAAATATCCAGTGATTTTAGCTCTCCATGAATCTGATCTGGAAGCCACATATCTCTTAGAAAAAGATATGAAGTCAGAATAACAACAGAGGGAGGGCAATAGCTTTCCCTCTTTTATTATAGAAAGGAACTTGAAAATGAAACATTATAAATGCGGATTTTCCCACTGCGCACATACTGATGGAAAAGTGCCAGAAAATGAAGCTGTGAAAATTGGTACACGTTACTGGCATAAAGATTGTTATGAAATATCTGAAACAATCAAGGATATCAGAGAAACTTATCTGGATAAGATCAGCAGCTCTGTAGTTGTCAGTGCCTTAAACAAGATAATCAATAATATTGTTTTTGGTAAGAAACTGGAAAATAAAAAACTCACAAAAGCACAGTCAAATTTGGAAGCAGCAAGATATCTGCAGTTCTGTATTGACTATGCATTGGAGCATAAAATTCCAATCACACATGCGCCGGGATTATATTATCTGATTGATAACGTAAGAGTTAAAAAAGCATACGAGAAAAAGAATGAATTGGAAATGCAAAAAGAAATGAAAAAGCAAATGGATGTTGGTATTGAATCAAAGCCAGTTGATACAACGGTTAAGCCAACTACTAATTTTTCTGCTGGTGGCAGTAACTTTGGATTTGGAAACATTCTGGGAGGCATGAATGAATAACGAGTTAGAAAAACTGTCTGATACACAAGCGGAAGCCGGGATCATTGCCACATTGGTTTATCATCCAGATTTCATTTTACATTCTGATGTTTTAAAGGCAGGGTATTTCTATCATAAGGATAATGGTTGTTTATACTGGGCAATTGATGAGCTTATCAAGGCTGGTGTAGATAATATTGATGCATTCAACATTTCAAATATGTTACAGTCAAACAATGCTGTTAAGAAAACACTTGAAAGCGTTAATATGCCAGATATGGACGAATTCATTGAACTTTGTAGCGATGCTGCCCGTCATACAATTGCAGAATATCAGCTCTTAGTTATCAGTGTTGTAACCCTTGCATTCAAAAGAGATTTATATAAATTACTCAACAAACTACAAAAACAGACTCTTACACAAGAACTTGATTTAAACCAGCTTAACAAAATAGTATACGACAGTTTGGAAGATTTAACTGGAAGATATATGTTTGATAGTGATTTTCAGATGTTCGGTGAAAAAGTGCCTGGACTCTGGGAAGAAGTTTGTGAGCGAAGAAATAATGATGGAACTATTGGAGTACCATCAAAATTTCCACATCTTGCAAGATATTTTTCATACGAAAGTGGAGAACTTGTTATGGTTTCTGGTCGTATGAAAATGGGTAAAAGTGCATTCATGCTCAATGAGGCAATGGATAAGATTCAAAGAGGAATTCCAACAATTTATTTCGACACTGAGATGAACGACAGGCTCTTTTACCTTCGTATGTTAGCGAATCTGACTGGAATAGATCAGAAGAAAATAAAGAGTGGAAATCTTTTGCCAGAAGAACAGAAGATTATTGATGATACGAATGAATGGCTCAAAAAGCAGCCATTTGTACACGAATTTATCCCGAATGCCACGAATGAGGAATTGTTCAATAAGTGCCGAATGATGAAATACAAAATGGGATTACAGTTTGTAATTTACGATTATTTCAAGAGTGCAGAAACAGACAGTAGCAATCAGTACAACGATTTGGGTGCGAAATGTGACTTTTTAAAAAACAGAATCGCCGGAGAGTTGGATGTTGCTGTTTTGGCTGGTGCGCAGCTCAATCGTGAAGATAGGGTTGCTGATTCTGATAAATTGGAAAGATATGCCAGTGTGAGTGCAAAATGGAGAAAGAAAACAGCCGATGAAATGGCTAATGACGGAAAAGAATGTGGAAATTATGCATTCCATATTGCTCTTAACAGACTTGGCGAAGGAATGTTTGAGGACGAATATATAGACTTCAAATTTTCAGGGGCACAAATGAGGATTGAAGAAGCAAAACAACATGAGGAACAGCAAGTTCCATATTAGGAGCGAAACACATGAAAGAATACAGCGATGACCTGATCGAAGAAATAAAAGAGAATATTGACATCGTTGATTTCATCGGAGAGTATGTTGACCTTACAAGAAAAGGGAAAGAATATTTTGGGAAATGTCCATTACACGATGAAAGAACTGGTTCGTTCAGTGTTACACCAAGTAAAAATATGTATTACTGCTTTGGTTGTAAAAAGGGTGGAGATGTAATTACTTTCTGCCAGGAACATTTGGATATGACGTATGAGCGTGCTGTTTCATATTTGTGTGGAGTTGCTGGATTAAGTGATGAAAAGACAGAGATATCAACTACAGTTAGGTATCTCAAAAAAGCAGCCAGAAAAAAGAAAAAGCAACAATTGCCGGTAACACATCCAATTCTGGACGAAAAAATCTTAAATGATTTTGAACACCGGCGAATAACAAAATGGATTGAAGAGGGAATACCACAAAGCATCATGGAAAAATATGGTGTTCGGTATGATAAAAGAGCCAATCGTATTGTATATCCTGTATATGATAATGACGGAAATTTGATAAATGTAAAGGGGAGAACTCTTTACGATGGTTATAAAGACTTTGATCCACCGATTCCAAAATACATGAATTATTATCCAGTGGGCGATTTAGATTACCTTCAAGGATTTTGTTTTAAGAAAGATATCATACAGCAGTACAAAGAAATTATTATTTTTGAATCACTGAAATCTGTTATGAAACTTGATAGTTATGGTCAGCCCAATTCAGTTTCATCAGAAACCAGTGAGCTTACAATTTTTCAGGTAAAGACGATTATTGGTCTACATTGCGATGTGGTAATTGCTTTTGATAATGACGTTTCACTTGAAAAAATATTAGAGAAAGAGACAATTCAGTTACTTATGAGATTTGTGAATGTATATGTTGTGATTGACAAAAATGGATTACTAGGGAAAGTGAGTGATAAAAATTCGCCCGTAGATAAAGGGAAAGACATTTGGGATCGTCTATATCAAACCAAAATAAAGTTATGAGGTAAATAATGTCAGAATATAACTTTTTGATAGATAACATGATTTGGTCTTTTAGTAGACTGAATTCATTTTGCATCTGCAAATATGAATGGTATTTGCAGTATATAGAAGAGGCAGAAGGAACAAACAACTTCTATGCGGAGTTTGGAAAGTTCTGTCACAAGATTCTTGAAATGTATGCAAAAGGTGAGCTTGGCTTATTTGAACTGTCTGACTACTTTATTGAACATTATGATGAAGAAGTAAAAGAGTTCGTATACCACAAAACCGCAGACATCAGAGAGAATTACAAACAGAAAGCAATTGAATATTTCGATAACATTGATATTGATTTCAGTAAGTATGAGATTCTTGGTATCGAAAAGAAATGTGATTTTGAAATCAATGGGTATAAATTCACTGGATATATTGACTTACTTTTAAGAGAGAAAGACACAGGAAAAATTGTTCTCATTGACCATAAATCGTCAAAATATCCCTATGGGAAGAAAGGAAAGCTACTGAAATCTGAAAAGGATAAATTTCAGCAGTACAAAAGGCAGCTATATCTCTATTCAATACAGGTATTCAATGAGTACGGTGTATTCCCAGACCGTATAGGTTGGAATTACTTTGGAGATAGAAAGTGGGATTTTCTTGATTTTAACAAAGAAGATTATGAAGAAGCTAAGAAATGGGCGATAGATACCCTGGAAGAAGTCAGAAATACAAGTGAATTTCCACCGACTGTAGATTTCTATTACTGTCACAATCTGTGTAAATTCAGAAATTCATATTGCGAATATAAGAATTACTAGGAGGTAGGTATGGACAATTATGTAGTATATCATCTCCATAGTGATCTCTCAAATGGAGTAACCAATGTAGATAGCGTTACAAAGTTTGGTGAATACATAGAGGCAGCAAAAAAATTGGGAATGAAAGCTATGGCTTTTAGCGAACACGGCAATATCTTTGAGTGGTTTCACAAAAAAGAAGCCATTGAAAATGCCGGAATGAAATATATTCATGCGGTGGAAGCCTATATAACAGAAGACAATAACTCTGACCACAAACGAACAGTATATAGTGCCATTGATTTGTTCACTTCGAGTACGGCTAAGAAAGATGTGAGAATATCTTTTGAAAATTATTACAAAAGAGAAGATGGCATGTATTTGGCAAAATGCATAGATGATGATAAGACATATCCGATAGATCCAGAAAGTATCAGAGAAGAAAAAGTTATAAAGACGAGGGACAACTATCACTGTGTTTTAATCGCAAAAAATCATGCTGGTGTCAGAGAAATCAATAGATTGACTTCACAATCATTTTGCAGAGCAGACAGTCATTTTTATTACATGCCGAGAATATATCTTGACGATCTATTGAATACCTCTGATAACGTGATAGTTACGTCTGCTTGTCTTGGTGGTATCTTATCGAAAGGTGCAGATGAAGTAAAAGAGAGATTTTTGGATTTCTGCATAAAAAATAAGCATAGGTGCTACTTGGAAATTCAGCACCATAATGTTGAAGACCAAATAAACTATAATAAAGAATTGTATGCATTAAGCAGAGAGTACGGCATTCCGTTGATTGCCGGAACAGACACACATGCATTGAATGACACACATATGGAAGGTAGAAAGATTCTACAGCTCAGTAAGGGTGTTCATTTTGCAGAAGAAGACGCATGGGATTTAACATTTAAGTCTTTTGAAACGTTGTGTGAAGCATATAAGAGGCAAGATTCATTGCCAGAAGAAGTGTGGATGGAAGCCATTATGAATACAAACAGAATGGCAGATTGTGTTGAAACATTTGAGTTAGATAGGAATACAAAATATCCGAAAATATACGATCATCCACTCCAAACTTATAAGCAAAAAATCAATCAGGCATATAAGGTACATCCATATGTCCGTAAGAGGTACAAGTCGGAAGAAATCAATCCAATCATAAGAGATGAGGTTGATGTATACGAAAAAACTAAATCAATTGACTTTATGTTGCTGCAGACCTATTTGAGAGAATGGGAAACAAAACATGATATCTTTTGTGGATATGGTCGTGGATCTGTATCTGGAAGTGAAGTTGCATACATACTTGGAATTACTCAAATGGACAGTAAAAAATTCGGATTGAACTTCTTCCGTTTTATGAATCCAAGCCGTGTTACAAATGCTGATATTGATACAGATTATTCTTCCAGAGATAGAGATATCATTAAGCAATTCATTCTGAGGGATCACATGGATCTTCCGAATATTCGAGCGAGTGAGATTATCACGTTCAACACGATTGCATTGAAAGGGGCAATTAAGGACGTAGGACGGGCATTGAGAATGTCTATCGTAGAAACGTCTGCAATATCAGAAGCGGTATATCTGGAAGATGGCAAATGGATTATTGATGATGTATTCCGTGAACGATATCCAGATTTATTCAAATATGTAGATATCGTAAGTGGAACAATTGTTTCTATCGGATCACATCCGTCTGGCGTTTTGGTAAGTGATTTAAACATTGATGAAGAAGTCGGAATGTGTAGTTTGTCAACATCTGACTATCCAGTGTCCGTATTAAATATGAAGGAACTGGATGCACTTATGTATGTCAAGTTGGATATTCTTGGACTTGATAATATTGGTGTAATCAATGAAACATGTAAACTTGCCGGAATTGAACGAATGACACCAGATAATGTTAATTTGGATGATGAAGATGTATGGAGAGATATTAGGGAAGATACGACCTTGATATTCCAGTGGGAGTCAGCTTCAGCCCAAGCATATCTCAAAAGATTCATGTCGGACGAAACTATTGCAATTGCGAAAAGTAATAACAAAGACTTTTCCTATATTAAATGGTTTTCATTTGGAAATGGTCTGCTTAGACCAGGATGTGCAAGTTTCCGTGATGATGTTGCGGAAGGTCATGTGTTGGTTACTGGATTCAAAGAGTTGGATGATTTCTTATCAACAACTTCCGGGCGAATCACCATGCAGGAAGATATCATGAAATTCTTGGTAAACTTCTGTGGCTATTCGGATGCAGAGTCAGATACAGTCCGGCGAGGAATTGCAAAGAAATATGGAACTGAAAAATTCATTGATGAAATACATGACAGATTTATAAGCTATTCCAATGAAACATACGGTGCGCCAAAAGAGCAGCTTGAAGAAATTTTTCCACCAATTAAACAGGGTATTCTTGATGCAACACGATACGCTTTCTCATGGAATCATTCAGACGCTTATTCATGCGTTGGATATATATGTGGATATTTGCGATATTATTACCCATTGGAATTCTTGACAGCAGCGTTGAATACATTCGAGGGCAAAGAAGAAAAGACACTAAATATCACCAATTATACTAAGAAAAAAGGTATTAAAGTTGAGGGTGTTAAATTCCGGCATTCCACAAGTGAGTACACGTTTAATAAAGAAGAGAATGTGATTTATAAGGGAATTGCTTCTATAAAATATCTTAACTCAAAAGTAGCCGATGCTTTCCAGTCTATAAAAGATATGGAATTTCAGGACTTTATTCATTTGTTGGCTGTGGTAAAAGAAAAATCGTTGCCGGTCAATTCAAAGCAGATAAAAATTCTGATACAACTAAACTTCTTTGAAGAATTTGGAGAAGTAAAATATCTGTTGAAACAGTATGATTACTTTGATTTGCTATACGGTAAAAAACAGATGAAAAAGGATAAAGCTGATTCGCTTGGTATTCCGTATGAAATTATCAAACGTAATTCCGAAAAGGAAAGTGAAAAAACATTCACGAAAGTAAATATGATGGGTGTTTTACATGATTATATAAATGTAATGCCATATGATAGGACAACATTCGTTGATCGTGTGGGATATCAGCTTGAGAACTTAGGATATATCGACATCGTGGATAATCAGTATAAAGGATATGTAGTCGTTCTGGAAACTGAAACTAAGTATACTCCAAAAGTCAAGGTATATGCATTGGCAAATGGAAACACGTTGACAGTTAAAGTTGCCAAAAAGGACTTTAACAGAAATCCGCTGCAAAAAGGTGACATTGTACATATCACCAACCAAAAGAAAAAAGCAAGGATGAAAATGTCGGCAGAAGGAAAGTTTGTGCCAGTTGAAGGTGAATTTGACTGGTGGGCTACAAAATATGAAATGGTAGGTAAGTAAAAATGATGTTAGGAAAGTATAAGTATACTGAAGCCGAAGAAAAAGAGCTTCTATCATCAATTGTCATTCTGGTTGATACGAAAGAAAAGGTCAACAACCATATCACTGATTACTTCGATGCTCACGGCATTCCGTATAAGAAGAAAGCATTGCAGAATGGCGATTACAGTTTTTACGTTCCCAAAAATGAGAAGTTATCAATTATGAGAGATACCTATTTCAATGATGAAATATTCATTGAGAGAAAGGCGAATCTTGAAGAGTTGTCTGCAAATCTCTCAGCCGAAAGAGCTAGATTTGAAAAAGAAATGGCAACGGCAAAAGCGAAGAAGAAGTATTTGCTTATTGAAAATGCAGGATATGAAGATGTAGTAAATGGAAATTATGACACTCAGTACAATAAGAAAAGTTATCTTGGAAGTATTCATAGTTTTAACCACAAATATGATCTTCAGATCGTTTTCATGAAGGAACGTGCATACACTCCAATTTATATTTATGGGGTTATGCAGTATTATTTGAGAGGTCAAATTAGATAGTACAAAAACAAACAATAATAAAGTGGGTGCGTAAAGTGCCCACTTATAGGAGGAAAAATGTCAAGACAAGATGATTTAAAAGAGATACGAGAACTAACCATTAAATTGAATCAATGGTGTTATGAGTATTATGCACTCTCAAAACCGTCTGTTTCTAATGATGTGTTCGATCAAAATTTTGATCGGCTCAAATATTTAGAAGATAAAACAGGGTTCTTTTTCTCTGGTAGTCCAGTAAGAACCGTTGGATTCAGAGTAAGTTCGGAACTTCCTAAAATTAAACACAGTTCTCCATTGTTGAGCTTGGATAAGACGAAAGATAGAAAGGTTGCAATGGATTTTACTAAAAATCGGGAAGCACTCCTTATGTATAAGTTGGATGGATTAACAATTTGCCTGGAATATGAAGATGGTAAATTGGTGAGAGCAGCAACAAGAGGAAATGGCGAAGAAGGAAGCATTATTACCGATAATGCAAAAACGTTTGTAAATGTGCCACTTCAAATAGAATATGAAGGGTACTTAAAAGTTACCGGCGAAGGAATCATTCATAGAGATGATTTTGAAGCCATAAATGCTCAGATTCCTAATGCGGATGACAGATATAAGACACCACGAAATTTGGCAAGCGGATCAGTGCAACAACTTGATTCAGGTGTTTGTGCAAAGAGAAAAGTATATTTTTATGCGTTCAATGTTCTTGAAGGATTAGAAGAAATCAATTCTCTGAATGGTAGATTGACACGGATTAAAGAGTTTGGCTTCGATGTGTGCAAATACAGAATGTTCAACCCAAAAGATATTGAATTTGAAACATTTGACTCTGTGATGGATAGCATGGTAATGGAAGCCCAAAAAGAGAATATACCCATTGATGGTCTTGTTGTTATGTATGACGATATTGAGTATGGAAAGAAACAGGGCAGAACAGGACACCATTATAGAAATGGTATCGCATTCAAATTTAAGGAAGAAGAGGAAGAGAGTGTAATCCATAGCATTGATTGGCAAGTTGGAAGAACGGGAAAGATTACGCCGGTTGCAGTTTTCGATACAGTTATTCTTGATGGTACAGACGTTAGTAGAGCATCATTACATAATCTCAGCATCATTAAAGAACTTGGAATTAAAAATGGGGCAAAAGTAACTATTGTCAAGAAGAATGAAATCATACCGCAAATAATAAAAGCCACTGGTGGAACAGAAGATTTTGAAGTACCAAAAGTATGCCCTATTTGTGGAGGTACTACAACTCAGTGTTCAGATGGTGGAAGCGTATCATTATATTGCAGAAACATTGATTGTGCAGCACAAAATATTAGAAAGATTGCTTATTTTGCATCAAAAGAATGTATGAACATAGATGGTCTTTCTGAAAAAACGGTAGAAAAATTCATTGATGCCGGGATTATCAAGAATATTTTAGATATTTACAAACTGGAAAACCACCATGATGAAATCGTTGGTTTTGAAGGTATGGGAGAAAAATCATTTGCAAAATTACTTTCTGCCATTGAGAAAAGTAAAAATGTGAAATTGGAAAATTTCATTGCCGGACTTGGAATACAGAATATCGCATTAAGTAAAGCAAAGATTATTAGCAGACGGTTTGACGGTGACTGGGATTCATTTGAAAATGCGTTGAAATCAAGATTTGATTTTACAGAATTGGAGTCATTTGGAACAGAAGTAAATAAGTGTATCTATGAGTTTTTCGATAATGTATTTTTAAAGAACGATATGTATTCTGAGTTGGTATCGTATATGCATTTTGTAAAAGAAGAGAAAAATTCCGATGTCTTTGCCGGAAATATCTTTGTAATTACTGGTAGCCTTAATATCTTCTCAAACAGAAAAGAGCTGCAAGAAAAGATCGAATCACTTGGAGGGAAGGTAGCTGGTGGAGTTTCAAAGAAAACAACGTATTTAATCAATAATGATATTGAAAGTTCTTCGAGTAAGAATCGTGATGCTAAAAAGAATAATGTGCCGATTATTACAGAAGAAGAATTTTTAAATATGATAAACAGACAAAAATAAAGGAGAAACAATATGAAGATTGCAGAGTTAGAAATCAACATTATGGCAGTACCACAGGGATATTACTTAGCACAAGGAATTTCCAGAGATCTCAATTTTAAGGTTGGTCTTCCAGCAGAATTTGAGAAGACATACAATCTGAAAGAAAAGTTGACTGATAAGTATGATGAAATTGAGTGTGGAGAAACATATCTTATTGATAATGTTTATTCTCTGGTTGTAAAAGATAGCAGCTATGACAGCCCGGATAGAGATCTTCTTATGGAAGCACTGGTTAATCTGAGAGATCAGATGGAAGAAAACAAGGTTACAAAACTTGCCATTCCACGACTTTGTTGTGGTAGAGGTGGTCTTGACTGGGATGATGTGAAAGCAATGATTGGATTTGCTTTCGGAGATGCGGATATTCAGATTCTTGTTTGTGTGCAGTAGGAGGTAACTATGGAAGAGAAATCACCAGTTTACCTTGTTATGGTAACAACAAACAATAATAATAAATATTATCGCATGATTCCACATGGTGATACTTTCGAGGCTGAATATGGTCGTGTTGGTGCAAGTTGCCAGCACGCCTCCTATTCAATGTCACAGTGGAATAAGAAGTACAATGAGAAAATTAAAAAAGGATATGTGGATCAGACACATCTTGTACAGGATTTGATTCAGAAAGAAAAACCAAAAGGAAAAGACGGTTATAAAGAAATTGAAAATAAAGTAATTGCAGAAATCGTTCAAAGACTTCAAGATATGGCTCATCAGAAAATCCAGGCGAACTATAAGGTTTCATCTCAGCAAGTAACACAAGCTATGGTGGACGAAGCACAGAAGGTAATTGATAAGCTCATGCAGCGAGAAGAAGTAGAGGACTTCAATAATACTCTGTTAGAGTTGTTTAGTGTAATTCCACGAAAAATGGGAAATGTCAATGATTATCTTTCCAGAAGCAAAGAAGATTTCGCACGCATTCTCAAAGATGAACAGGATCTACTTGATGTAATGAGAGGTCAGGTTGTTACACATACAGTACAGGATGAGCCAAACACTGATGATGTGGAAGAGAAACAAGAAACCATTATTGAAGCAATGGGGCTTGAATTTGAAGAAGCGACAGAAGAAGATGTGCGAATGATTAAGAGTCTTCTTGGGGATTGTCGGGACAAATTCTACAGAGCATGGCGTGTCAAGAATATTAAGACACAAAAACGATTTGATGAGTTTGTCAACAAAGAACATATTTCAAAGACTAAGCTGTTATGGCATGGAAGTAGAAACGAGAACTGGTGGTCAATTATCAATACTGGTCTTGTTTTACGTCCGACAAATGCGGTTATTACAGGGAAGATGTTTGGATTTGGTATTTACTATGCCCCAAAAGCAAGAAAATCGTTAGGCTATACATCTTTGAGCGGATCATACTGGGCGAGAGGAAATTCAAATTCGGCATTTATGGCACTTATGGATGTGGCATATGGAAAGCCATATGATGTACATTCTTTTGACAGTAAATATTATGATTTCAATTATGAACGATTACAGAAGACATGCCCAGGTGCGAATTGCTTACATGCTCATGCTGGTAGTATGTTGAGAAATGATGAAATTATCGTATATAAAGAAGACCAGTGTACAATCAAATATTTAGTTGAACTGAGATAAGGAGAAATGATTATGGTAGTAAAAAATTGTAGAGAATGCGAACACACAAATAACTGTAGATCATATTATAGTGGACTCGGCTGTAAAAAGCGTGATGAAATTCTCAAACATATTGCAGAGTTAGAAGCTGAAAAGAAAGAAGGTAAAGCAAATGATTAAAATAGGATTGGCTTTAATTGGTGTAGCGGTAGTTGTAGGTTTGTATTCTTGTGTTGTGGCTGGTAAAAATACAGACAATGCGATGCATGATTACTTTGAAAAATATAAATAAAATATGTTTTTTATTTTGTTGAGAAATATCCCCACTTTTAGTTGATATGTTGCTGTTATTTTGGTATAATTCACCATTTTCAATAGTATTCTCTGCCATAATATAATCTATTCCTCCACTATTTAAACGTATTTGCATGAACTTATCTCAGAACCGCCGATATTTAGCTGATTTGCGGTATAAGATAAAAAACATATTCACACAGAAAGTAGTTTGAAATTACTTCAAGCACTTCCGTTGGATTTGAAGATTGCGAAGACTCAGAATAGAATAAGAGAGTGGTATAACTATTATGGTGGAGAAGTATATGTAAGTTTTTCTAGTGGAAAAGATAGTACAGTATTATTGGATATTGTAAGAGGATTATACCCAGATATAGAGGCGGTATATGTAGACACTGGACTTGAATATCCAGAGCTGAGAGATTTTGTGAAGACGATTGATAATGTCACATGGTTAAAACCAAAAAAGAATTTCAAGAGTGTTATTCAAGAATATGGATATCCAATCGTCAGTAAAGAAGTGGCAAATAAAGTTCATGGTGCAAAACCTGGAAATACAAGGTGGCAACAGCTTCATGGTACATACATTGATAATAATACCGGCAAGTTGTCTACGCATTATAATTATAAGAAATGGGAGTATTTGCTTGATGCTGACTTTAAGATATCAGATCAGTGTTGTGCAGTTATGAAAAAACGCCCATCTATGCAGTATGAGAAACAAACTGGTAAGAAACCAATCTTAGGACTCATGGCAGCAGAAAGTCAAAAGAGAAAAACAGATTATATGAAAACTGGTTGTAATGCTTTTGAGAAAGAGCGTCCACAGAGTCAACCTATGGGATTTTGGACTGAACAAGACGTTTTACAATATCTGTATGAAAAGAAAATTCCGTATGCATCAGTTTATGGTGATATAGTATTGGAAGATGGAAAATATCGCACGACTGGATGTAATAGAACCGGCTGTATTTTTTGTGGCTTTGGCTGCCATCTCGAAAAAGAACCAAACAGATTCCAGATGTTGAAACAGACACACCCGAAATTATGGGAGTATTGTATGAAACCGATTGAATCTGGTGGATTGGGAATGAGAAATGTAATGGAATATATCAATGTTCCTATAGAATAAACAAGCAAAAATAAATGTTGACATTTGCAAGAATGATGATATAATGTAAGGGAAAAGTGAATAGAGTCTATTTTTCTTTTATATTATAATCAAACAATAATAAAGGAAACAACCAATAATGAAAACAAATGAAATATATAATATGGATTGCATGTCATTCCTCCATAGCGTAGATGGGGGGGCAATTTGACTTAACACTAACAGATATCCCATATGGTGAAGTGAATCGTTCCAGTAATGGGCTGAGGAATCTGGATAAAGAAGATGCTGATATATTGACCTTTAACCTACAAGACTTCTTAAAAGAGATTTATGAGGTTACAAAAAGTACGATCATAATATTTTGTGGGAAAGAACAGATGTCGGAAATTCATAAATTTTTTTCTGAAAAACAGAAGAAAGGAAAAGGAACAGTCCGGCAGCTTGTATGGAAGAAAACGAATCCTTCACCTATGAATGGGCAGAATATCTATCTTTCTGGCATTGAAAATGCTGTGTGGTTCAAGAAGCGTGGCGGTACATTCAATGCTCACTGCAAAAATACAGTGTTTGAATATCCGTGTGGAAGAAACAAATTACACCCTACAGAAAAGAACCATGAGTTATTGCGAGAGCTGATAAGAGATAACAGTAATGAGGGCGATATAGTTTTTGATCCATGTTGCGGAAGTGGCGCACACTGTTTAGTTGCGAAGGAAGAGAATAGAAATTACATAGGTGTTGAGCTGAAAAATCAATATTATGAAATTGCAAAGGAAAGGTTGAAAAATGTCTCATAAACATAACGACTTTGAAATGTCTAATGAGTTTAAAGGCATATACAAAGGAATGATAGGAATGCCAATGAACGAAATAGAAGAACGATTTAGAAAACATGGCAAAAAGTTATACCATGTAAATTTTGCTAAAATTGTGAGGATAATGTATGAGAAACAGAGCTTGGCGAAGAAAGAAGAACTTTTCAAAAGGTCGTAGAAAGAAACGTATTGCAGTAGCGGTTTGCCGGAACTGGTGGTATGAACATGATGGGCAGTATATTAAGGGTAAAATCCATTGCTCATGTCCTTCATGTAGCCCAAAGACAAATAATCATGGACATGGAGCTGCAAGAAACTACACACATTCAGACCTTGCAAAAGTAGAATCTATGCAATGTAAAATTTCAGAATATAAAAATGGAGAAGTAGAAAGCAATGGTAAAAATCAGTATTAAAGACGGTAAGTATGTAGTTGATGCGACAATTCATACAGAAATAAGTACATCGAATATTGCTGAAGTACAAGAAAGTTTTGCAGTAGATTGTGCAACAGAATTTGCAGAGGCAATTAGAAAAATAGTCATCAATAATGAAATGCTTGTGAATGTAATGAAAAAAGCAGGTAAGGAGTGCATGTTATGAAAATGATTAACACCAGTGAGTGTGAAAAATGTAAGCATGGAACTGTAGATGACACAAACAAAGCAAGAGTAAAAGTGCATTGTGATATCAAGAATAAGGATTATATCTATGGTGCATGTATTCCATGTGAAGATAAGGAGAACAAGTAGTGGAAGTATTGAAAGTAAGAAAAGGAGAAATCATTGAAGCGGAAACTGATCTTGAATATAAGAATAGTCTTGGTCAGGAAGTGGAAATTTCCAAAGGTGAAAAATCAGTTATTGGTTTTGATGGACTGATTCACTGTTTAAAGAAAAGAGTTATTATTGTGCCGGACGATGCAATGGAAGTAAGTGGATATTCGGCAACTGGATTATCGAAATTTCTTGCAGCTTGGCTTGATAAAAGCCTTGATTTAGAAAAGAATCTCGATAAATCAGAACACTCTCTCGATGATGTAAGAACAGTCATTGAGATGGCACTTGTTGAAATTGGTATGGAGGCAGGAAATGGCGAAATTAAAAAAGAAGATTAAAATTGGCGATGGCTGCATGACAGCAATCTTAATCGCTCTGTTGTTTGTAGTGATATATGCAATTAGTTGGATTTGCACTTGTGGGATTATCAAGCTCATTACAATGTGCTTTGGTCTGACATTTTCATGGGCGATTGCAACAGGAATTTGGTTAGTAATTCTGTTATTGAAAGGCATTTTTAATGTAACAGTAAAGAATGAGAGTAGACCGACAAGAAGATATTAAAGGAGAATGACAATGGCTATTATCGGTGCAATTTTAGGAGATATTGCAGGATCAAAATGGGAATTCAACAGACCAAAAGATTTGGATTACGAACATATTGAATTATTCCAAGATGACAGTTACTACACAGATGATACTGTTTTATCGGTAGCCACAAAGTATGCTCTTGAAAATGAAGTATCATTTAAAGATGCATACAATGAATTCGGCAATGATTACATTGATTGTGGATATGGTGACAGATTCTTTGAATGGTTGATTTTTAAAAGCAAGAAACCATATAAGAGTTGTGGTAATGGATCTGCAATGAGAGTATCGCCGGTTATTGACTTTGCAAAAAGTCGTGATGATATCATCAAATATGCCACTATGTCAGCAGAGTGTACTCATAATCATCAGGAAGGAATTAAGGGTGCAGTTGTAACGGCTACATGTGGTTGGATGGCGAAAAATGGTGCATCTAAAAAGGAAATCGAAGAATATGCAAGCCGTGAATATCCGGCTGGAAGTTACTATAAATACCCAGTTTCAATGTCAATGAAAGAATTGAGAGAAGTATATAGATGGGACGAAACCTGTCAGGGCAGTGTTCCGGCAGCAATCAGATGTTTTCTTGACAGTGAAGATTATGAAAGTTTCATCAGAAATGTACTGAGCTTCAAGTGTGACTCAGATACATTAGGAGCTATCGGCGGTGGTATTGCGGAAGAATTTTATAAAGGTACTGGATTTAACAATGATGAATTGCTGAAAAAGTATCTTGATGAAAGATTATATGGAATTGTGAAGGAGAGCAAATAATGGATTTAAGAGAAATGGAATTAAGAGATACTGTAGAAATGATGAATAGTGCTGATTACAAAGAAAGATTCAAAGCGGAATACTATCAGACAGCTATTCGTTATGGGAAACTGAAAGCAATGGTAGATAAGTACAATAACGGTACACTGGAATTTAAACCAACATGTCCTATGAGCATCTATGACATTCAGCTTAGAGCCATGCGTGATTATCTGACTATCCTTGAAGCTAGAGCAGCTATTGAAGGAGTAGAGTTAGATGAATAACATAGCAGGAAAGCAATTCATAGATCATCCAGATATGAATGGATTCTGTGATAAATGTAGAAATCACTATCTTTTAGATGGTGATGAATCAAGATGTAGGAGCATCAGTCTTGGAATGAGTTCAGCAATGTGTTGTCAAATTTCAAGATGTAGCAAATATGAAGAGAAGAAATAAAAAATCTTTTTTATTTACTTCATTAAAAACCATTGATTTATAAGCCTTTCGTATATTGTTTTGTTGCATAGTTAGTATAAAATCTCTCATTTGACTTTCTGGAAATGCCTATATGACGGTATTTCAGAGAATCAAATGAAAAAGATTTTATATTAGATATTCTTGTAGCTTGTGAAGAATCACAAGAAGTATGCAAAGCATTTAGAGAAAAAGGTCATAATGCTTTTAGTTGTGACATAATGGAATGCTCTGGAAATCACCCGGAGTGGCATATAAAAGATAACGTACTTCCGTTATTAAACGGAAACTGTAGCTTTAAAACAATGGACGGGAAAGAACATAATATTGATGGTAAATGGGATATGATTCTCGCATTCCCACCTTGCACACATTTAGCTGTAAGTGGTGCAAAGCATTTTGAGAAGAAAAGAGCAGATGGAAGACAGCGAGATGGTATTGAATTCTTCTGCCAGTTTTTAACTGCTGATTGTGACAAAATTTCCATTGAAAATCCAATTGGGATAATCAGTGGAGATTACATAAAAAAGTGGTTTCCAGATTTAGCACAAAAATATGGTTTACCGATAAAACCTACACAAATAATTCAACCGTATGAATTTGGACATCACACAAAAAAATCAACTTGTCTTTGGCTTAAAGGATTGCAAAAATTGACACCAACGAACATAGTTGAACCGAAAATAATTACATATAAAGGTGGAGCTAAATTTGGTGCAGGAATTGGACAAGTATTTGATGAAAATGGAAAAGCAATTCCATTTCACGATCCAAGAACTGCTAAAGCAAGAAGTAAAACATTCTCAGGTGTGGCAAAAGCAATGGCAGACACATGGGGATAATAAAGATAAAAGTAAATTTTTATTTTGTTTGTCTAAATCCATTGGTTTTACTACCTCCGTTTATTCTTTGGATAAAATAATTAAGCAATTCTTTTAATTGCATGTTTTTGAAATGAGCAATATAAGCCAATCATAGAGATTAAGATAAAAATTTACTTCAAAAAGGATTATCTGTATTGAGTCTTTTTGATGGTATTAGTTGTGGAATGTTAGCTTTAAAAAGAGCTGGTATTCCAGTAAAGAGATATGTGGCATATGAAATTGAGAAAAATGCAATCAAGATAAGCCAAAAGAACTATCCACAGATTGAACAATGTGGAGATGTACGAACAGCAGATTTCAGCCAATATGAAGGTTTTGATTTGTTGATTGGTGGGAGTCCTTGTCAGGATTTATCAAATTACAAATATGATCGTGGAGAGGTAAAAGGACTTGACGGAGAGAAAAGTGGTCTATTCTATTACTATGTCAAGGCTCTAAAAGAAGTAAAACCTAAATATTTTCTGCTTGAAAACGTTGCAAGTATGGAAAAGAAGTGGGCAGATGTAATATCAGAAGAATTAGGTGTAGAACCAATAATGATTAACTCAGCTCTTGTATGTGCAGCAGAACGAAAGCGGTTGTACTGGACGAATATACCGAACATAGAACAGCCAGAAGATAGAGGAATTGTACTGAAAGATATTGTTATTCCGGCAAATAAAGTACCAGATAAATATTGGTATACAAAATATCCAATAACTGTTCATGACGGTGATGTAAAAGTAAAAGCCACTATCCATTTGAATAGCCATAGACAGGCGAAGGAAGTATATGGATTAAATCATAAATGTAATACATTACTTTGTGATGGGAATGGTGGAAATCTAGCAAAGAAAGTATATCAGGATAACAAGGTAAGAAAATTAACGCCTCTTGAATATGAACGACTGCAGACATTGCCAGATCATTATACGGATTGTGTGGCAGATAGCAGAAGATATACAGCAATAGGAAATGGGTGGACAGTTGATGTCATATCCCATATTTTAAAAAATATAAACACGCAATAATAAATGCAAAACAAAATTGTTTTTTTATCCATATTTTCCAATTTATACATCCTTTCAAATAGGCTATAGCAAGTAATTTCAGAAGATATGACCAATATGTAATTCTTTTTATCATCAAATCATAAATTCTGAAATTACCTATATTAGCTGTTTACGAGTTCCATAAGTAAATGAAAAAACAATTCCAAATTGGGAATTGGTAAACTTTTGTGAAATTGATAAATTCGCTGCTCAATCATATTGTGCTGTGCATGAAGTTGATGCAGATAAAAATATCGGGGATATTACAAAGATTGATGAAAACAAAATGCAACCGTTTACTATGATTTGTGGTGGATCACCTTGCCAGGATTTCAGTGTTGCCGGGAAACAGAAAGGCAGTATGTGGCAATGTGCAGATTGTGGGCATGAATATAACCCACTTACAGTACATTTTTCAAGAAGAAATAAATGCCCGAAATGTGGTAGTGAAAATCTTGATAAGACACGTTCATCATTACTTGTGGAATGGTTAAGGGTTGTAAGAGCAAACAAGCCGTTATGGGGAGTATATGAAAATGTAAAAAATATTGTTGGAAAATCATTCAAGGAAACATTCGATATGTTTATCGAAGAACTGCATGAATACGGATATAACACTTATTATAAAGTTTTGAACGCAAAAGATTTTGGAATCCCTCAGAACAGGGAGAGACTTTATCTGATTATCGTAAACAAAGATATTGATAACGGGAAATTTGAATTTCCAGAAGGTTTTGAAAGCAATACAGTCATGTACGATATTTTGGAAGATGAAGAAAATATAGATACAAAATACTATGTAGATTCAGCCAAAGAGAAAGAAGCATTACAAGAAATGATTGACTCTGGTAAACTCCGTAAAGACTATTCAAACACTGTAAGATGGGGGCAGAGGCTCACTAGACAGACATCAGTGGGATCTTATTCAGATACCAGGCAAGGAGCAATCATAAGTAAATGCGGAAAATGTGTAGATAAATTTACGGACTGTGCCAATACATTACTTGCAAGAGACTATAAGGGTTTCGGAAATCAAGGAATGAATGGTGTGATTTCAATTAAACAACCAGGAAAGGAATAGTAATGAAACGATATATTTGTGAAAGACGATGTGATGAAGGATTGAGATCTTTCAAGGGGGCTTTGTGGAACAATTCGTACAATCAATGCAGGAGGAGATAAAAGAGTGATTATTGAGGATAAAAACAATGTAAGTACAGATGATTATGCAATTAGAAGACTGACACCAAGAGAATGTTGGAGATTGATGGATTTTTCCGACAGTGATTTTGACAAGGCAAAAGCAGCAGGAATGAGTGATACGCAACTTTATAAACAAGCTGGGAATTCAATTTGTGTGGGAGTTCTGTATCATATTTATAAAAATCTATACAATGCTATGCCGTATTTATTTGATGACTTAAAAGTTAGCAGCTTCTTTTCAGGTATTGGAGCTTTTGAGAAAGGGTTGGATAGATTGTATGCAGAAATCAATTGATAATCAACCAAAAATAAAAGTATTAGGACGATTAAATATTAAGGGGCTTGACATAATAAAGAGAATTTATTCTGCAGAAGGATTAGCACCTACTCTTTCAACGATGATGGGGGGCAAAGACAACCGAAAATAATCGTCAGGAGAAACCATGAGTGATATGAAGCCGAGGTTAGTAGGTGGTTTTGGTGAAATTAACTTCGGCAAACAATATCGCCAGGGAAATAGAATCTATGATGCTGATGCAATTGCAGTATGCTTAACGGCACAGCCATTAGGTAATATGGGAGGCTACAGTAGCTTATATGTTGTCAGAAGAAAGAAAAGTAAAAAAGATGGGGAACGTATCAACGAAAAATAGTCAAGCTGGTACAGTATATTCGCCGGGGGGGTGTTCACCTACGATATGTGCTGGTACACATGGATATGCCATTGGATATATTGTAGTTAAGAATTTTCCTTCTGGTCGAAATAATAGGAGAAAATAAATGACATATGGATTTATCTGCTCTAATTGTAGGCGAAAAGAAAATATTACAATGCCGATCACTCAATACACATCAGAAGGTCATTTATGCCCAGAGTGTAATACAGAAATGCAGAGAGATGTTTCAACTATGGGATGTATGAGTATTGATAAGACCGGCGATTTTTACCGGCGTGTAAATTAGAAAAGTGAAATAGGAGAACTGGCAAAATGTACGACAAAAGCAAACGGAGAAAGAGAAGACACAACACTAGAAGATGTAAAAGAAAATTGAAGAAAATGTATAACAATGGATATGGAGCTGTGTGTGAATTCGATGAAGATAGCAGAGGTCGTACAGTTGCCACACCATATTATTGCCGGTGCTATAGAAGCAAAATGTCTTCATACTGCAAGAAACTCACAAATCGAAAAGTAAGGCGTTATAAAGGTGAAATTCATAAGGGTGGTAATTACAGAAGAGTATTCGATATGTGGTGAAAATTAGATTAGGAGGTTAAAATGGAAGTTCGTGAATTTTTGGAATCATTAGGTATGGATCTGAAGAAACCAATTGCACAAGACATTTATGATGGGCAAGGAATAATACTTGGTGAATATGAAAGGTTCTTAGAATCACAAACATCAATGGCTGCTGCAATGAGTTTAGCTGAAGTGTATGCAAATTGCAATAATGCTTATGATGAAATGAATAACGATAGGAAAATTAAGTTGCTTAAAAAGAGCATTAAGCATTGTAGAAATCCACTTGAAAAGAAAGGGTTGGAAAAACAGTTAAATAAAGCATACAAAGAAAGGAAAAAACAAAAACATGAAAAATAATAAAGCAATAGAATTGACAATAACACCTAATTATGTTTCTGACTGGGATTTCTGTGATGCCGTAAGAGAACTTATCCAGAATGGAATTGACCAGGAAACTCTTGATTCAGAAAATACGTTTGATATTTCATATGATGAGGAAGAAAAGACATTACAGTTATGTAGTCCGAAGTCATCTCTTGAAATCAATACATTATTACTTGGTTGTAGCACAAAGACAGATAATTCAGATACAGTCGGTCAGTTTGGTGAGGGCTATAAAATCGCAGCTCTTGTGTTAAACAGAATTGGCAAAACGTTCACCGTATACAACAACAGTAAAAACGAAATCTGGATATCCAGTTTTGAGAAATCAAAGGTATTTGGAGAGCCGGTACTGACATTCAAAATCTTCGACAATATTACAGAAAATGAAGGACTTATCATTGAAATTGAGAATGTAGAGTCTGAGGAATACAAAGAACTTTTCAATGTTTGGTTAGATATGCCGGGGAGCGAACAGCACGAAAAGATTGAAACAACATATGGGTGGATATTTACAGATAAAGATATGCAAGGAAAAGTGTTTGTAAATGGACTTGCAATTGAGAGCAAAAGCGATAAGCACTTTGGCTATAATTTTAAGCCGAAATATATTACCCTTGAACGTGATCGTAAGAGTTGTAACAGTTGGGATATGAGTAGAGTTACGGCTGACATGATTTGCGAAGCTCTTAATTCCGGCACACTCAATATCAAAGAGGTTATTAAGATTGCAAAAGAAGGAAGATTCTCTGATATAAATAATCTTCAGTATAAAACATGGGACAGCAATGTTCAAAAAATCGGACAAATGTTTGTTGATGAATTTGATGAAGAATACAGCGATGCAATTCCAGTAAGTTGCCAGTCTGATTTTGACCATGTAAAAGAAATGGGTGGAAAACCTGTTATCGTGCCATATGAAATCGCTCAGATTGTGTCTAGTATCACGAAAGAGCGAATTGATAAACTGGCAGAAAATATATGGGGCAGTGAATTCACAACAAAAGAAAAACTGCAGCAGTGGCGTGATTTTTATAAAGACGAAATTTCCGAAGAAGCTATAAGACATTTCAACCAGATCATCGAAGAATTAAATTAGGAGGAACTATGGAACTTACACCTGAACTGAAACGCCGATTTTGCAAAAATTGTAATATTCCAATCTCAATTTTTGTAGAGCCATTTTTCACGGATCGTATCAAATTATTCTCTATGTATTATAACACGATAGAAGAATTGCAGAAATTCGTGAAATCAATTGAACCGTATGATTGTGAACAGGATTATTATGAGCATTACAATAAGACAAAAGATGCAGCTATCAATTTTATCAAAGGTACAGAAGGATATGAAAAATTCAACAACATGGATATGAAAGAAATTTCAAAAGCTATCTCAGAAATTCACATTCCTTCGTCTGATATCTATAAGCCGACAAACGATGGCAAAAGATTTATCAGTATTGATATGAAGAAAGCAAATTTCCACTCACTGAAAGCATTTGCGCCGGATATTTTTGATAATGCCGACACTTGGGAAGACTTTATGCGGAAGTTTACCGATGATGAGCATATTATCGGAAGTAAATATGTGAGACAAGTGATTCTTGGAAATTGCAACCCAAAACGGCACATTACATATGAAAAGTATTTGATGCATTTTATCATTCTTTCTTTGGCTGAAATTGTTTCGCCGGAAGATATCGTATGCTTTTCAAATGATGAAGTTGTTGTTAAAACAGACAATAATAAAAAATATGATATAAATGAAATTGAAGAATGCGTGAAAAATTCATACTTTGGGCAGCATATTCCATTCAAAGTGGAAGAATTTAAGCTGGACTATCTGGGAGAAGGTATCGGATATATCAAACGATATGATGACGAGAAATTTAAGTTGAAATGTGTTGACAACGATTATTTTCCGATGATTTTGAGATTGATACAGTCCGGCTATGTAATGCTCAATGATTTGTTCTTTGTACATAAAGGCGCATTGGCAAGATTTAATGATGTACCTAAAAATATTCGGGAAGTGTTCAACTACGATAAAGGTGCAATTGTGGAATGGTAATGGAGGAAAATTGAATGACAAAAGAAGAGATGAAAGAGCATCTGATGTCAACAGGATTATACGAAAATACAGACACGGATATGTTTTATGAAGAAAAAATGATGTCATCAGACGAAGTAGTTTCGATAAAAGATCTTACAGCAAGATTTATTGGTGTTGATAAAGAATTTGATGGAAAACCGTGGAATATCATGCAGATTTTAACGAATATCCGCATGGTAGATACTGTAAATAGTAGAAGTGCAGAGAATGGAAAATTAGAAAAACTTTTAAAATGGATTGCAAAGGAAGAAGAACAGAGAATAGAATTCGCATCAAAGTGTTTTGAAAAGAACAATGCTTTAGGTATGCATATTCATAATGCGGAGGCATCAGAGTGTACAAAAATCCGTTGGACAATCGAAGATATTTTGAATAGTGAAAGAAGTGATAAAATGGGATTCAATGAAGCATATGTACTGATGAAACGTGGTGCGAAAATCAAACGCCCAGACTGGACAGGTTATTGGTATTGGTCTGAAGAATATCAGACTATCATGATTCATTGTAAGGACGGTCAAGAGCTGGATATCAGAGGTACAGAAAATGTAGGATTCACAATGGATAATATCTGCCAGAATGATTGGATTGAGGTGAAATAGGTGGAACAGAAATGTAAAAACTGTAGATTCTTTTGCAAGCTCAATTTATTTGCAAGATATGTCGGGACAGTTGGTGGTATGGGATGTGTGTCTGGTTGGAGAGTAGAAAAAATGCATTCAAAATTTCAAGAGTCATGCGGATGTAATGTATTTCTAACAGATAGTGGCATAGTCAATGAGACACTACCACATGATGTATGTGAACTCTTTAAGCCAAAAGAAACGGAGGAACATGATTATGTCAAGAAATAAATATCCTGGATATTGCTATTGTTGCGGAGAATATGTAAAGCCGGGATTCGGTCATTATGAAAAGACACGGGGTAAAAATATGTATCGACAATATGGAAAGTGGCGTATTAAATGCGTGAAATGCGCAAGCGGAAGAATTGTACACGATACAGATAGAGAAGTATTACGTGTACAAAACGGGTAAATTAAAAACTGGTTTTATTCTTTTGGCAGTTTCTTCCCACGTTTCAAAGTTAAAATCAGTATAATCGGGGCAATTTGAATGTTTTTTAAAGGTAACGGATAAGTCATCAGCAATCATTACTTTATATAAATACTTCAAGTTGCCCTTTTTATCATATGCTTTTACGATTGAGTTATCTAACCAAAAAGTACCAGAATATATTTCATAATCAAAACCGTTTTCTTTCCACATTTTTATTAAATCTTCATATATAGGTTGCATATTTTCCTCCAATAAAACCAGTTTTTCAAAAGAAGGAACAGGAAAGCATCAAACTTATAAATGAGACAATAGAGAAGTATAATGGGTATATTCCATATGTGCTGCAATCAACTGGAAAAGATAGTATTGTGACTGAACATTTGTGTAAATTAAGCAATCACACAGTCAAAACAGTTTTCAATAATACCACCTTAGATTGTGCAGATACATATAAGATTGTCAATAAGCATAAAAATGACTGGATTATTACAACACCGCCGGAAGGATTTTATCAATATGTAGAGCGTGAAAACTTTATTCCTACCAGATTTAGTAGAGTGTGCTGCTCACTATTTAAAGAAGGTAATCATATAAATCATTTTGACGATATAGAAAAAGCTATATGGATTATGGGTGTAAGAAATGATGAAAGTAATGCAAGATCCAGTAGACAAGATATTGAACATAATCCTAAATGGGGAGATAGAAAATGGATCGGGTTACTTCCTATTAGAAAGTGGACTGAATTGGAAATATGGTGCTATATCATTTTAAATAATCTTGAAGTAAATCCCAAATATAAAAAAGGATATAAAAGAGTAGGCTGCGCAATAGCATGTCCGTATAGCGGTAAATCAACATGGTATCTTGATAAATATTTCTATCCCAAAATGTATGATCGTTGGCATCGGATTCTTACAAAAGATTTCATTGAACATGGGAAATGGTGTACCCTAAATTGTACACTAAAAGAATATCAACACTATTGGAATGGTGGAGTGGTAAGAGAACAACCAACAAAAGAAGTAATCGAAGAATTTATGCAATACAAAGGCATCGACAGCTACGAAATTGCTGAAAAATACTTCAATAAGAAATGTACATGTTGTGGCAAAAATATAAGAAACAAAGATACAATAGCTATGAACCTAAAAATGCTTGGGCGAAATATAACTCGGTTCATGTGTAAAAAATGTCTGATGAAAGAACTTCATATTGATGCGAAAAAATGGAATGGATATATAAGACAATTTAAGTCTCAGGGATGTTCTCTATTTTAAATAAAAATGGGCGAAATGCCCATTTTTATATATAAATCTAAAATATTTCTAAAATGACTTGACAACCACCAGAAAAAGTATATAATAAAAATATAAACAAACAATAATAAATGAAAGGAATAAATATGATAAGAATTGAAAGCAATAAAACACTTCTTACTGATAAAGAGCTTACAGATATCAAGAAAAGTTCATACGATCAAGGTGTCATTGATGGAGTGAAGTTAGGTACTGGTGCTGTATTAAAAAACATAAATGCACTGAATCCAGAAGACATCGAAGATTTTAACAAAAAGAAGAAAGAAATAATCGACTTCTGTTTGAATGTAATAGCAGTCGAAGGAAAAGGAGCGAAACAGAAAATTGGAAAGAATGGCAATAACTAAACATGCAATGACTCGTTATGCCGAAAGAATTGCTGGAAGAGATGAGTTAATTGACATCAATATTTACATAGCTCAAAATGAGGACAAGATTATTGATGACATTAACAAGATGTGCGAACACTCAGAACTGATTTACACGGGAAAAGTTGGAAATCGTGACAATAATCCAGTTAATGTGTATTTATCAGGAACATGGATTATTTTGACTGATTTAACAGAGTCAAAGGTCATTACACTGTACAAAGTGGAATTGTATGTTGGCGAAGAATTCAACAAACAGTTTATTCAGAAGAATCTTGATAAGCTGGCAGAAGATAAGAAAATTTTGGAAGCCAAACGTGCAGAAATAGCAGAAGAAAAATCCGCATATCTGGAAATCATTAAAAGTAATGAGGATCTGATTAACGAATATCGTGGCACAATCAAGATGCTTGAAAGAAACAATGCAGACTACAAGGATGCTATTGAAAGCATGGATGCAAGGTGTTCAAAAGCGGAACTTGCGGTTAAGCGAGATATTGAAGCTCTCGTAATGAGAAGAGAGTTTTAAAATTTGCTACAAACAAACAATAATAAATGAAAGGAAATGCAATGTACAAACAAGTAATTGTAGTAAACAAGAGTTTAAACATGAGTCCTGGAAAACTGGGAGCTATGGTAGCACATGGAGCTACCTCATTCTTTTGTGAGTGGTTTAAAAGAAATGTTGTCACTTCAAATGAAACCTATAATGACTACCTAATCACTCCAAACGCAAGAGTTGATAAGGAACTTTTTGCTCAGTGGATTAGTGGCAGTTTCACGAAGATTGCGCTTGAAGTAGAAAATGATGCAGCAATGAAAGCAATCATTGAAAAGGCACATGAATATGGAATGGTCAACAGACAAGATTTCTTCAATATTGTAGATGAATCAACAGAATTTCTTGATATTCCACAGTGGGCAGTAATCGCATTTAAACCTATGAAAGCAGAGGAGATTGATCCGATTACGGGCGAATTAAATTTATACGGTTACGAAGAAAAAATGTCGATGGAATGGGAGAATTGATATGTTTGATTTTTTCAAGAAGAAAACTATAGAAGAGAAAATGGACATTATTAAAACTTCATATGAAAAACAACAAGAATCTATGGTGGAGTCAAAAAGTCCAGGTGAAAAATATATCTGGGTAGAAGGTTTCAAAGGCACGCAAGAGAATATGTGTTGTACGGTTACATATCCAAAAATGTGTGGATTTAGTGTCAATCACGAAAGAAAGACAGAACAGTACGAACTCAATGTGCCAAAGATATTAGAAGGTAATCCAGCAGTCGGTAGAAATGGTTTCCATTTCTGTAAAGATTTAGACGATGTTTTCCGATATTACCCATTCGATTTTCACAATAGATATTTCAAAGTAAAAGCCCTTGTGAAAAAGGAGGAATATGATAATAGACTTTTTGCAGCTTTAGCAGCAAAAGAAATTATTTTGTATGAAGAAGTTTTCCTGGAATATGAAGAAGTGAAACAAGATCTTAAATGCACCTCAAAAAGATATCACGAACCATATCAATTTACCGAAGAAGACTTTAATGGCGTAAAAGAAATGGGCAGAGAGGTGTATTTTAAAAATAAGTTTATCGCTGCATTGGTCAAATTAGGTCACTCACATTTATTATCAGAATTGGTAGTAGAACAGTGTTCTTGTGATGTTGCATACATGAAACACATTATAGATGTTGCCACTGCATTGAAAGACGAAGGGGTTTCAAGAGATATGGCTGCCTATATACTCTTAGGAGGTATACATGAAGTTAAGTGAAATAGATGACTGTAGCATTTGCCCATTGCCGGGTGAAGGTCTTTGCCCTGGTGGTATGGTTTGCTATGGTGGAGAACCAATTGAACCGCCCTGTACAAGTTGGGATGGAGATGAAGATGTCGAAGACTATATTGAGTCAGTACATGCCAGTATCTTAGAAAGAGAAGAATATGAAGATCGTTTGCGAGAAGAAAGAGAAAAGAAGAAACGAAAAAATGAAATCGCCAAACGGAAACGCCAATATTTGAATATTTATTGCTACTCAGAGAAACATGATGTTAAGTCATTGAAAAAGCAGATAAAGAGCTATGAAAGTATTGAACGATTTGCAGACTCTATAGCAACAGCATTTAATATAACGAATGAAATGTTCAGATATCCAGAAAGAAAAGAAGTTAATCCAGAGATCACAGAAAAATTGAAGTCTCTCCGGGAGCAACTAAAAAAGGCAGAACAGAAGCTAAAGGATAAGCAGAAAGAATGTAGAAATACAGAAAAATATAAATCTATAGGGAAGGAACAGGAAGATGAAGAAAAACATTAAGAAAATCGTAGGCATTATTGCTTGCGTGACGTTACTGTGTGCAATGACAGGTTGTGCAATGTTGGATTCTGCCATTAACGATTTAAAGGGCAGTCTTATCGGTAATGGATATGTAATTGATACATATGACAACTATGGTAACAAAGTAATGACAACAACCGGCGATAAAATCAATATTGAAGGAAATCCAGTTGAAACAACAAGCTATGATAGTTCTGGCGATATCATTACTGGCTATGAGCTATCATCTATAATTACTATCAATATTGATGGTAAAGAAATCCAAAGCTGCGGAGATACATGCATTTTTGAGCAGAAAGGACTTAATGCAGAAGTTGATTTTCAGCAGGAAAATATCTACAGCAATACAAATGGTAGCATTGCAGACAATACATATATTGCCGGTATCGTAAACAAATACAAGAACATGTTTGGTAAGTCAAGAATTGTTGTTGTAAAATCTCAGCTTGGACAGCCTATAACAGCTTATTCAGGCGATGAAGTATACTGGGAAATCCCAGACGATTTACCGAAAATGACAAAGCTCATGATTGATGGTAAAGCACTGTATATTCACAGAGCCAACTTCCAGATCATCGACAAAGCGTTACTAGATTAAATTAGAATTTTATCATAATTGTGCAAATTGTTGTAATTTTGTTCAAGAACAACGTCATTTCCTAACATTTTGTGGTATGAAGATAGCTTCATACATGCTAAGTTGGGGAATCTATGATTCTTTCGCCCTATTAAATCGGCATCAACTATCGCAATTTTCATTGTTTTTAGGTAAAATCCTCCACTTCATAAAATTCTAATTTCTAAGGTTTTTACTGATACAGTAGTGCCAGAAGAAGTTTTGAATATGAAAAATGTGGAATATGGTGGAACAGGGTTCTATTATGATAAAGCTCCAAAACTGCCTGATGACATTGAACATATTTTTCCTGATTATCATTTATATGATGATTTTGTAAAAGAGCAGATTAAAAAAGGCGTAAAGCCGAAGGACTTAAAGGAATACACCGATGTAAGCATAGGATTTACCACAAGAGGTTGCATAAGACAATGTAAGTTTTGCGTGAATCAGAATTATAAGAAAGCAAGTATTCATAGCCGGATTGAAGAATTTTATGATTCTACACGAAAGTATATTTGTTTGCTTGATGACAATATATTCGCTTGCAAAGACTGGAAACAAGTATTTGATGAACTGATTGCTACAGGTCACAAATTTTATTTCAAGCAAGGTATGGACGAAAGACTATTGACAGATGAGAAGTGTGAGTATCTTTTCAATAAAGCAAATTGGTATGGAGATTACACATTTGCATTTGACAATATTAAGGATAGAAAAATCATAGAAAAGAAACTGCAAATGATAAGGGAGCATACGGATAAGCAGTGTAGGTTTTATGTATTTTGTGGATTTAATCATAATGATCCAGGTATTTATTCAGATGAATTTTGGAAAAATGATATTGCAGATTTGTTTGAGAGAATAAGCATTTTGATGAAATATAAGTGCTTACCATATATTATGCGATACATGGATTACGAAAAATCACCATTCAGAGGAATGTACATAGACATAGCCAGATGGTGTAATCAACCAAGTTTCTTTAAAAAGAAGACATTCAGAGAATTTTGTATAATGAATGGTAAAGAATCATCATGCATGAAATACGCAAAATATTTTGAGCAGCAATGCCCCGATATTGCAGAGAAATATTATGATTTAAGGTTTACAAATAAATGAAAAATAAATTGTTTTTGTTTTTTAATAAACAAGCGGTAATAATGGAGGAAACGCAAATGGTTCAAATGACAGGTGATAAAGTCAAGCGTGTGGCTCTTGAAACTATTGAATCCGAAATACCAGATGTTGACTATGGCTGCGACTACGAAAAAGATGTTGCTTTGGCTTTTATGCATAGAGTTGGAGGTATTGTTACTTTAGCCAATAGGTTAGCGGAAGAATGTGCTGATGGATAAATATGAAGACAGATAAAAGAAAGGAAATTACAAAAATTCTGTCTCTATCAATTCAAAAGCACATAAATCCACGCAATGACTCTAGGATATATTGGTCAAGAGAAGTCACGTTTGACTACAGAACCAAGAATGCCAAAAGAGTTGATTATATGAGATTTAAGCCAGTAAATAACACGGTTGGAGGAATCGAAAAGGGAGATTTTTACTGTTATGAGGTCAAGTCTTCCGTAGCAGATTTCCATTCTAAAAATGGACATAACTTCATCGGAGATTGGAATTACTACGTGATGCCAAAAGAAGTATTCGATGAGGTCAAAAAAGAGATTCCGTATGGTGTTGGTGTATTAGTTCCCAGTGGTCGTTGCCACTCCGGGAGCTGGTACGACTTGAAATCCATAAAGAAAGCTAAAAGAATGAACAGAGAAAAGCCTATTTCAGAAATGCTGCTGATGATGTTTAGGTCGGCAGCAAGGGATAGGAATGTAGAGTAG